ATGGTCCTGTCAATAACTTCGAGACTAGCTCTCGCTGCAACCCTTGCGATGACGATGTCAGGCATACAGAATGCCTCTGCACACTCATCTATTCTGATTTCAAACACAGCGTGTCAGGAAGACATGCCGATTACGCCCACCTCGCTTTATTGGCACTTGAAGTATCAGAATGATGCCACTGTCTACGCCATTTCTGCAGAGGGATACGTACAGGCATTGGTACCGGATGCGCCTCCGTTTAAAGAGACCACACGCCTAATAGTCTTAGGTAACGGTAGTTCGGAAGAGGTTCTGGATCAGAGTTCTGAGAAGTTTACCCAAAATTTGCGGGAGGGTTTTGAAGGAAACTCACCTGCGAGTATTTTTCTGGAAACCGACTATGCAGGATCGATCGGCAAGAACGGCCCATCTCTCAGACTTACTCAGGAGTTTCCAGATGCCACGATAATGGCAATCAAAGGAAAGATTGGCATTATCGGAAACAACTCTGAGAACCCTGAACACTGGTACATTGGCGCACACGCTCCATTTAACTTACCAGAGGTGGCAGACCGTATGGAAAGCTTGAAGGCCAATATCTCGCAGATCTGGCTGGAAAGAAAGCTGCCCAACTATCCAAAAGGTTCAACTAAAGAAGGCTGTGTTGAAGCCATGCAATCCGCATTTCAAGCTCCGGAAGGAAACGATTTCCTGAGGTTCATTGATACAATGTTTGCTGACTTTACCTCTCCAGAAGCGAAACAAGGCAGTGCTAGCATTGCAGAATACTACGCGTATATGGCTGGCAACCTACGGACTGTATGTGGACCAGGCCTGCCTTACTTCAGTCCTCATGATCAAAAGCATTGTGCAACTGCTGTCCAATAACCCCGCCAGGTGGTGAGGCCACCCTCCTACCCCACATAACTCTCCACCAATGAGAGGGGCAGTATCACTGCCCTTCTTTGTTTGCCGTCTATGGTGATGGCGTTTTGGGATTGGTGGGCGGCGGGGAGTTTTTGCAAGGCTAGTTTCCAGTTGCCGTGCCATTGGGTGAGGCGGAAAACCTCCCACAGGTAGTCGTGATCGTAGGCGATTGCGACGCCGTCGGGATAGGCGTGGGGGCGTAGTTTGATGCCCAGTTGCTCCATCCGGCGGGCGCCGATGTCATCTGCCAGGGCGAAGGCCAGGGCAATGCGGACGGAGAGGTTTTTGCCGCAGGTGAAGTTGATCAGGTGGGTCAGGCAGCCTTCCGGGTCATCGGCGGCGGTGCCGGCGACTTCGTTGACGCCCTCTCCTGCGATCTCTGGCAGGCCGAGCCTGTCCCACAGGGCCATGGCGGCCTCGCGGCCATAGATGTAGCGCGCTTCTTTGAGGAGGTTGGCGCGGGCGTTCATCTCGTTGACCAGCAGAACCTGCTTTGCGTCCTCCTGCTTTTGGGGTGTGGGGCCCATGGAGTAGGTGCCGGACTGGCGCAGCGCGGGCAGCACTTCTGCCGTCACCCATTTTTTGAACTTTTTGGCCGATGGCTTGCGAGAGCTGAAAATGAGCGAGTAGAGACCGCTCTCATTCACTGCTGTTACTTTTTGCTGGCCGCCAAGGGTGTCACTTGAAATGACACCCTGTTCATCTCTGTCAAGTTTGGCGACGGCTTGCCGGCTGTTCTTGATATCCAGTACGGTGCAGACATCCTTGGCGATGAACCAGAACAGGCCGTCTACCGATAATGTGCGGACGGGCTGCTCTTCAAAATCGAAGATGGTGAGCGCGCTCATGCCTGCCCTCCCCGGTTCAAAGAGCTGATTTTGCGCTCCATGACATCCAGCTCCTTGATGAGATCGCCGTGGCGCTCGGAGAGTTCATCCTGCAAGGCAACGGCTGCATTCCACAGCGGGCTTGGGCTGGAGATTTCGTTGGAGACATGCCCCAGAGCTTGAAACAGCCCCTCAATGCGGGCTGCAAGGCTCAACAGTGCCGAATGGCTGGAGGAAAGGGCTTGAAGTGAGGTATTCCGGGAAATTTCTGTCATGACTAATTCCCTACACTTGGATTTAGTCTGACCTCCACCTGCGAAAATGGTGGCCAGACGCCACGGGTTCGCAGACCGGTGTGTAAGGCATACCGGCAGGCACAAAGCCTCCCATAACGTCTGACCATAAGCGCAACAAAAAACGCGCTCAAAAAGCGGTTTTCTGGCGCGTCGACGCCCTACACAACAAACAGGCTGCGAAACCCGGCTCACCACTTTGAAGTGAGCATGGGTAAGTTGACGGAGGATGGGAAGGTTGTCAAGGGAGGTGGAAACAACCAAGTTTTATTGTTGAGGAGGCTCGTCCCCGAATAGTGTTTCAATGGCCTCATCGCCATTGAAGGCCTCTCCTCTCTCATAACGATCGTCATCATAATGATCGTCATATTCAGATCTAGATTTCTCAACTACACTGTCTTCATCGCACGAAAACGCGATATCAAATACCTCGCTATTAGAAAGAGAGAATACCGTATCATCAAACAAGTCTGAAACCACAGAAACGACATCAGATGTATCAAAATCGACTGTGTCAAAAGCAGGAACAAAATACTCACAACCTAGATAATATTCAGTAATATGATCTTCAGCATATTCTTTGATGCATTCTTTAATGTGCTCTCCTAGCTCACCGCTATCATCGAACTTCGAACAGTAATCATTTAGGAATGCGATATCTTCCTCAAGAAGCAAGTCAAAATCCTGAACTTTGAGCCACTCCAGAATTTTCGTTCTAAGTTTATTTTCATCAACAGTCCGAGTGTCAAAATTCAATTCATCGGTGATGAACTTAAGGACGTAACCGTGTGCACCGTCGGCATATCCGTTATAAATGTTAGACCAAATTAAAGTGGAAAGCTCTTCGTTCCGTTTTGAAGTGAGTTGTTTGAGGACATTATAGAACTCAATTTTTTCTTTAAGAGCGAAGCTGGCTGCTTTATCTAATCTACTGTAAACCTCCTGAAGTACCCAGTCTGATTGAATTATTCGGTTCTGCATTAAAGACTGTGTCTGGTGAATGAACTGAGCATTAGGGATGTGTTTGATAATTCTACGAAAAAATACTTCATCGCTGATGTATTCGCTCAATATAAAGTCACCAACTGAAGGGTTGACGTAATCATAAGTGACACGGCCAGTGTGTTCTATTGTTCGATCAAGCAAACTCCCGTTTAAAAATTTGATCTGCTCAGAAAAGGTTTCGTGAGCATTGGTATAAGCACCAACCTTCTGCAACGAAGCAAACAAACTTCTAACGGTTTTTTCGCTGACTATTCCTCCAAAGAAGAAGATCAATATTATCAAATCCCTAGAGAGACTGTCGATACCAGTGCGAAACAAGTTAGCCCAAATATCTTTAGGATTCTGGAGCTTATCTTTTATGAACTGCCAGTACTCATCAGGCTCGCACCGGACGTGCTTTTTTGTCGTGATATATTCTATAATCCGAGGGTTGTAGTTTTTGTGCTTGATGACGTTGAGGTACCTTTTATTTTTATAAAGCACCTCTAAGTATGAGTTATCCAACTCTGAGTGCCATATTCTATTGTAAAGGATCTGAGCTTTCTCAAACATAGTGTAATCATCGACATCAATCTCAAATTCAAAATCTTCAGATCTAAGTTCTGTAAATATGTCGGTAGAGAACTTACCTCTATTAAGGACGTTGGTGCGGGAGGTAAGAATAAACTTCTTATTACCCCTCTCTATTCTTTTCATAAATCTATAAATCTTAGAGTCTTGCTGTTGCTGCAAAGCTTCGAAATAGTTCCGACCTAAGAAATCATCGAAGTAAAAAACTTGCTTTTGACTCGATACAAAAGCTTGTTCCAACTCTTCAATATGCTCCGCAGCAACAACGAGTTCGTAATCTTGGCCAGCAAGGTATAAGCAAATCTGTTCAGCAGTCGTCGTTTTGCCTGCTCCCGGAGAGCCTGTGACGATCAGATTGTTGTTTTTGCTAAGGTGTTTGATGCACTTATCATATGCGTCTGTTTCAACAAAGAGCGTACTTTTCTCATGAATTTCCTCAAGAACCTCGCGACTTCTTTCGGAGATCCCGTGATTGAACAAATTTTGCAATACGTTAGTGCTATGAAGCCATAATTTATAGTGCTTCTTTTCGATATTTGGATAATCAGCAATAAACTTATTCAAGTCCTCGCGACCATAAACATCCGTTACTTTCTTAATATAAGGGCTAAAAATTTCTTTTATTTGTTTCTTGTCGGTTCGTGAAAGCTCTGTTGATGTAGCGAAAATATATCCTGCGGGATCTAATTCTCTAACCTTAGGCAATTCATCTTTTTTCAAAATAGACTTCAGTTTGCTTAAGCTCGTTTTAGGTCTATGCTTGCATTGAATGATGACTTCTTGATCATCATCGTCAAAGTACCTGCCATCCACACCTCCATCTTTACCGGACTTGAATGTCTCGACGTCTACACCAAGTTTTTTAGAGAGAAGGTCTGCAACAATTTGCTCGAACTCTTTGTCGTTGATGGTGTCAAACGTATAATTGGACATCAGTTTTTTCGATCTAAGTAGTGAATCCTAAAGTCAAATTAATACGACAAACACTGCAACTTCAAGATGTGAAAATGTTAGCAGATGAAGTAAAGTGCAGAGTACAGAATTTGTGAATTCTGGTCACATGATTAGGAGCAGTTGAAATCAAGAAGGCTTCGAACTCTCTGTCTGAGCAATTTCTGAGCTGTACTCATCTTGAACAACAAACGAAGAGTTCGTGAAGCAGTTCTATTTTGGTACTAAGCTTAGTAGAACCTGCTGGAGCAGCAGGAGTTTAACCGCTATTGCTACTTTCAACTTTGCTCAAACTTGACTTTAAGAGTTCAAAGAGCTGCTCTTGCATATGAGCGTCAGTTTTATGCTTTTGCAAGTCCACAGTGCTCTCATCTTTTTTCAAAATGAAGTTCCGTTCGGTATTCAAGAGTATTGTTGCTGCGCTTAAGATTTTATCTTCATCCTGAATTTGAGCCTCTTCCAATATATCCAAAGCCGCTACGCGCATCTCAACATTGGTATACTCATTTTGATAGTACTTGATATCCCGAAGGGACTGGCTATATAGCCGCAAGAAGAATACAGCAAAGCTCTGAATCAGTAAGCTCAACAATACTCGAGGAATAAGTGTAGATAGGCTTGATAATAAATCCTGTGCCTCAATTGTGAAAACACTTATGCCGATGATCAGACTTGAAATTGAAGTTGCAGCCACCCCAATTATCAAATTGAACATGCCTCGTGTTTCGAGCCTACTTATTTCCTTATTAAATCTTATAAAAGACCCTTGGTGCGTAAACTGTTGAGCAGTTTTCTGTTGTGAGAAAGACGGTGCCCCCCTGACCTCAAACGCTGGTTTGAATGCGGCTCCAGTATCTTCTGAGCTTGGATCGAACTTCGGCCATGACGGCAAGGCTGGACGAAGGTATGCCAAAGACAGAGATACGATGAGAAGCACTAACGAGATAGATAACAAAATGTGTCGGTTCTCATATACAATCTCAAAACCTGGAACGCTAAAAACACCAGTAGCAGCATAAAATCCGCCTTGAGAAATAATAGTAATAGATGAAATAACTATAGATAGAAATGAAAGTGCAAAAATAGAAACTGTAAGCTTGTTACGTTTGCTATAAGCCTCCTGAAAAACAATCATTTGATTGATAATTTCCAGATTAATAGAAAGATCTCTTTTGAGAAACGAATTCTCCTCAGATACCTTTCGATATTTTTCGTATAATTCTTCGAGATTATCTGTAATTTCTTGCATATGTTAGATATTCAGTTTGCTTTGTGTATTTACAATTAATGGTTGAGTAATAGAGCTTACTTTTATTGTTTGCAATCTCTTAACAAGCCAGAAATTTGCGACTACGAAAATAGATTTTGCACCTACTGTATCAGCAGCCAAACCACATTGGCTGCGGTCTAAAACAAGACTACTTGAGCCTCAGGACATTGATGTGATCAAGTTCGCTTTGAGGATCGTCATCACAGGCGAGCGACACATGCCATCTGCCATCGTATGGCTTCATGGAAATGGTTCTTTGGCTGACGCCGGATGACTTGTCCGCCCTCACCTCACTGCAATCAATAATGGTCAGATACTGGGTCTCTCCTGTGGTGTGCAGAACGGTATCTTCCGCCACCACCATCACATGCCCGGTATCCGTCGGATGCTCATCTTTGGGCAGCGACCACGCCAGGATGGACCCACGGGCAATGTAATAGGGCCCGATGTTGACACTGCCGTCCTTCAGCGCCGTGATGTTCTGCTTCACGAAAAACTCGTCTGACCCTTGCGTTGCATAGTCATCCGCGAGCTTCTTATCTCCATGCGCATTGAGCGCCGCCCCAACACCGCCGCTCACATGAGAGACCACGTGATTGATAAAACCGGAGCAATCGGTAAGCACAAACGGCGCCTCATTCACAATGCCAATACAGGGATTACTTCCACTCCCCGCCATGCCATAGACCCCAAAGGTGGAGACGGTGTAAGCGGACTGTATCCGCCTGGTGAGCTCATCTGTGGCAGCATCGAGCTGCTCAAGGAAACTGCTGTTCTTCAGATTGTCAAAGTTTGAGAACCTCTCATTTTTGAGGAAATCAACTTCGTGATAGGCATAGACATTGAGCACCTGCTCGCTCGCCAAAACAAAGCTCTGTGCACACTCCAAAACAGAGCGGTAATTGATGGGCAATAACATTTCCAGTTTCCTTTATTGGTCTTTTTCTGGAGTTGTTCAGATATAAACGCGCCAACCCTAAGTTTTGTCGGCACCAACACCCAAGCCCTATCTCACCCTAAGGTGTACACCCCTTTTACCTACACCCCCGCATTTTATGCTGCTTGCATTTGTGCGCGACTTTCGGTTTTTCGCGCACATGAAATGAGCCAGCCCACATGTGCAGACCGGCTCTTTTTCAGGAGACTTACTTCTCACATCAAAGGGATCCATAGGCCCCTTCTGACACCTTGATCTCGTCATAGTTAAGGCTCTTGTTGTCAGCCACTGTCTGGAAGAACAAGGTTACGCGCTTGTTGTTTTCATCAAGAGCACTACAGCCCATTACAGTGGAAGCCTTCGACTTGTTCACGGTGACATTTCGACCAAGCATGATGCAGTTTTTGCCACCGATGGCCCATGGGTTGTTCCAGCCATCATGGTACTGCGCAAGACGCAGACTGCTTACTGTGTAATCTTTACCGTTGATGGTGAACTTCAAATCCATCTCGGCGGCCAGATTGGCTTTTTTGAAGCTTGGCAGAAAGTTATCCATGTTCATCATGTAAAGACCGCTTTTAAACAAGTTTGCAGCATCCGAATTGCCATGCCGATCGATTGCAAACGTCAGCTTGTTTTTGCTGCTAGTCGGCTTGATGTCCTTGTAGGAGTTGATGGTTTTTAGCACAGTCACAGATGATGCGCCGCTAAAGGTCACACCGTTTTTGTCTACTGCCATTGCTGAGGTTGCGAACAGGAGAGTTGCCGCTGCAAATGCGATACGTCCAATCATGCTTTTTCCTTTTTGTTGATTGCAAACCAAAGCATGTGCTGGAGGTTTTAACTTGCCATTGAAGGCTCTCCCTGAGTTGTTGAGGTATGCAGATTACCGAAATTTTCAAACTACCCTTTTTCCCGCAGTTGCTTGCGCTTCAGCTGAATATCCAGAAACCGCAGCCAGACCATGAAGGCAGCGCCGAGCACGGTCAGCAGAATGATCGCGGCCTGCAGGAGTGGTTCTGCATAGCCCTCCCAGATATTGGCGACCCAGGCAGAGCCTAAGGCTGCTGCGGTAGAAATCTCATTGCGGGTGATCATGCAGCCCTCTCCTTAAAAAGCAAAAGAAAACCCGGCCTTTTGTGAGACCGGGTCTAAGCATCGTTCTGGGTGTCTGCCTACTGATCCAGACACCAGGGCGCGGTCTTGGTGCCGCCGTCGTAGGGCACTGCGTGGCCGTTCTGGATGAGGAGCTCTGCCAGATCCCTGCCATCATTCAGAGCCAGCCTGCCGACGGCCCGACCTGCATACTTGCCGAGCTTCACATTAGTCAGCACCATCGTGTCCTGTGGCTTCACATGGGCCTTTACAAACTCCGTGGCTTTGAGGCCCAGTTGCTTCTCCCGCTGCTTGATATGCACCGGCACATCCGCAGCTTTGCCGCCATAGAGCGCGGCGCAGCCTGTGCTGCGCTTTTCCGGCGTATCAATGCCATTCAGCCGCACATCCACGCGTTTAAAGTCCATGGGCCAGACTTCCACAAACACACGCAGGGTATCAGCATCAATCACCTTGATGGTCTTGGCCGTGTAGGGCCCGGGCAGCGTCCGGCTCTTGGCCAGCGCCTGCTGTGCGCCCGCCCAGATCGTCAGGCACAGGATGGTTGTCAGAAGATGTTTCATGGGGACCTTTCAGGATTTGGCAGGCCGGTTGCTGCCATGTGTCGATTGCGCACACAGCCCGCCGCAGAGCCTGATAGTGCGCAGTGATCTGCCGCAGCTTTGAATGCCGCGGCAGAGTCTCCAGCTCCTGCGCAACCGCGGCAGAGTATGTGAGGCTGTACGGCTGAAGCGTTGGGGTAGGAAAGCGCCAGTGATAGCGTTGGGATGGTTCTGGCGGATCAGAGCCCGTGCTTGCGCAGGCGCTCAGGCAGGTCATCAGGGCTATCCTCCAGCTGAGCTTGAAGAGCGGCGGCCTCTGCCGCCCTGGCCTGCTGCTCGAAGTCATGATGCTCCTCCGTTTTGATAAGCTGAGCGGCGCGGGCCTGCGTGCGCTTCTGGTCAAGGCGGTCAAACACCGCCTCGGCAATGGCTTTGAGGAAAAGACGCAGCAGCTGGCTCATGTGCTGCCCTGCCCATTTGCCCGATCGCCCTGCTGGATCTTCTGCAAGGTTCGGGGCCCCACACGTCCGGAGACGAACTCCGCCAGATCTGCCGGTTGCAGCTTGAAGTGGCGGATGGCATCGGGAGCTTTTCGGGTGGCGTATCCTGCAACCTCGGCCACGAGCTGAGATCTGGAGTGGATGCGCATGGACGCCCGGTTGCCCTCATAAGCATCCGTCAACATCTGGCGCAGTTTGGAAACGACAATTTCCTCCAGAGTTTTGCGGTGGCGTTCATCCAGCGATACACCCAGGTATCGGTGTAGCAATCGCGCGGCCCATGCCAAGGCGGCAGAAACAAGCGCTCCCAGCAGCGCAATCAGCGTTGGCATGACAGCATCTGCCAACGGGGCAAGGTCGATGGTGTAGCTGGCCTCAGTTGCCGCCCAGACAGTGCCGGTAAAGCTGAGAAGCGCAAGGCAAAGGGCGCACAGGCCCATTGCAAGGGAATAGATCCGTTGCATCAGAAATGTCCTTTTCAAGGTTGAGGTGGGACGGTCAGGTGTTGTTCCAGGTGGCGTTGGTGCCACGCCCGTCCACGTGGATGAAACTGCGGTAAAGGCCGAGACCACCGCGGAATGCGCCGTACTCGCGCTGGATGCAGAGCCAGTCAAAACAGGCTTGCGGGGTGATGCCCGGACAGCTCAGATCCAGCGCGGTAAACTTCAGGTGCTGGCTGCGGGAGGCTCCACCAATAGCCGTGTTGTAGGCCGTATTACGGTAGGCAGAGAGAATGACAACCGGACGTCCGAAGTGTTCTCTTATTCTATCCGCCATGGTGATGGCGGGGACAACATTGGGCCAGAGCTCCGCAGGCGGATCTGTGTTGAGACCGTATCCACGATGCCCCGGTGTCTCATGCGCTTGCCCTTTGCTCAGCAGCTCATGTGGTGAAAAATGGCGCAAGTTGAGCCCTTCGCAGAAGGCGGCAAAGCCCTCCACGCTTTTAAGTTCAGTGATGATCAAGGGAATTTCTCCAATAAAAAACCCGCCTCGGAAGGCGGGTGAGCAGTTACTTTAAAGATTAAGGTGTGCAAATTGCAAATGCACATCCCTTTAATTCGCAGGGGGTACGTTTAAATACTATAAATTTTATTATGCAACATTACTTACACAAATAAACTAACGAAAGAGAGGTAATCTTATTCAAATTAAATCCAGTAATCAGCAAAATCGTAGCTCCCTCTCGCGATGAGAACAAACATCGCGCGGAGATTAGTAAGCTCGGCCAACAACTAAGAGATGAATAATTCGGAATGACCCACTATGTTAGAAGTGTGGTGAGGGGGATGGATGGCCCATCCCCACCACAAAAGGAGAAAGCGATATGAAGCTTCAATTCTTCGCAATTCTCCTTCAGATTATCGTGGGCTTGATGCTCCTAGTGAACATCATACACCATTGGTAACCTGAAGCCGGTAGTCCCTCTCTAGCACAGGGGGACTACTTGGCTTTCAATATAGGAGCACAATCATGTCAACGCAAGATAAACTGGCAATCGCCTCTATCGGTCTTTCCATCGTGATCCTAATTCTGATCGGGTTCAATTTCGGTTGGTTTTCGTAATTCCTTGAGCCCGAAACATCTTTGAGTATGCTGAGCTAACGCTATGCCGCTTTGGCCCTGCCTTCGATTTCGGTTATCAGACCACCGCCTTTTGAGTAGGTGTGCGTCACGCTTTCAGCGATGAACTCCAGCCCATCGACGCCCGGTCGCACGCCGACATAGGAGAACGGTTGTCCGGCCAGAAATTCAGGTCTGCCCTCGATCGTGACAGCTGAGGTCACCTCACCGCGCAAAAGCTCTTTCGCCCGCGCTTTGGCAGCTTCTCTTGCCTCGCTTTCAGAGCTGAAAGTCTCACGGATCTTGTAGGTGCCCTTTCCGTCCTTATCGCCTTTTGCCTCCACTCCAACGCGCCTGGCTTTATTCGGGTCCTGGTAATAGGCTTTAATCGTCTTATAGCGGCCACGGTCGCCAAACCGCACCCGGCAGGAACCTTCAATGATCTGGGATGGGATAATGGTTTGAACCGGCAGCTCTTTTCCACCTGCGCTTTTGCCAGTGCCTTTTTCAGCAAAAACGAGCCGCCCATCTTTGATCGCAAACAAGGCTCCATGACGCCGGGCAAGGCGCTCCAGCAAGTGCATATCCGATTCACTTTGTTGACCAAGCCACTCATAAACGTGGGCGGCAACACCATCATCAATGACAGGCTTCAAGCCATGCTCTCCGGCAATCTGCTTTACAATGTCTTTGACGGACTTATTGTCGAAATGGCGCTCTTTCTGGGTCTTCAGCTCCTCAGTCACATCCGCGCCAGTTCCTGGCACGTTGAGAAGGTACGGCAAGCACTGCACTTCAACTTCGCTAGCGGTATACTCGCCCTTGTACACCAAGCCACCGGCCTCATACCCCATCCAAACCTTGATCTTGGCTTTCGGCTTTGGCAACTCGACAAAGGGCGGCCCGTCCTCCAGCTCAAGATCAACAGTATCTGAGCGTGTTCCTTCCCGATCCACCACACGAATAGAAATCAAACGTTGCAGAAACAGACCTGAGACCGGCTTGCCATCAATGGTAACTTTTACGATTGGCCGCATGATTTAATCCCAGAGCTTGAGAGTGGTTGCGGCACCGTTCTGGCTTAAAATCGGCATGGAGATTTTGGTTCCGCGCGGCACCATCTGCGCAAGATCTACAAGATGCGTGTTGGCATTCAGCACCGCTTCAACGCTGCCTTTTGTGTGTCCGTAATATCGCGAGCAGATCAAGTCCAACGGACGATCCATGTCCACTTTAATCAGTTCCGCCAAAGGTGCCTCACAAACAGAGTTAGAAGATCGAAGCGACTGCCCCAATCACATTTAAAAAGCTGCCCGGATAGGCCAGCAATTCGATGGAGTATTCATTTTGCCCCGGCGTACCGATCCGGTCGTGAAGGCTTTGAGTTTCCTCCACTCCTTGGATTGTGTGAGTGCCAAACACCCGCCCACCAATAGAGACCAACATGAGTGGCACGCCCTGCCTGGCTGCAAGACGCACACCATCAAGCGTTGTTTGCCCGCCAAATTCCTGCGGGAATAAAACACCGTTGATGAGGATGGTTTCAGAGCCCGGTCCAGTCCACTGCTGGGCATCCATGCGCCCGGCAGTTTCCAAAGTTGACCAACGGGTTTCCAGTGATCGTTCAATATCAGTGTAGCCAAAGCCGTGCGCATGGAACATAAACGGCCCAAGCGCCATGGGAATTGGTCCAGCCATAGCACCCCCTTCCAGTTTGCTTTTTTAAGAAGAAGACTTCCCGCCTAGATGCCACCATCTGAATGGTACTGACGGATCGCCTTAACGGTCTCACGGCCCACGTCCCTACCCAGTGAGCGCGCATCTCGGCCACTACCACCAGGTACATGCACGTGAAGCTCTCCAACCAGAGGGGCACTGCGGGCTGATCCGCCAGCCCCTTGCTGCTGAACAGCTGGCGGGGTGAACAGAGCTGCCTGAGTGGGTGGTTGCGGTAAAGACAAGCCAAGAGGCATTGCAATCGCGGCAGATGCTGCAAGCGCTCGGATCTGCTTCAGCTGATTGTTGTTGGAAACATATTGGCCTTTATCGGTCCAGATGTATTCCGGCCCGTTTTCTCCAACAAGAGCAGGCCCACGACCTGTTACACCACCCTTCGCAAAAGCCGGCACAGGCTTAGCCTGAGGCATAGCCATTTGCACGGCCACTGCTTTAATCTGGTCTGCCTTTTGCTGCAAAGCCTGGGCAATCTGAGAGGCTTGCAATTCCTTTTCCAGCTTTGCAATGGTTTGTGTCAGCTGCTCGCGCATACGGTTCAGGGTCATGAGCTGAGACGCCTCTAAAGGTGTGCCCTTTACCTTAGCAATCTTGTCATCAACGAACGCCAGCTTTTCCTTGGCGGTCGCCAGATCCCCAGCGAAAGCATTCTGGGTTTTGGTTTCGCGCGGTCCATAAATCTGATCGCGGATCGCAGTCAGTTCTTTTGGCGTTTCTGCCAGCGGATTATAGCGCTGCCACCAATCCTCTCGCGTATCCCAATACTCATCCTGTTTTTGCTGGAGCAGATCCGCCTTCTGACCAGCCTCGGCATGAGACGGAAATGCCTTTCCTGCCGCCCAATCAAGCCCGCCAGCCCCAGCTTCAGCAACCTCTCTATAAGCCAAAGCACCGGTTACAGCTCCTGCCAGCCTGCCTGCCTTACCAAGAATGCCACCAACGGAACTCCAAAGACCTTTTTTTGCCTTTCCTGCTGAGCCTGTCTTTTTGCCGGTGCCATCTGCACCTTCACCAAGCAACACCTCCCCTAGAAGACTGGAAGCGCGGCGCCCCTTGATGGTACTGGTGGCCATCTTCAGACCAAACGCAGCAACCGTTGCGGTTGCAACCAGCGTAGTCAACGCCCCGCCCACGGCAACCAGTCCAGCCACAACAGCTGCAATCGTACCAGCAAGCTTGGCTTGATCCGGGTTCTCACGCACCCATTGCCGAAGTGGTGCCAGGAACTCCCGGATACTTTTGGAGACAGCCCGCACAACGGGCAGCATGGTTTCCCCAAACTCTGCTTTAAGAGCATAAAGCTCATTGAACATCAGTTGCTGCTCATTTTGGGTCGTCGCTGAGCGAGACTTGAACTCTGCTTCCGCCGATCCTTTGTAACCTGCATAGTCGTTATTGGGATCATACTGGCCATCATTTTCTACGAGCTTGTAGGTGTCTTTCAGCAACTGGACATTCGCAGTCAAACCGCCAAAAGCAGCCGCTTCCTGACCAAACAGCTTATTTTCAATCGCCAAACGGCGGTATTCTTCCACGCTTCCCAGCTTTTCAATCACCTTGAGCAAAGTACCAAAAGCGTCAACCTGCATATCCTTAGCAACCTGGACAGGGTCCATGCCAATTTCCTGAAAGGCCTCCCGCTTATCCTTGCTTAGGGTATCAGCACCGCTCAGAGTATTGATTACATTCTTAAATGTAGTAGCAACAACTTCCGGCGCAAAATTACTCGCTATCATGGACGAGCCAAGTGCTAGCGTTTGATTTTGAGTAAAACCTGCTTTCCCAAATCTGCCAGCGACACGAGAGAAGTAATTGAGCAGGTCAGGAGCCTGGGATGATGTCTTATTGGAAAGGTGGTTCACTGCATCAACATAATCCGACAGTCCGTCAAGATCCGTGCCTAAAGCAGTCTTCGTCTTTGCCAGAACTTTACCTGTCAGTCCGCCATCAAGATCGAATGCCACACCTGTTTTACCAGCAAGCTCCGTAAAACGCATCAGATCCTCCTTGGCAATGCCAGCTCCACTGCCCTCTTCCTGCAAGGCGAACAGCTCTGTCAAAGGCATGGCAATCTTCGTCGACTTATCAATCGTCGCCTGTTTGAATTTCTTCTCTTCCTCCTCATTTTCAAAGGTGGTCTTGGCTTTCACACCCGCAAAAGCATCTTCCACATCAATCGCAACATCAACCGGATTGTACCAAGCTCGCAAAGCCCTTTGGCCACCATAGAAAGCCGCTGCCCCACCAGCACCAATAGCACCCGCCTTAACAGCCTTGCCCTTCATGGCCTGCTGTTTTTGCTCCCGCACCTGTGCAGCCTTCTTCTGCTGAGAGAGCTTGGTATTTTGCGCATCGATCGCTTCACTGGTTTTGTCCATCGCAGCGGTGAGCTTACGCTCTTCTGCCGTCAGGTCCTTCACGTTCATGCCAGCTGAACGCAGACCGTTTTTCATATCTGTAAGAGACTTAGAAACCTTCCTGGTCTCTCTTGAGAGCTTTTCAGCACCCTCCTCAGCCTGATGATAAGCCCGGCCAACTTTCTTAACTTCGCGCGTTGTACTGGCAAGTTGCTTGGAAAGGGTTTTGGCCTCTTGTCCAGCCTCTTTGGTTTCAGCATTAAGCCCAATCAGCTGTTCTTTCTGAGCAGCCCGAGTTGCTTTCAGGCCCTGCTCTTCTGCCTTTAATTCTGCAATAGCTGCTTTCAGACCATCAATCGGCTCTTTGGCTTTTTTCGCCGCCCGCATCTGCTCTTCAAGAGCTTTTCGCGCAGCCTGATTACTCGCCAGCTGTTTACTGGTTTCAGCTTGCTCAGCTTTAAGGCGTTGCATACGGTCGGCAAGCTGCCTCACCCGCTCACTTGCGGCTTCATAAGATCCCGCTAGTAACGTCGCCTGATTATTCAAACCCGCCAGCTGCTCACGCCGTCCTGAGAGCGTGTCGTAAGCTGCTTTGGTTTTGCTCTTCAGGCTATCAAGCTGACCTTCCAGCTTCTTGAAGTCCCCGAGTTGGTTCATTTTGCTATTGAGGGTTTTAACCTCACGCACCCATAGCTCGGCAAACTTCTTAGCTGCTTGCGCACTTGCACCCGTGGTCTTTTGGAACTCGCGGGTCATATTGGAGACCACACGCAAGTTCAATTGGGTTTCAATCTTGCGCATGGCATGCTCCAGTCTGATTTAGCTAGTGCTGAGAGGTCTCAAACGCTTCACGCTTGATCCTCTGGGCTTCATAAAAATAGTCGATGGCTTTTTGCGGTGATAATTGTTCCACGTGGCTGAGCGGCGTGGACAGGTGAGCGGCAATCTCTGCCGCCACCTGTAGCCAGCTTAAGCTTCTTCCGTCACCGCTTCCGCGTTTGGGTCTTCTCCCTCACCCGGTCTGCCGTCTGGTGGAAGGAACAGCGGGACTGTGAGCGTATCGCAGATGGTGTAGTCATAGAGCTTCAATCGCTTGATGACAGGCAGGCTCACATCAGCCATAGCGGCCAGCAACACTGCATTGCTCTCCAGAGTGTCTTTTTCAAACTTCTCTGCTGTGATCATGTCCGCAACGGTGGGTTCACGGAACACAAGCTCATTGTAAATCCGCCCGTCATGCTCAACAGGTTTGGTCAGTTTTACCGTAATCTGATCCATCTTGATCCCTTAAAGCTGGAGAGCACTGCGGATGCTGTCATATTGCGACACACCGCCAATTTTCACGTCAAAATCATCCATCTCAACGATAGAAGCGCCATTGATTTCCAGTTTCATGGAGTGGACGGAAACCTGATAATCGGTCTCAGATTTATCGCCGGGCTTCCAGCCACCGGCATCGACTTCACGCAGGAAGCCGCGCATGTAACAGGTGGCGCTGTGCGAGGTGCCATCCTCATCAACCAGCGCCCCAGTGGCCAAAAAGTCCTTCTCAACCCCAGCAGCCAGCCCGAAGAGTTTCAACGTCTCCGGGTCAAAGGCTGTCATTTTGAAGCTCATTTCCAGCTTCTCATAACCAAGGACCACGTCACGCTCTTTGATCATGCCGGCATTGCGCATGCTCTCAGTTTTCACCGTGAGCTTGGGAATGGTGATTTCACTTGCATTGCCCACTTTGGAATCGCGATCCACGAAAATGGTGCAGTTGCGCAAGATGTATTGCGGTGTCTCTTTCATGGGGTTTCCTTAAACGGAGGTGGTCAGAACACCGTTCAAAAGTTCGGTGTAATAGGTGATGTTGCGGTGAGCGATGAAGCGGATATCTTCCATGGGAGCTGGCGGTTCAAAGTCCACGGCCAGCGTGATTTTGCCACCTGCCATGGCTTCATTGGTGTTGCGTTCCATATCCAGCCAGACGCGACCACCAAGGATTGCCCCTTCGGCCTTGAGCTTGGCCATGAAGGCATTCCCGCTCTCAACCATGAACCGCAGGTTGGCTTTGGAGAACGGCTTGTCAACAAACTCCATGTAAGCGCTGAGGATGGCAGCATTGATAAAATCCGCCGTACGGCGCACAGACATAAAGCGCCAAAGATCATCCCCGCCAGAAAGCCGATTGCCCCAGGTCTTAAACCCTTCTCCATCATTGATGATGGTCGCAATCCCGCGTTCATTGAGGTAGTCGGTCTGCGGTCCATAGGCAATTGGGCGGGACACTGCGGTGATGCCGTTGATTGGCTTATTGGAAAGTGACCACCAGAAGCCTTTGGTGCGATCCGTATTTGCCTGAACGCCGCAAAAGTAGGGCGCAGCCGGTTTGAACCGATTGGCGTTCAGATCCGTGTCCCAGTCACCCGCCTTTGGATCAACAATGTAAATACGCGGATGGGCGTTCACTTCTTTAAAGTTCACCGCGTCTTGATCGGTGGTATCAGGTCCATCCACGATGCCAATGGCTTCCAGCTCATGCAGGACACCGCCCAGCTCGGCAATCACCGGATCACCGACCGCACCAATGTTAACTGTTGCAGTAGCCCCGTTACCATCCCCTTCAAAGGTAATGGCTGCATTGGTATAGCCTGACCCGCCTTTGGTGATCACAACCTCAGTTATCGCCCCTTCTGAGAGGATTGCAGTTGCTTCAGCCCCAGTACCATCGCCAGTGACTTTCACCGTTGTGGCATCAGTGTATCCGGCCCCACCATTGGTCACGTTGATGGATTGCAGGCCCTTGTCTTCAAAACTGCCCGTAAAGCCGGGAATGGCAATGAGGCGTGGCTTCAGCCCATAAGCTGGCTGGCACTTCTTCAGTGCATGAATGCCCGTAAGTGCCGAGGCATCGCCAATCACGTTGGAAAGTGTTGCAGCTGCATTTGCACCTTCTGCAACGCGGATCACAAACAGATAAGTGCCCACCTGTTTAAACACCGCATCCACACCATCACGTAGATTGCCTTCCCCAAGTTTTGCCGCCTTGCTCTGGTCTCCCAGCAGCAACACCGGCTCATTTAGGGGAAAGGCTTCTGCATCGGCCCCTTCAGCAGTACCAATCAACGCGATGGTAGAGGTTTGGGCAATTTCAATCAGGATCGGGTTTTCAGCGGATTCAAACACCCGCACCCCGTGATGAAAGCTGACATCAGCCATTCAAATCTCCATAAAAAAATCCGACCCAAAAGGCCGGATACGGATAAAACTCAAAGATGAGAGGCGCGGGTTTAGAACTGCTCTGTCAGAGCAACCACTTCAGGTGGGCACTCCGGCCAGCTCGCATCCAGCGTAAAATCGGTGCCAGGACCTTCAGCAAGCTCCAGGCATTTGGAGCGCATAGCGCCCACCCAATCCAGAGCAGCCTTGGTGCTGGTCAAAAGCGTGGCTTCCTCAGCGCTTCGATCAGCAACGGCTTTGCCAGCAATGGCAGCAGCAGCCGTTGCCATGTTAATTTGAGTCTCAGAGCTTGCCTGCGCATAAATGCGCTTGCGGCATTCCGCTTTGATGGTTGTAAGACGAGCACCTTTTTGGGCTTCATCAATGGCGGCCTGAGGCACGCCAGCAGCTTTTAGCTCTGCTTCGCCCCAGGCGATGAAAGATCGGCCTGCATGCTTCAGACTCAGGCTCTGGCCTTCAGGTTGATCGTAGTAATCTGACATAGTTTTACTCTCGTGATAGAGGGGCAAAAAAGGATGACTGATTTAAGCTTAAGGCAGCTCATCAAAGTTGAAGTTCATGGTGTAAGAGCGAGCCCGATCATTTCTGCTGAAACGCTCCTTCAGACTTGCCCCTGAAGCAGTCACATTGGAGAGGTAGACACTAATTGGGCTATAGTGCCCAAGGATATGACCGGCTGGTGTGCCTTCTTCAGCAGTTGGGATGCGAATGTCTCCATAACGGAATGTCACACCCTGGTTGCCTGTATGTGAAGAGGTTGCACAGCTTACAATGGAAGCGTAATTACTGGTCGGAAGCCCGTTATACTGCGGGTCAAGTACCGGCAATACCATATCCAGGTAACAGAAGTTGAAATAGCCAGAACCAACCCAACGGAACCCTTGGAATGCGCGATAATCATTGCCATCTGTTCCATGAGAGTACTGCTCGAACGTCACCTTGCGAAAAACATCTTTATTGCCAAAAATATTGAGGTGACAATCATGCGCAAAAACGGGCTCTGTCATGTGGTAGTCGCTTAGCAAATAGATATGGCCACGACCATGACGAGGAACCAAGTCAGCAGCTTTTTTTAGGCGTCTGAAGGGAGCGTTTTCAGATCCGTCGTTCTCATCAGACCCATTTACGGCATCCACGTAGAATACCCGTTGTAGCTCGGGCGCGACTGCCAAAATTTTCTGGATCTCAACATCGTGCTGCGAGTAGGTTGTTTTGACCGTTTCGATAAGATCTTTAGTGGATTGAACCACCTCATTCAGGCTTTGTGTCAGGCTCATTGCAACTGATCCTTTTCAATAGTGTGGCGTTGAACTGTGAGGAGTGAGGATGTGATTGAAGCATCTAAAGTAAGCTGCTCGGTGTGGGCGTTAGCTTGCTGGTCTATTTTTGCTTCCACCACCTCCAGGCGGCGCAGCAACTCAGCACGAGCGGTTTGAGCAATAGAAAGCTCCTTGCTCAAACCACGCGCTGTTTGGTTCAGCAGGAAGTTTTCAAGTTGAAGGGCGATCATAGAAGTGGCCGAGCCAGCAAACTCTTCCCCAAAGAAAAGCTGAAGATCCACATCGCCTGTAACTTGGATGACGTTTTGCGGAAGGCCGGTTAGAGCAAGCACGAAGGAAAACGAGATCGGCACGCCAGGTGTATACTGAGCCAAAGGCGTATCAGGGTCAGACCAGACAGCCAGCAACGTACCGTCTTCTAACATCACGCCAAGTTCTGCCAGAGTGAACCCTGTGTCTCCGTCAATCTGGGCAGTGATCTCCATTTGAAAATCATCCAGATAGCGAGATCCGATAATCTCGACACGGGCTTTTTCTGATTTCAAACTGGTTTCATCACCCGCCGGCGAATAACGCGAACTCCCAAAAGCCAGATGTGTGATCCTGGCATGAAGTCCAGCATCTGAAGCACTAAATATTGCTCGCATGCCGGCACGAGTGAGTGTTGGATTGATGGCCTTAAGGCTCATGTCAAAAGCTCTCCATGAAGTGAAAGGAATGAGTGCCCACGAGCAGTCGCAGCGCAGCCGAGGTCTGTTCCCATCTGCGGCAAAACCGGCTCGGCTGTTTTGGGTAAAAAAGCCACGCTACGCGCCATTGTGCCCGCACCCAGCATCGCCCCGCTTTGAGGAAGAACCATTGCGCCCATGGGCTGCGTGAAAGCGTTAGACCTGCCCGCAAGGCCAATGCTGAGCGAGCTTTCAAACTGCGCACCAATCTGGAAGCTAAAGCCCCGCGATTTGGGTTTGGTTGCTGAGATTGTGCTCAGGATATTTTCCTGCAATCTGGCATCCAGCACCGGCCCATCTGCGAAAACCTGCTCATTTGCATAAGCTGTAATCTCAAACGTGCCAGGAACACCGGAGCCGCCCTCCTGCCACCACTCCAACAAGTGCGCTGTGACCCCAAGAGCTTTGAGCGCAGTCTTGATTGAATATGGAGTGCCTTTGTATTTATGCACCTCTTCAGAGATGGAGAGCACCCTGCGCTTGACTTGTTCAGGCCATGCCCGGTCCCACACATCAACAGACAGTTCCCAGCCCAAATGATCGAGCAAGCTCGCCGGTGCCCTCAATGGGTCAAGGCAATCGCGGATGACGTCCGCAGGAAGGCCGGACATGCGATCCTCAACAAGATCCAGCGCCACGGCAACAGCCGCAGAGTTGGGCGGCAGCATGGTTCGGCGTGAAGGCTGCTCATCAGACATTGCGCCACCCTCCGGTGATGGAGGAAACAGTGATTTTAACTGAGGCTGCAAAAGGTGCTTCAAAAGGGCTTACCATCACATCAGCCTCAGGCTTTGTGATGAGCACCTCCTCCACACCATCAACCTTTAAAGCAGCTGCAAGAGTGGTTCGGTAAAGCGGGCGACCGATTGCAAGGCGGGTTGAGATGAATTTTTGCAAAGTGGCTTGTGCCTGCTCTTCAACGATAGATGCTGTTGAGGCAGAGACCACGTGCAGCTCAGCTTCCACTTCATAATGAACAGGCGTTGCAGAGATCACCGTCAGCTTATCACCCACAGGCCGGCGCTTATCAGCTTTCAGGTTCTGATAAACACGATCCAACAGCTTCGCATTTGCAGCCCCGTCTCCAATTCGCGAAAGAACGCAAATCACAGGCTCAGCAGGCGGAACTGGCGGGTCCAGATTGTCATCAGGCCCATAAGGGACAACGTCCAGCACGTCACCGGAGGCTTGCAAAGCCCAGTACACATAAGCGCCTTCCGGCCCATAGGGCGAGTAGCTTTCCAGTACCAGCTGAATACGCGCCCTGTAGCTCTCATCATCCTCATAAATGATATTGTCTGGGTCACTGTCATCGAGCACCAGCCGGGTAACACTGCGGCCTGCTCCCAGGTGGTCAAGATCTGATCTTTTTGCAGTCGCCAGCAAAACTGATTTCACTGCCGCATTAATGCGCGCGTTCATGTAAAGCTCGCGAGAAGCGCCAGCTTCACTCAAATAGCGTGCGGGCGAAGCGGCAATGGAGCGCGCCAGTGCCATGATCTCATCAGCTTCAGCCTGTTCAAAGCGACCATCACGCAAATGACGGTCCAGCTCAACAAGGCGGGCTTCAAGCAAGGCATCATAGTCCAGCTCCACCACGGCGGAGGGCTCTGGCAAAGTTGCCAGATCAAGCGCAGCGTAGCGGCTCATGGTGATATCCTGATGTAAGGAGTTAAAGGCCGGCAACCGGCACAGATAGGGTCTGGGTCTCACCTTCAGGCGTTGTGTCGCCCTGGTGACCTCTTGGCACATAGGTACCAACCAGGTTTAAGAGGATTTTGCCAGGTCCGACCTGCGAAACGCTCAATGAGCTGAGAGAAAACCTTGGTTCCCATTGTTCCAGTGCTGTGGCCACAGCCACAAAAAGCGCCAGAATACCTGCATCATTGGACGGCACATCCACCAAGTTTGGTAGATCAGATCCAAACTCACGCAGGAAAACCCGCGTGTTTTTTGGAGTTGAGAACAACCGGTTGATGGACTGGACCACGTGAGCCCAACCAGAAACTTCCCCGCCTGTTATCTCATCAAGGTCTTTGCCGGCCATGTTCTATCCGGCCTTGCGGGAGGAAGCCTTGCCTTTTGCAGCTGCTGGCTTCGTGGTCTTCGTGCTCACTTCAGCAAGCCGGCTACCAAGCGGCGGAAGATCAACTTTGGCCTGTTTTTCAAACAGATCAACCTCTTCACCTTCCCGGCGATAGGTGCCATGCAAAAAGCCTGCTCTCAAAACACGGTAGCGTTTCTTTTCCATAGTGTTCTCCAATTAAACAGGAGTCCCAGTCTTTGATGGACCAGGTGTCACTCCAGAATGAATGTGGGTGTGATCAATTGTGGTGCCTTCCGACTTCACATAGCCGGAGTTCAAGTCCACATCACCTGCGGTTGTGATGCCCGACGGCGTTAAGGTGATGGAGGTGCCGGCAACGCTGAAAGTCATCTGCCCATCAACCAGAGCAATGGACGCATTGCCTACGCTGAGTTGGAGTTTATCGCCGCCACCTGAAATGATTATTTTTGTCGCCCCGACCTGCGCGAGAACGTGATCATCCCCTTTTGCACTCGGCCTTGGGTTCTCGTCACTTGGAAGCGCTGCCCCAATGCGGGCATCGGTTAAATCCCCACTCTCACTGGTAAGAGAGACTTGCTGACCTATTGAGGGCGGGTTGTGGGTCTTATTGGCCCCGCTTGCCGGCTCCGTCCAAGGAAGCCAGCCCGTCAGCATGGGCGTATCAGAATCCGTCAACCTGACCCGTGCCTTACCTTTGGCCGCATCAACCTCAGCAATCACTCCTTCGCGCGTACGATTGGCAAGGCGGCGCTCAATCTCAGTAACCTCAAAATATAGCTCGGCAAATAGGTCCGGCATATCCTGCGCCATTGCACATGCTCCATTTTAGGGGGAACCGGCGCGATGAGAGCTCTCCGGTAGGTCATTGGAAAAGGCAGCTGAAGGGTTGAGCGCAGATGCACTGGTCAGATGTAAGGCATCAGCTTCAAGGCCAGTCAGACCATAAAGTGAGAGCAACTGGTGTTCCTGCGCTTGCCCATCCCAGGCAAGTAAACTTTGCAAGCGCTCACAGTGCTCAGGATCCGTCTCGGCAAGCTTTGCAAAAAACCGGCTCCAGATCCCGGTCTCCGGCAGCGCTGCGCCGGGAACCGGATCTGCAACCAGCTCAACAGTCAATCGCAACTGACCGCTTACCAATCGCACCCCATCGCGGACATTGCCATGGCGCATCTCTTCACAAGAGGTGAAATCAGGAGCAAAGCCCTTCAGCAGCTCAGACCATGGGTTGGTTGGATCAAGAAGAGTAAACTTGATCTGCCGGGTTAAGGCATCAAGAAAGAACTCAAAGTTAGGACTGGTTGCAGGCACCTCCAGCCCAACCACAACACTCTCACCCTTCTCATTGGTCTGGGTCATTGCAGCTGTAATGCCGTAGTTAAAGACCAGATCCAGGTGACCATTCATGCGCAGCGAACGCCCACTCAGCTCAGCCGCCTTGGAACTATCCGTGTAAACGGCAATGAAGGGGCCTTCTTCATCGGTGCGCAGACTGCCGTCACTGCTCACCTGAAGCGCAGCTACCTTACTATCAAGGATATTGGTACCAACCAGTGTTCCAGCAGCTTTGAGCGCCTCCACTACGCAGTAACGCACAGCAATTCGGGCAAGAGACATCAGGCTTCTCCAAGTTCTAAGATGATGCGCGAAGCACCGCGATCAGAAACATCAAGGACTTCAAACCACGGCTTGCCAGCGCGCGCGAGGGCTTGCACCTTGTCGCCAGCCCTGGGCATCGGTCCGTCATAATCAGAGCGGGCAAGTTCTAAAAAGGATGGTTCAGCAGAAAGGCTGGTGCGTTCTTTTTTCGATCCCTTGGAAAGGTTGAACACATGCCCTGCACCACTGCGCAAGACCGCGTTCAGCGCCGTGTTTTCGCGGGTAGGATCGCTTTGCTGCTCACCATCAAGGAAAGCCAGCAAAACCGGCTCTCCCATGACGCCATCCACCTCTTCGGTGAGTTCGGCCCGAAGGTCATCAAGTTCTGACATGATCAGTCCTGTGCTGAGCCACCAGTGCTGGCTTGGTCTTCTGGATTTTTGCCACCAGAGCCATCACCTTCTCCAGATTGACCCTTTGCTGACTTACCACCTTGAGACCCAGAGGTGTCACTCTGCACAGCTGTTGGTTTCGGAGGAAGTGAAACCTCAGTAAGTCCGCCAAAGGCATCCAGTTTGCTTAGCTCAGCCTTTTTCAAACCTGTCGGCAGTTGCTCACCGGGCTTAATCACGCCTTTAGAGGTCCGTAACCGAGCAGTTGCGATTTTGACTGTACCTGCTCCAGCCATCAGACCACCCCTTTCCAGACTTTGACACCATTCGGTCGACCAGGGATCATCAATGGTGCGGACTGCGTCATTGCCTGATCAATGGACGGATTGTCTTGCTCCCACACTTTCGGGAACATAGGCATCGCCTGAAGACCAGCCTTTTTGTCCATGATGGTGCCAAATGCACGAACCCCGTAAACGCCAGAGGTACCACTTTCACCAACTGGTGCAATCAGCATGACTTCACCGGATTCCAGATAAGGCTTTTCGGTCCCATCAACATCACGATAAGTGCTGTGATCGACATAGATGTTAAAGTTGCCAACGGTTCCTTTGAACTCAACTGGATTTTCTGGATCTGTTGCAGATGGGGACGCCGTCAAAGTGCTGTCATTGCGCTTGGTCAGATCCATCTCTGCCTTCACGCTTTTATTCACTTTGAAATGTCGCCACACATCCGGCGCCATATAAACTTCTGTTGCCCGAGACCCTGTCTTTTTAGCAACCTCCGCAGAACCTTCTTCCAGCAGAGAGAAAAGCTCGTAGTCAGCATTGGACCATTTCTGGTCATCATCAGTGATCAAGTCCACCATTTCAGGTGCACGGCCAAAATCCACCAGGCGAGCGGGATAATCTTCACCAGCAATAGTGACTTTGCCGTCTTTCAAAGCGAAACGCGCAAGCCATTCCCATCGCGCTTCAACTTGCATTTTTTGCTCATACAGGGCGATGGAAACAGCACGTTCAAACCGATCCATAGCAGTAAGTTCACCAGAGAACTTTTCACCAGCCATACGCGTAACAGCATCGTTTGGCTTGATCATATTCAGCGGCTTCACATAAGCAGGTTTGAAAGATTTAGCCGTATATCCAGCACGCTCCTGCGGCTTGCCCGCATTCAGAGGCATCACGAAAGGTGCAAGAGATACCTGGTCTCTGAATACACTATCAAAGTGGATCTCTTCTTTGTCGGAGAGATACTCAAGCTTGAAAAACTTATCAATGAAATGCCGTTTAGGCGTGAAAATTGTTTCGATCACGGTCATCAGATCGCTTAGGGTGTAAATATCCATGAACGTAATCTCCTTAAGCCGCTTGCCAATAACGCGCCAAGATACCGTTGCCGCGTAGCGCTTGTTTCACCACTTCAGCATCCAGGCCACCAAAGTACATTTCATTTAGGTTGAAATCTTCACCTTGAACGTAAACGCCCATGGAGCTGTCGGCCTCCAGCGTAATGCCAACGGTCATCACAACACTGGCCTTGCTCGCATCGGTAAGCGCAACAAACACCTTGTTGGCACTGTCATACTCAAGCACTTGGCCGCGTTTATAAGTACCTGCGGCAACTGTGTTAGGTTGGGTTTTAACGTTCCCACCATGAAGATTATCGACGGGAGACGTTCCGTGATTGGTATTTCCAGCCAGCTGGCTCATTTAGCACCTCCAAACATGCTCTTTGCTCGATTGACCAGGCGTGTCCCTTTGTCATCGTCGGTCAAATCTGATGGGTTGCTGTAACTAGATGCTTGGGAACTAGCAGATAGACGCTGCTGTTCGTAAGTACTGGCCTGAGTTCTTTGTCCGTCACTCTTCGGCGCATTGCCCTCACCAGCTTTAGCTGCCTTATCAAGCACCTTTTGACTATCTTCAAAGTTCGTTGAGGTCTCAAACGCGAGGTACTTCGCAAGTTCGGTGCGGCCAGCAGCTTCATCACAATTGAGGATCTTACCGATGCGCTCACGTTCCGCTGTTGCCTCATCGGCAGCGTTTGACTGCGTCTTGTCGGTGTTAGGGCTGGCGGAGTTGGCATCCGCCGCAGGTTGTGTCGTCATAGGCTGTATCTCCTGATTGACAGTCGTTTGTGCGACGGATGCCGCCGGAGAGCGCTGAGCTTCAGCGCTCCAGTTCTTTGTCTTGGAAAGTTGTTTCAAAGTGTCGGGCGCGCAGTTGTAAGTCTGGTAGTCAAAGGCAGATACACTCACGGCCTGAGCAGCCTCATCAACGGTTGCAAAACCTTGAGCCTGAGCTTCACTGCCATTCATCCAGGTTTCTTCAACCATCATCTGGCGTAGCTCTTCAGCTGTCTTTCCGGTTACATCTGCGTATATGCCTGCAAGCAGATCGGCTTGCTTGTGCAGCAGCTCGCCCATCGCTTCATGCTCTGCCGCAGTGCCGCGTTTTTCTCCAGCCGGGTCATGGATCATCATCATGGCCCCGGTGCGCATGGTCCGTTCATCACCAGCCATGGCAATAACGGAGGCAGCGGAAGCAGCCATTGCGTCAATAATGACGGACACTTTGCCCTTATGCGTCTTTAATGCATTGAAGATGGCAATGCCTTCATCGGTATAGCCGCCACCTGAGTTAATCCGCACAGCGATTGGCTCATCACGGCCATGCAGAGCAAGAGCGTTCAGCACTTCCCGCGCTGTAAAGCCTTCACCCCAATAGCTTTCACCAACGAACCCATAAAGAATGAGTTCGCCGTCCTGTAAAATTTCCGGCATTTTGAAAATCCTTAAAGGTTGGGTTCAGCACCAGCGAACTGAGCGCGCTCGGCGAAGAACCTTACCGCCAGCAGCCAAGCTGCATTTGGCCTCATACTGAGCAATGAGTTTTTGCAGAGCTGGCAGGTTGGCGGCAGAGTACGTCACTTCATCGCGCCCAAAGCGAACGGTTTCCCGGCGCCCACCAGAGGCCACAACCAGCTCAATCTTGCGAAGCGCGGTTGCAATGGCACAAGGCTGATTGATTGAGACCATGTCAGAACCGATTTTGACCTGATCATTCATCGGTTACCCCTTGTGCTCCATCATTAGTGACTTCGGTTGCTTGTGAAGTTTTCGGCTCATAAGGCGAGCGCATGCCAGCTTCGAGATAACGCCGGTGCTCTGAGAGGCGCTGCTCAAACAGCTCCTCTTCATCAATGCCCATCTCAGAGCATTCATGTGCAAGGGACGAAGTGCCATTCTCCAACCGAGTGCTGGAAGCCTTGGCGCTTTTTGCATCATCTGCCGTTGGTTTGGCTGGACCTTGCCACTGAGCCCAGGATGCTTCCTCACGCAAAGCCGAATAAGCTTCATATCCGCCCTTGAACGGGATACGGCCCTCTCCCACTTCCTCATCAAGCCAGCTTTCGTAAACAGCCTGATAAGTTGGCGCAGCAATGCGCTCTCGCCGCCTGGTCACAACCGGCCAGATGCTCGCATTTTCCATGCGCACACTGGAGTAAGTGGCATTGGAATAATCCATGGTGAGGCCACCATAGGTAATCCCAATCGCCCGTGCCATTTCCCGCCCAAGTGAACCTGAGAACGGCAGATAGTGAGGCCCCGGTGTACCAGCTGTCTTGATTTCAAAATCTTCGCCCGGCGCGATATGTGACACCGTTGGATCACTACCCAAACTCACGGAGCTTTCTGCAGCTTTCGCCAATGAGCCAGACAGATAACCAGCAAACTCTTCCACATACTCAGAATCTTCAGAGCTTTTGGCGATGGCTTCAATTGCAGCAAATGCTTCTTCTGATGGTAACTCACTCTTTAAAACAGCGGCAAACAAGGTTTGCAAAATCGCCGTTTGCAGCGTGGCATCCTCAAGCATTTCATGCTGGATGTGTTTTCTAAAGGCAGACGCCAGAACAGAGATCCCACGCACATCACTTGCGCATGTTGGATCAAAGATATGTAGGACTTGAGCCCGCCCCGCTAAATCGCGAGCGTTATACCGCGTCTTGACGGTTTGACCGTTTCTCGCCTCTTCAATCAGATAGGATATTGGGCGACCATTCTCATCATGGAAGACACCTTGAAACAGACGGTCATGCTCCAGCGTGTCTTGAACCAACTTCTGAGGTGAGAACAAACAAAGCTTTGTGCCGGCTTTAATGCCGTAGCGAGCCCGCTGCGCACCGCCCATGTAATCAAGCATGCCCGTGACTTCGCCAAAGGTGATGTAGTCCCGTAAAGAGCAATCAACCAGCTGAGGCAGAGTGAACTTGCCGCGCATGTCACACTCAGCCTGGTTCCAGGCAAACCGCTTCCAGCGCTGCTTAACAATCCGGCACCATTCAGCTGTCTCCTGCGCGTCATAGCCCGCAGCGCTTAAGTTCGGCTTGGGGTTAAGCAACAACTCAGAACCAACCGTATCTGCAATTACCTGGTCAACGGCCCCTTTAAGCCGGCCTGAGTTTTGAATGATATCTCGCGCCAGACCTGCACAGCGACGCCAGGACAAACGAATATCATCCCGGCTGTTTGTGAGCGAAGCTGGACGTGTTGCCAGAACCTTAGAGCGGGTATCACGCAGATATCGACTGACGCTGCGCACTGCAACCTGTCCTGGTCCCTTATCGGTAAGAGCAGGTTTGTCGCCCCGGTTAAGCAACCGACCAAGCGCTTTTAACGGTTTCGCCATTTCTCGCGCCTCTTCCTGATGCGTTCCTGCCTCTCTGCCCATCCTTTGTCATGAGCTGGAGCTGCCTTTGTCTGTGATGTTTCGATGGGAATGTCTGCCTGGTTTGCCTTCACAACTTCAGGCGAGAGCAAGTCCAGTTCCTTTTCAGGCACCAACCGCTTTCGCAGCCGCGCCCAATCATTGTCGGTGTTAGAGGTCAGGCCCAAATGCTCGGCAATCGCCATGGCGTAGATCCGGCAATCAAGGAAGTGGTTGTCCTTTCGGGACTTCTTCCATTCCTCTTTCAACCGGCCCTTGACCAGTTTTTGATCAAAGTACTCAGCAGTGATCTGGAGGAAGTACTCTTCGTCCAGCCAAACGCCAAAGTGGCAATATCCAGGCGGATCACACTCAGCGCCCGCAGCCATGCCAGATTTGTGCAGACTACCGAAGAACTCGTGCTTAAGACCCCACGTTCCAACCGGCCAAAGCTGCGAGCCGCGTACCTTTACGCGCTTGCCCCGTTTGTTGACTGATTTCTTTTGCGGCAACCCGATCGCAGGAACACCTCGTCCCCCTTGGCCTTTGATGGCGTAGGTATCTGGCCTTGCTCTGCACCAGCTAAGGACTTGCTCCATACGACCACTGTCACCAGCATCCACCGCCAGACCATCCAACCGGCGTTCAATGCCCCAGGCATCTTTGAAGCCTTGCTTGTAAAACGTATCCAGCTTGAGCCATGCACCCGCTTTGATGTCATCTGTTGAACCTTCAAAGAAGTGCGCATCCACACACCAGCTTTGCCGATCATCACCAAAGGCCACTGCCTCCACATAGATGCCGTAGTGCTGAACATCTGCGCCAGCCACGAACAACAGGCCCTCTGCTGGGATCTTCCCACGCTCCAGTTGTTCACGCCGCTCCATAAGTCGTTCATGTTTGGGAGCATTGCCGCGCATGGCGTAGGCCTTAGCAAGCACCAGATTGGTGAAGTTCTTTTTGGCAGCCTCGCTGCGCTTTTCAGCGTTGATGTAATCCCGTGCAATATCGCCGTAGCTCATCATCAAGGAGCAAAACGCATCTACATGGAAACCCGGTTGACGTCCTTCACTTGGCTTAGTCGCGATAAAACGACCTTTGCGAACAGCAACAACCCGCTCTGCTTCCGTAATGGAGTGACCGCATTCCTCACAAAGGTAGGTGCTCTCCTCTGGGTTCTCTCGGTTGACTTGAAACCCGCTCCAATCCTGCCTTTGCTCAAACTCGCAGGACGGGCAGCTGATATGCCAGAACCGCTGATCTGAGCGCTTGAAATCCCGGTCGATGCGGCAATGGCCAGGCCCTTCGCCATCTTCATCCCCGCTGTCATGTTCCGGCGTCGAAAGAGCAAAGATCTTATAGGACTTCTCGCGGCGAAACGCGGTGAAACGACCAAAGAAAAGCTCTTCCGGATCGCCGCCATTGTCGGTCTCCTCCCACTTGGAAACCTCGTCTTTCACCCCAAACTTGATCGTCTTGGAGGAAAGGTCCATTTCCGAGTTGGCATTGGCCAAGGACAACGCGCCGCCTGGAAACTTCTTCTCAAAGGTGGTTGATCCTTTGCCGCTGCGGCTCGCAACAGGTTCAATCACCCGCTTGGATGTGCGCTTCTCCCATGCCTCAATCAAAGGCATGATCTTCATGGAGTTGGTTTCTTTCAGCGCCTGATCGCCCGGCACGGCATACAAGATATTATCTGGCGCGTTTTCCGCCAAATAGATGCTCCAGGAAAGCCCCAGGATGGAAACACCGGTCTGCTGGGATTTGCGCACGCAGACGTAATTGCAAGGGTGATCAGCTGACAGACACTCTGCAATTTCCGGCAAGTACGGCGCATCTTTTGCATTCCAAAGCTCTCCGCGCCTTGGACCATCTACAAGCTCAATGTTCTTTGGTAGCCATTCATGAAAAGGAAGCGGTTTTTTAGGGCGGATCGCTTTTGCAAGCACTCGGGTAACAAGCCGAGCCGCACCGTAAACCCTCGTGTTTGCGTTTTGCAAACTTCCCAAAGTTTCCTGCATGGCTCACCTGTTGTAGTTAGAGTTCCTCCTGTTGCTCGCCTGCGAGCATGAGTTCTTCTGCGCTTGCTTCTGCGCCGATCAAGCCGTCCGGCAAGTCATCAAACTGGGGTGCGTCCCGAAAAGCTGCTTCCATGGCCTCTGCAATCTCTTCTGCAACTTCAAAAGCCGCATCTTTGAGCGCCAACCGCAGCCCGTGCACACCATCCTTGGTGAGACGCGCGGCAAGGTCATCAGCTCGGTTAGGAAGCCGGGCAACAACAGACTTAATCTCACCGCCCATTGTAGCCAGTGCATCTTCCATCAGATCCCGACGTACCAGATTTCCAAGCTCCTCCTGCATTGTAAGGCGGAGCCGAAGTACCTTAAGCCATGTCTCCTGACGCTTGCCCTCGTTCAGGCTCTGCGGATCGGCACCGGGTATTGCCGGCATACTGCCCTCTGTCACGGACTGGCTTGTTGGTGACCTTTGAACAGCGGGGAGCTTGGTGGGCGCTTTCAACGGATTAGAAAACCGGGAGCGGATATGATCGTAATGGGCAAGCGAAAAGCATGTAATCCGCCCACGCCCATCCCGCTCAACCGGTAAGTTATGATTGTCTGCATAGTTGCGCACGTTCTTTGAAACAGCCGACTTAGAGACCCCATCGCGATCGGCAACTTGGACAAATGTTGCCATCACCAGAGGTGCATCATCCTGCATCTGAAAACCTCCGTTCTGGCAACCTTGGCAACCGGTTGCTGGCAACCCTAACAACCCTGACAACTCAAAATTTCAACCTGTAAAACTGGCGAACCCCCGGGAGCTGCGCCCCCCGCGTGGAAACGGTGTTTGGTACGGTCCCTTATTTCTCAGCCCGCCCCGCTCCGCTCAAAGCGAGCGGAGCAGCCGGTCGATTTCGTGTTCCAGCCGAGGATGCAGCTTCTCATCAGCTACACTTTCGAGCACGTCCAGGAACTCGTCTTCATGGTTTTGAACATCAGCAGCAGGGTTCGGTCCCCAAAGCTCGCGGACTGGAAGGCGCGCTGCGCTTGATCGCTTGAACACTCCAGCATGACCAGAGGCCATCGTAGCGAGGAATGTGCCTTGGTGTGTTCCCCAGTTTCGAACGGAAACTCCGTCTCGTGTCTGGCGAACGCTGCCGAGTTGGTAGAGCGGTATCCAACCAGAGCGCATGATGACGCTGGCTGTATCTGCGCCGGTGTTCACTGCAACGGTTATGCTGCGAATATCTTTTTGCCGCATTCCAGTAGAGGCTGCGGACTTTTGAATGACACGAGTTTTGGCAATTGCCGTCGTGTGTTTGAGGGCCCGAGCAATCGCTTTTCCTTTGATGTCTCCGGGTAGATTGCCAAGCCCCCGCATGAGATCATCCAGGTCTCGTTTGTCGAAGTTGACGGTGAACATTGCGAAGCCTTGTCGGTATCTCAATAAAAAACCGCCCTGTAGGTCTCCCTCAGAGCGGTCTTCTTGCCGCTGTCAGGCTGTCAAACGACGCGGGTCAATTCAAGCTGCTGTGCTTAATTTGAGTATTCTCGCGGCCTTCCGATCAAACTCAGGTGCTTGAAACTTCTTGAGTTTGTGAGTTTTCAACATTGGTAGCGCATCGCTTATGATTTCGAGCGCCGCGCACCAATAGGTGTAAGTTTCGAGCAAAAACTCCTCCAAATCACTCTCAACGGATAGGACATGTAACTCACAGGCCTGCCCAACACGGCAGCCCGGACCATCATAACCGTAAGGTTTGGGCAGCTTCGTACCGGGACGCACAAAGAGCTCCTCACCATCTACCTGCCAATAGCTCATCACCGTACGCCCAGTCCGATCGCGCTTTTCTTGCAGCTTGCGACCAGAAACAGCTGGCTTCTCCGGCTGCATCTGCTTGCTGCCGTAATAGACCAGCAATCCAGCCGCATAGGCGCAGTCATCGGACTGAGCTGCAAACCCCATCACCGCAGCATGCACAGCCTCGGCGTCCGGATGCAGATTTGCCGGTGAGCGCCCACCACCATCCACGAAGGTCCGCAGGTGCAGCAGCTGCTCAAGTGAGTTCAACGCACACCGGATATCGAAGTGACGAGCTTCATCGTTGCTTACCAGATCCAGATGGGCCTTCTGCTCGCCATAGGTCCAGTCCAGCAAGCTCACCAGATCAATTGTCCGGATTTCGTTCTGCTCTGCCTGCTCTTGTCTGAGCCGATCGATGTATTCCGGAGAAGCGCGCAGCGTTTGAACCATAATTGATCTCCTGCGAGTGTTTCAAGGGTACCGCGAGTGTTAAAAACAGACCCTCGCGGGCATTTTATCTTTTAATATCAATTGTTTTTATAACCCTCCGCGAGGGTTCAAGGGTTAGTTGACTAATTACGCATATGAGAAGTCTTTTCTTTCAAAGCTTAGTCCCCATTCCCCTATATATGCGCAGGCGCGCGCGATACCCTCGCGCCCTCGCGGTTATCCTCTAACCCATTCACGGCTTTACGAAATCCGGCGCGAGGCACAAGGCCTGACCCTCGCGCATACCCTCGCACCCTCGCGGGCTCAGATACAATCATCCCAAGGTCTCCCAACTCATCGTTTCAGGACGCATCTCAGCCGGCAGATTGAAGCGCACATTGGCGTACTTGCGGATGCGCGTCATCACCTTGCGCATGCCCGGCTTCTTCGGAAGCTCACGACCTAAAGCTGTTTCCGTAAAAGGCTTTAGGCCGGAAACTTCACACCATTTCTTATAGGTGTCATACATTGCTCGACCTGTAATGGAGGGCTCATTCGGGTCCTCTCCCGGTGGCTCTGCAAACTCCAAGCAGGCATCAACAAACTGCTGTATTGGATCCAGCTCGGTTTTGTAATCCTGCGTCAGCCCTTCCACGGCAGGTGGAACGTCCAGTCCATCCTCCATGTAGATCTGCAGCCCCTTCAGCATCCAGTTGAGAATGCCCGATCGCTCGGCTTCAAACTCCGCCAGCACCTCCGCCATGGGCCGCTTCTGCTCTTCGCTGATCCGTACCGACCACGGCACAATCAGCAAGCGCCTCCAGATCCCGTAGTCATTGCCCTTGATGAACGGCTTATCGTTGCCGCTCATGATCGCCTTGAAGATCGGCGTCATATCGAAGAAGCCCTGATGCAGCCGCCGCACCTGCATGGGCTCGCCGCCCGTCAGCGCCTTGATCAGCTCCTCCTTCACCGCCTCACCCTTTGGCAGCTCGGAGACACGCACCAGACGTTTACCCACCAGCGTGGCAAGATCGGGCGTTGCCTGGTCACCGCGCCGCTGGCCCGTGCCTGTCACGCTCTCCGGGTTCAGCTGACCGGCATAATCGCCCATCAACCCGCAGATCGCCTCCACGAAGGTGGATTTGCCATTGGCGCCATCGCCATAGAAGAACAGCAGCTTCTGTTCTGCCGTTAGACCCGTCAGACAATAGCCGGCATACACCTGCAGAAAACGCTGCACACCCACATCGGGCTGGAAGAAATCCAGAAACGCCTGCCACTGCGGACATTCTGCTTTCGGGTCAAAATTCACCGGCGCGCATTTGGAAAGCCGCATGGCCCTGTTGTGAACAACAGACTCCGGCACCATCACCTGCCCGCCTTCTCCATCAGGTTCAGGGTGCAGCTGCAGCGTGGCCGTGCGCGTGTTGAATACAAGGCCATCCTCATCCATCTCTTCGGGCGCATAGGTCACATGCGGCAGAGCCTGCACAATCATGCCCTTGATCTTGTTGGAATTACCGCTGGAAACCGCAAACTTCTTGCGCGCTGTCCGCCTGCCAGAGCGCGCCTTTTTCACGTCCTCCGCATCCTTCAGCAGGGCTTCCTGTTCTTTGCTCAGCGAAACATCTGCTGTCGCCCGTGGCACCGCCTTGGCTTTGTCCAGCACCAGCTCCTCCCAGGGCTCATAGCCAAGGTAATCCAGCTCTTCTTTGATCAGCTCCGCCGTGCGCTGCGCATAGCGGGTCATCACTTCCTCACCGCCGGTTAGATCCCAGTGGGTGCCTTTGAAGGTATAAAACCCAACCTCCCGCACATGCAGAAATTCCTCGCCAAAATGCTCGCGAAGCCGCTTGGCATTGCCCGTATCATTCTGGTCATAAAGGGCGCAGCGCGAGAGTTTTTCCGCAAACTCAGTTGAAAGTGGGGTGATGAGGGGATCGTCGCTTGGCTGCATAGCCTCTTCAATCGCTTGGCTCATGGTGCTCATGCTGCATCCCTCCCGTTCGCCAGTATCCAGTCATTCATGTCCATGCCGAGCGGCGGCCATAAAATCCGCGCTGATCGCTCTTCAAACCGCAGCCGACGCACAGAGCGCTCCAATTGAGCTTTCAGGGCTTCAAGATCCTTGGTGTCACTGTCCGCCAAAACAATCATGGACCGCGCCTCAAACGGCAGAAACGCGCGGTGGCTGGCCATATCCGGTTGCCGCGTTGGCAACAGATGACCAGTGCGCTCCGGATGCGGCTCGCAGATCCCGTCCGGCTTGCCAGCACCGACCAGATTGCCAAGCGAGCCCGCACACCAGCACGAAAGCCCAAAGGGCATACAGGACAGGCAGGTCTCAACCCCCTCACCCAGACCCATCACAGGCGCAGGCGGGCCAAGCCGCAAACTGGCACCCATGTAGGGCCCACGGATCTTTTTGGCTGGCAGTTTGGTGCCATCCTCAAGGCTCAGTGTGATCTTCCCGCTGCCATCTGATTTCAGCCAGGTCTGGTGAACAGCGGCAAACCGGCCATGCTTGTTCTGAAAAGCCGCCAGCAGCGCCGGCCCGCGATGGATGATCTCAAAGCGATCTTTCTCTATCTCTGCCCAATACGGCAGATCCGCAGCAAACCGCAGCACAGCACCGGGCAATAGCACATCCCCCAGCCCACGTGCTTCACGCAGATAGGTTTCCGCCACACTGCCCGCCAGCTCCCGACCGCTAGAGAAGATTTTATGTGCCGCCTGCCGCGCTTTCTCCTGACTGTTCGCTGCTCGGGCATCTGCCAGACGCTGGTTGTCCTGCACCAGCTTTTGCTGTTTTTCCTGCCAGCGCTGATCACGGGCTACCTGAGCCCCGCCAAGCGTTTCAACAGCATCTGCAAAGCTGGAGTACCCCTCAAACTCCATCATCCAATCAATGACGGACCCGGAGCGACCGCAGGCCGTGGAGTAGCAGCGGAAACTGTTTTTCTCCGGATCAAACACAAAGCTGGCATTGCGATCATCATGGTCGGGAAACGGACATTTTCCGGAATACAGCCGACCAGATTTACGTAGCGTGGTGTGCTGGCAAATACGCCCGTAAAGATCCGCAGATTGCTTCAACCGCAACAATTCAAGAGTGGAATACCGCATCACACCAGCCTCCCTTGTTTGGGAGGACGCGGCGGCGGCGGCGTGCGCTTGGCTGCCTCAACATCCGCCTCATACTGCTTGGCATGGTCCGGACAGAACCACAGCTGCTGACGCTTGCCAGCATCATCCACGGTGTAGCCACGAGAACCCCAGGTTGTGCAGCCCTCTGCCATGCAAGGGTGCTCAGAATGGCCAGTGGAAGTGGTTCTGGGTGTTTTCCTACGATCAATCTTGAGGGTCATGCGGCGCACCTCTCAACATTTACGGAATGCCAGAAAGGATCATTGTCGTTAGAACTTGCGTATGAATGATGCAAGTTGCGAGTAAAATATTGATACCTTGGGAAATGAAAATCACTTTGCAGTACATTGTCTTGGCGGCAATTGGAGTAGCTATTGGTTGCTTTTATGGCGCTGCAACTATTTCGACTTGGGGGGGTGGAGTACCTGAGAACGCAATTGTTATCCAATATTCTGAAGAGACGTTTTATCGGGAATGGGTGTCTGCTCTTGGAAGTTATGCGGGTGGTTTGATTGCACTTATCGGCATTGCGGTCGCATGGGTGGGAATCAAATCTCAGCTTCGCAAAATGCAACAGACAAATGCTATTGCTGAGCTGACGCATACCTTCAAAGCGATACAGTTTATTGATCAAGAACATAGAAGAAACCAGGCTCCAGAGCTCTACATCAATGCTATGCTGCGGCACTATCGAGACAAAACCCCTTGGCAACGGGCTTATCTGCCAACTGATGGTGGTCCTGATTTTGCTGAATTGATCACTTATAGAAACAACTGGCTTCATGATCTGCAAAACACAGCAGATGAAGCTAACGCCTGCCTCCCGATAAAATTCATACATAGACGAAACGCACTTATCGAAGCATTGAATGCTATGTTTTTCAGCAACTCTAAGAGTAGCGATCCAGCGCATTCTCTTTCTTACGATTTCGCCGCCGGCAATCTCGAAGTAATTCAAAACCATTTTAGTAGAATGAGTGCAGTTGACACTGCTTGGTACAATTATTTTGTATGCCTTGTTTTTTGGAAAAAACAACTTGAAGAGCAGCAAACCGTTGCTTTCAATCTCGATAGAGTTGAGGCTCAAATGCCTCCACTTGGTAAATAGCAACCCAGCATTCTTTTTAATTATGTCATTGAAAACTAGGTAATTAGCATGACAAAACGGCTTGGTTTGACCGGCGTCCTTTTTGGCTTTGTAATTTTGGCTGGAGCAGTTGGATATTGGGGGATATTGCTGGCAGACCTCACTCTCAACAGAATTGGCTTTTGTGAGATAAAAGGTGAAGCAGTTTCGACCTTCGAATGTACAAGAGAGTGGATTGGAGCAACGAGTGGTTGGGCTGCCGCAATCGCTGCTGGTTGTACAATATATGTACTTATTGACCACTCCAAAGAGTTGCAAAAAGGAAACCACTTCTCTCGTTATTCTCAACTCGCCCAAATTAAAGGTGAACTGATGCCAGAGTTTGATTTGGGCACATTCTGGAACAAGCTTTACACCAATGAGCTCAAAATAACGGGTCGGACTTATCCTAATGATGACATCATACACGAGTTTCTTGGCTTGCTGATCCAACTCTCGGATAGCCTTAGAAGTAATCGAGAAAGTGCCAATAGATTTCTTCCAGAAGAAGTTCTTGAAAATCGGAAGGCACTTGAAAACTATTTGAGAGCATACATCGAAGGATGGAAGATCCGTGAATTCTTGAAGGGGAACGAAGAAGGAAATCTCGGATTGACAGAAAAAAGGACTCGTGTCTTTGTTCGACATTTGCGAAAAGCTGCAAAAATAACCGATCCTAATCAAATTGTTGGGCCTAGTGAGATTCATTTCCTTTATCTCATCATTCAAACGTTTAGAGAGTTCACTAGCCAATGTGTCACTTTGCATGACGCACTCAAGCTTGAAAGAATACGGAATGCTGAGGAAGTAGGCTATCACGACCCCACCTCCTTCACTCGCAACCCGCGATAAGTAACCACGCGGGCTTTGATTTTTTGGAAGTTGTAGTCCTGTGAGAGGTGGAGCATGGCGCGGCCGAAGGCGGTCTCGGAGATGATGGGGTGGCCTTCTGTGAGGGCCCAGTCTTTGTAAGCCAGGAACATGGCTCGGGCGGTTATGGTGTAGCCCGCTTCCAGCTGGCAGCCCTCTTCTATGAAGATGCGCAGTTGATTTTCTGATGATGCGACGATGCCAGTCGGAATATCGACTTTGCGTGGGGTGAAAGAGGAGACCATAGGAAGCTCCAGCTTCTCCCAAAGCTCGCAGGCGGCGCGTGGACCGGAGATTTTTGCTGCGATCTCTACCAGTCTGGATTTATTGGCAACCTCTGTCAGGCTACCAAGATCAGCGCGATCAACCAGTCTCTCTCTGTTTGGGGTATACGCTCCAGTTTTGCGGATGCTCGGCAGAACGTCGTGAGCAAGCCAACGTTTGAAGCGTTCAGCCTCAGGTTTGCGTGAGCGGAAAATCAGGCGATACAATCCCGGTTCAGAAACGATGGTTACTTTCTGTGCTCCTGAAGGGGTACCTACAGTATAGGTACCCCTCTCATCATCATCGAGGAGATCGATGGAGTTGCGAGCCTTCTTAATGTCCAAGCAGCCGCACACGTCCTTGCCAACAAACCACGGCTCCCCCTCCAACTTCACGATACGAACCAGATTATCTTCGAAATCCATATTGATCAGGTCATTCATGAAACTGCTCCTCGATTTTGCTGCGCGATAGTTTCATCAAGGGGGCCCACAGTATGGGCCCCTTTGATCGAAGAAGCGCTATTTGTGTTTAGCGCTGGCTCATCTTTAAGGGGATGAGTTGAACTCACCTCCTCGGCACCTTGGGTTGGTAAAAGCGTGCGGGTGGAGTGCCACGCGGATTGGGTGTGGGTGAAAATCTCTTTGTGGTGGGTGTGAAGAAGGGATTGCAGGGTCACAATGGACTGCACCGCCTCACACTGATGGGGAGGCAGGTTGTTGCCGAGCGCGTTCATGGCGTGCAAAAGCGCGCCAAACTGGGCCACGGCTAAATCAATACTTTCAAGGGAAGTTCGAAGTTCACGGCACGCACGTGTCGCGTTATCTGCCAGCACTACCATGGCAAATCTCCTTGTATCGAGTTGAACCCGACCACAAGAGAGACCAATCTCTGGCGGCCAGACGAACAGGATTGGTCTTACCGCTACAAGGAAACGGCGCGCGTGAGCGCTCCCGCCCGTCTGACCATAGAAAAACCGCGTCCCATAAGGAAACGCGGCGCATGACGTGCGCCTTGTATCGGAAGGGAGACCAATCCCCGCACGCCTTTGTGTGACGCGCTCACCAGCAAACCACCAGCTGAGCGGAATCATGGCCTGATTTGTACCTGTTGTCAACGCAGATGGAATCGCGGATAGGTGGTGCTTACAAATTAAGCGCCTTAAAGGTGTGCCGCTATCGGAGAGTTGTACATGCCCACTTTTGAAGAGATGAAAAAATACATCAGTCATGACCCTAAAAAGTGGAATGGATGGCGTACTTTTGAAAACACGAAACGCGGCTATAAACCGGAAAAAGATGGACGAATAATTTACACCTTTGAAGATGAGGTGGTTGATCTTCCTGCTGAAAGCATTGATTTGAGTTGCTGCCGGTACTTCAATGTCGACTTTGTCACCCCCCATGCCGTAGAAACGGACTTTACAGACGCAGAGTTTGATAGAAGCACATTCAAAGTTCTGACAATGCGCAGCGCCACTTTTTTTCGAAGTAAACATCACCGAACTGAGTTTACAGACAATGATTTTGAAGACGTGCTTTTCAAGAATAGTGAACTGACGAAATGTAGTTTTGAAAATGTGAAATTCGCAAAGTGCAACTTGGTGCAGTGCGAAGCTTTCGAAAGCAACTTTAGTGGTTCGGAAGCCGTGAATACAGACTTTGAAGGTTGCAGACTTCACCAAACCACTTGGTACAAAACTGTCTATGATGAGTGTAATTTCGCTAAAGCACGCTTCGGAGCAGCCCAACTCATCAACGCTAAGTTTTATCATTCTATTTTCGATGACGCTCAGTTCGCGAAAGCGACAATAACTGGTGGGCATTTCAAGTACGGCAGAGCCCTTTCTGCAAACTTTCAAGCTGCAACAATCTCTGACTGCGACTTCGTTCAAGTTGACCTCAGAGGTGCTAACTTCACGAAAGCAGAAATCGACAACGTTCACTTTGGTGGTTGTGATCTGAGAGGAGCGAACTTTGTTGGAACTGGTATCTGGGGACCGGAGCAATTGCCAGGAGCAAGGGTTGACGAGACAACGATATTCCAAGCAAGACCTCAAGATAGTTTGAAAGAGGCTCCGTCGAAAGATGAAGTAACAGAGAGCGCCATTTTCTCTGCAGACAATCCAAACGCTCTCGATCTCAGCGAAGTCAGTGCCAGTCAACCACTTAAAACAGACAAAGGAACCCTTGATCACCATCAGGTTATGAGCGTCAACACCCCTGTCTATTTTACCAAGGCAGACGGAACAGACACTCAAATTACTCTTGCTAGTATCGCGATCGCCATGCGCGGGAAGCAGAATGCTATCCCTGAAATATTTGAGAGAGTGATCAAAGCCGCAGAAAACGGCGAAGACATTCGTTTCAAAGACAAAGAAGAAGAGTGGCTTGAACTTCTTACGGCTGACTGGATTGCACCTGAAGATAAAGAAGCCTGCTTTGAAGCAATTAGAAAAGCTATGACAGAAGAGCACGCAGCTCCGTACTTCGGCAGCTTGGAATGGTTGACGCCAGAAAATCTTGAAACAATACGTGAGGGCCTGCTTTTTTGCCAAGAACTTGGAAATGGAAATGTAGTGATCGGTGCTTTTAAAGCTGGCGCTAGTGTTTTCTCTTTTGGCATCTTTCCGGTCGGACTTTACCATGTACATAAAATAATGGATGTCCTTACGAACAGGTTTGCAGCTGCAGATAGACAACGCGACAAAGAGCTGGAAGACAGCTAGATGACTGCTTTGCCCCCTGCTCCACCGAGACCTTTCCGCTCTTACCTGCCAGGACAGCTGCGTGGGTTTGGGTTTGTTTTTGCGGGTAATTTGTGGAGTTTGGGTGTCTATCTGATTTATCAGGGCAGCGCGCTGCGGGACTGGTTTCTGGCTGGGTTTCTCTGGATTGTTGGGGCGGTTATCGTTTACTGGCTGGCAACGCGGATTGAGCCCGTTTTCAGCCCGCTCAAAGCCCTGCTGGTCACCCTTTTCTTTCAGGTGCAGATGTTCGCCGCCATCGCCCTCATCCGCGTTAGCCTGGCGGATTTCGAGATTGAGGCCCTCAACCAGCTGAGCATCACCCAAATGGTTCTGGCCGTCTACATCCTCATGATCCCCATAACCCTCCTCACCGCTTTCATAAGCTGGGTGAGGCAGAGCAACGACTGAATTCTTTTCACTGGCGACAGACTGGACACACCTCCACAAACTGAGCGACAGTTGCGCCATTGAAAACACTAGGAGTTCTTGAGCAAATTGATGGTTAAAACTAGTGTGCCCCAAAGCGACCAAACCACCATCGAACCACCTCAAGTTCTGAGCAAAACTGCCCTTACAAAGAAGTACGTTGCTGTTATCGCCTTCATCATTGGTGGACGGAGTCTCTGGACACTTTATCCGAAGCTCTCTGGCCCGCTCACTGCACTTCAGTTGGTTATGATCATCGGCTGCTTGACTGCGATCGGCCTTGGTGCTTGGCTTTGGCCTAAGAAGCTCAATATCATCAACCTGCTTAGCCTGGTTATTCTGGTGAACGTTGGCTTGGCAGTCGTCGTCATAGCCTTTGGCGTTCCGCTCTTCTTCCTGACTTACTTTGAGCTCATTGATGAATGGGCCGTTGAACCCGTAACTCTGTATGGTCTGGTGATCACCAGCACTGCTGCCTATATGGTAATCAATATCTTTCGTGCGCCTTAGCATCACGCAGCAGCCCTCCAATTGTCATTGGACGACCGGCGTCCTCTGGTTGAAGACTCAGAGGCATGCAGCATAGTGTGCAAGACAGTTACTTTGTGCTGTTTTGAGAGCTGAGATTGATGGCGAAGTTTAAACTTCCTTCCCCGCAAACAACAAACTTCTGGGTCGCTTTGGGCTACGGCTTTGCGATCGCAGCCGTTTGTGCGGTTATCATTGGCGTTGGAACTTTTGCGTATCTGAGTGAAGTGAAGTGGGCTTCCTTTGAATACTGGGGCTCTAGCTCTGTCAGCGGCAGTGAAGACTTCAAAACAGTACCACGCTCGACTGTTTTTAGAGATGTAGGTGGAACAGCTCTTGCTGTAATTGGTCTCATTTTGCTGACTTGGCGTTCTATTGTCTTTCATCGGCAATTGAAGCTTAGCGAAAGAGGGCACAATGCCGAACGCTTTCAAAAGGCAGCCGAAAAGCTCGGCCACCAAAAGCCATCTGTAAGAGAGGCCGGCGTTCACTCTCTTACCCAACTGGCGATGATTGACCCCGATGAATTTTATGAAGGCACTCAAAAACTGCTTTGCACGTTCATTCGCGAGCAAAGTTGGGAGCGTTACAGAGAAGAAGAGCTCTCTAAAAGAGTGGCAGAAAAAGAAGCTATACAGCCCCTCGAAGAGACTGAAGAGCTTCCGGGGAAGTTTCACCCCTTGCATTCTGAGCTTTGGGAAGCACTTCAAAGCATAGCAATTTTGAAAACAGAGCTCGATCCAAACATGGAGAGGATTGATTTTTTGCAGGTCTCTGATGCTCTTTTTGAACATCTGAACTTTGAAAACACAGACTTCTCTCATTTCGTGTTGGAAGGAACATTGTTTCAGCATACAAACTTGGAATACTCTAAGTTTGATGATGCGAACTTGGAAAACACCAAGTTTCCAGAAGCAAATCTCGAAGGCTGTACTTTTAAGAACGCAGAAATGACGGGTGCTCGTATCGAGCCAAAATGGCAAGAGCTTTTTAGTGATGAACAACGAGCACAAATCCGTTGGATTAACGAAAACGGATTTGAAATCCCCTTCATTCCTGATCCCGCCTAACACCCTCACGCCACTGCCCTCCTTGCATTCACCAGCTCACTTGGGCGTGGTGCGCCGACCTGAGTGCAGTAGCGGTTGACAGCTCGGCAGACGACGTGGACACTGACGCCGGAGGCGGTGGCGATGCGCTCGTAGTTCCAGTGGAACTGGCAGCTGAGGCCGTAGTAGAAGCAGCCACGGCAGAAGACATCTTTTTTGCGTTTGCTGTTTGAGGTGAACAGGCGGCCCACGGGCACCTTGCAGGTTTTGGCCACGCCAGCTGCAAAGGTCTGCACCTCCTCTGGCAGTGCCTTGTACAAGCGGATTTGTGGGGTGAGATGCGCGTTCAGGCTCTGCACCGGATGCAAGGGCACTCCGTTTAGAACAGGCACGCCGGACAGGATGAGCCGCTCGGCTGTCTCTGTCTTGATCACTCCTTCAATATCGCCCTCTGAACAGCCATAGATGCCTGCGATCGCCCGTGGGCTCATGTTGTTGGCATGATGCTGCAGAATTCTGCGGCGGATTTTGGGGGACTGGATCATTTTACGCCCTCCCGCTCGATGGCCTCGCAGGTTTTATCCAGCTTGACGGCCACGCTGATCAGCTCTGCGATTTCCTTGCGCAGGTGGTGGCGCTTCACTTCATCAGCAGAGACTTTGCCGTCGTCCTTCAGGCATTCGGCCACGCGGGAGATCACATCAGAGAACTCTTTGGAGAGCTGGCCCATGTTGCCGATCCAGTCGGGCTCGGCGGCTTCTCGTGGGAGTTTGACCAGGGCGTGGCCGCTCATGCGTGCCAGGATGCGGGTGAGCACGGGATCGGCGGCCTCATGTTCCAGATCGGCAATCACGTCCACCGGCATGGCATCATGGCTTTGCTGGTTGCCATAGCGGGAGAGCTGGCACGGTGCCACACGAGTGACCATGCTGGCCGCCTCCACCCCGCCATTCAGCTTCACCAGAGCTTTGGAGTAGGCAAACAGGCGGGAATAATCAGATTCCGGCAGGGTGCGACTGGTCTGTGAGCGGGACATGCAAAACTATCCTTCAGTGTTTCGCTGACAGCGCCCAGTCAGTCTTGCAGACTGACCGTCCAAAGCAGCGGAGCCGAGCTGATGCAGGCAGAGAAATGGAATTTGGAAAAACTGGAGCGCGATGCTGAACGGCAGAACCATGAATGCCGGCGACAGATGCAAAGCGCCCTCGCTGCCTGCCGGTTCGCCCGGTGCTTTTCGGGCAAGGTCAGAGAGGAGTGTCATCGCGGCGCTCCTCTCCGTCTTCTGAAGCATGCTTCCAATTGAAAAGCGTACGCGGAACGGAAAAGCCTTGGGACGCTCCCATACTGTCCAGCGCATCAAACCAGGCCGCGGGAAAGACGCCCTTGCCTTCGGCGGCATAAATTGCGGATTGCTTGACGCCCAAAGCCGACTTAACAGCTTCGCGGCCCAGTGATTGGAGAACTTGCTTTGCATCGGTCATGACGCGTAACATTACAAATATTTTGTTATATCACAAGTACAAAATAAAAAAGCTTCCAATTTTTTTGTAATCTGGAATCTTTAAGACCATGAAAGAACCAGAAGAATCCTCGACCAAACACGTTGCCGAGCGCCTTAAATGGCTCAAGGAATACTATGACTTGAGCACAAAAGAGCTCGCGAGCAGTGTAGGCGCGAGCTACACCCAGATGGCAAACTGGGAGAATGGCACACAGCGCCTTTCCCTCAAGGGTGCACTGGCCATTAACGACACTTACGGCACCTCATTGGACTTCTTGTTCATTGGGAGAGTTGAGGCATTGCCACAGAAGATCGCGAAAGCCTGGACATCCAGACCACGCGAGAGCAGCTCTAATAAATCGAGCGATAGCCCTGTCGAATAAGCGATAATTATCAGTCTTCTCAATCTACATTCATCTCGCATAACTCAACCCTTAAAATACGGAATAAGGGCTGAGTTATAAAATGTATGCAGATAGAATATTTAGAAGCAGAGGCTATAATAATTGTCACAAAGCGCCATCCGCACATCCTGAAGAACAAGCTTATAGGTAAATGGCGTAGGAGCGTCATCCAAACTCAAATTAAACTCCTTCATTTTAAGCCCTTGAACCACAACATCATTTAAGAGCTCTGGATCTCTCTTATATTTTTTTCGAAATTGATTGTATTCGAGCTCAAGCTTCTCCGTTTTCCCAAACGTAAGCCACCAACTTACATCAGCCTTCACGTATTTTTGCAGAAGAAAATAGAAGTCTTCGCCTATATGAAAGTCATTCGCCTCCACTACGAGAGTTTCTGACTTCGCAGAGTAGGTCAGCGCAGAGGAAGTCATACCTGCAGCCGAGCGGTCAGCACCTCCAGTCAGTAGAGCTAATTCAATGTCGACTTTGGGCTGCATTGAGTTAATTAACTTTGCTAATGAAGTCAGAGATCTTGCTCGCTCAATAGAGGTCCAATCACCAATTCCAACCTCCTTAAAAATTAAAATCACCTCCCCGTCTTCATTTTCCTCATCTTCAAACTTGTAGTAGCCACCACTCACGAATTGCAACGGCATTAGGTTGTGCTTTTTTAGGTCTGAAGGGGTCTCTACCTTCACAAGCTGACTTGAGAAACTCAAATCCTCACATTTTCGGCCCAGATACTCAAATGCAGCAGAAAGACTCTTTGCACTATAGAGAAAAACATCACCATTCAGGCTCTGTATTTCCATTCCACCCTGCACCTGCTTTATGCCCTCTACGGGATAGGAGGAAGGTCTCGAAGCCTCTTCATAAGTAGATAAAACAATACTGCCACGATAGCGTTCTGCCCGTAAACTAAGGTGGCGAGCCTCCTCATCATCAACTTGAAATAGAAAGCTCATAAATTTCGGATCCCGCGCAGTTCTATGGCTATACTCCTCAAGGCCCAGAAGGGAGAAGTTATATCGAGCAACAATCCCGCTAGTGCAGGAAATAGCTAACGGCAACGGGAAGTCGGTGTGCCCCGTGGGCTCAATCACGACGGACGCCGTTGCGCGCGGAAGCGGAGGCGCAACCTCAAACGCATCCGAGTACGCAGCAGTCAAAAATAAAATCAATGAAGTTAATGCGATAGCTTTCATAAGCGCCCCTTAGAATTTAGGGGTAACTTTAGTAAATTTGCAGCATCTCGGCACAATGAAAAATATTCAACTACAAATATTTTGTATTTTGTATATTGACAATACAAAATATTTGTAATTTCATACAGAGGGCAATCGGACAACTTTTTTGGTCTGAAAACACATTTTCCGAAGTGCCTGCCATGCAGTTCCCTACGCTAGGCAGGTGACAGGCGCGGGCACTCCCTCCAACCCTTGTGCCCGTGCCACTTGTTTCATGCGCTCAGGAGATTTCTGCATGAGTTCATATCTGACAGTTGCTTCACACAACACCGGCCCACTCCTGCAACCAGGACAAGTGCCCACAAACACCACTGCTGAGCAACAAGGCCACAAGCTGCTCGACAAGATCGCCCCAAGCTTTGGCGAGATTGCGTTGAAGCGAGAAGACCTGAAACAGGTTCTGAAAGATACTCCGGAGGACAGCCCGGCAGTCGTCGCCCAGATCCGCAATTTGCAAGATTTTTACCGCGACGGCTGGCAGCTCTGCCAGGTCACTCTCAACAAGCTGGGTCGGGGGTGATCATGAAAGAGCCCACAAATCTCATTCCCCTGCCTGAGCGCTGTTACATCAACCTGACGCATCCATCTTCATCAAGGCTTACTTGGCGATCGGTCGGCATCGTTCTGGGCCGCGTGGCTGCTCTGCCGAACCTCACTGATATGTTCCTTTCTCAGGCCCAGTTCAACTTGCTGTCAGCTCGATTTACACCGCGCCCTCTCCAGCCGTTGATGATGACCTCCGGCCTACAGGTGATCTTGGCCAATCTCGCTTATGTGGAGACAGACTGCGATAGCGGCCAAACAACACTCCAGAGACCTCAAGGCGGGCTATGCGAGCTTGCCAAGGCTTTAGGTGAACTCATCCCAAGGCCAGCGAAACTTTCCAGGGCAGAGAGCAGCAAACTTGAAGAGATCCGACACGCAGCGACCATCACAGCTCTCAACCAACTCTCCCGCAGAAGCCTGACAGGCCCAACACTTCCCCTTGCGACCACCATCAAGCCTAAGAGCCCAGAAATGGCGGCTATGGACTGGGCTGAGGCGATGGAAAGCTACGTTTCCAGTCTCTCATGTGGCAGCGAAGCTGCAGCTTAGGTGAAGATGTGAGAAAGTCCGCGATCCTTATCGATGCAGATGTGAGCACAGAAGAGCTCATCAAAGCGCGTGGGATCGCGGCGACCATCGTAAAGAACTATGGTCCAGATTATCTCCCAGTCTTCAATCGTGTCCATGAACTTATTGTGGAGCGAGAGCAGCAGCAAAAGGAACTGGACCTTGCTCTGCGCTACGCACTGCCCGGTACCTAAAGCGCAATTTTCCTGATTGCCTGTAGTTTCAGCTCCAAGCTTCCGCCCGGACCATATTTGGGGCGATTGTAGGCGTGGCCCATCAACTCAACCCTGATGCGCTCATCCACCCCAGCTTCCAGCAGGTTTTCTTCAAACGCATGCCTGAGCGAGTAAACCGTATGCCGCTCGCTTTCTCGCAGGCCGTTCTCCTCCAGATATTTATTGACGGTATTGCTCCACAGATCTGAATTCAGGAAGTATCTCTTCACGCCTCCAGCATCTTTCAGTCGCTGCGCCGCCTCCAAAGACACTCCGGTCAACGGAATATCGCGGGCAGAATGCTCGGTTTTGAGTTTTCGCTGATATTCACCGCCCTGATAGGCGCGAATCTCGAAGTATGGAATCGGCCCCTCAAGCATCAGGTGCTCAGGCAGGCTGCCGATAAGTTCCGATGGGCGAACTCCGGTATTGATCATAAACAGAAAAGCATCGCGGGCTTCATCATTGAGGCCATCGAGAGCACCTTGCGCTAAAACTTCTTTGCGCATCCATTCTGGAGAAAAGGCCGCGCGAGGTGCTGTCATGGTCTTTTTAACGCGCATACCAGCAAAAGGATTATCCAGGTCCAGTTCGTGCATAAGCCCGTAGACCTGAAAGATCTGCGCAAGGTGACCAATATCTTTGTTTGCTGAGACGGAGGATTTGCCCTCATTCAACAAACGATCCACCCACCATTCACGCAGCCTCTTTGCATCATTGCGTCCCATATCAAGGATGGGCTTGTCTCCGACCAGAGCAATAAGGTTGTTGATGGCCTTCAGGCGCGGATTTCTCCATTTGCGCACCTGCTCTTCATTCATGCCGACGCGCTGGTCTTTCGTGAAGTCAAAATACTCCTCAAAAGCAAGACTAAGCCTCTTGGGAGGGATTTTGGCATTTCCCAGCAATGCTGGCACCAATGGGTCTTCTTTCGCCTCCAGAGCCCCTTCCAGCTTTATGAGGCGATCAATGAGGTCTCGCGGATTGCTGGAGATAAGATCTTCCATAGGCGCGTAATTGAAGCCGCTGGCATACGCCAGCTCCCGTAGCGCACCAGCAAGCGCATCTGCATCCTCAACATTACCGGCCTTGAGAGCTTCCCAATAAGAAATGAGCTGTGCCTCGATCGGTCCGGCTTTGGTAAGCGCAATCTCATGACTGTCTGTATGGAGAGCTATCGTGACCCGGGAACGCGGATCAAACTTCTGGTACCTCTTGGGCACCCTTTTGACGAAATAATATCTGCCACGATCACACGCAACTCCCATCACGACACCCTAAATGTTACGGGATTTGTTACGGGATTTGTTACGGGATTGCCGAATCGCCGTCAAACACGCAAACGCACTATTTTTATAAGCGCTTGATATATAAGAGGTATTTAGATTTTTGGAGAGAAAAAGTGGCGATCCCTGCAGGATTCGCAAAATCTAGGGTTTCTGCGGGTTTCAGCGAATGTTAGGGGCAAATTTGCCAAAATTGCGCCTTTGAAAACTCTAGCGAATTTGAGGCCGATCCCTAACAGATTTTGCGTGCCGATTGTCTCTGTAATCTGATCGCAGAGCGCCTAACCTACAGCACTCATTCTGATGAGGTAGACTGTCCGCCAGAGTACTTAGCAACTTAAAATTACTATGTTCATCAGCAACAAAAAACCCCGGCGAAATGAACCGCCGAGGTAGATTTTTGAGGTTCACACCGAAGACTTAAACGAAGGAAAAATCATCCTGATGCAAGTCGGAAAGAGTGACACCCTCAAGAGTAATCGACGTGTCTTCGTCAATTGTGATTACCGTATTCGCACTAACTTGCTGAGCTACAGCAAGCACTGCATCAAAATCAGTAAAGATAGATGCTGCAAACTCAATTATGTCAGAAGCTCCGTCCCCAGCAGCAAAGTCTTTGATAACATTGTGGCCGGTTTGTCCTCCTGCAAAAACAAACATATCATTGCCCTCACCGCCAGTGAGAGTATCGTCGCCGGCTCCGCCAATAATGGTATCTTCACCACCATTACCGTAGATCACATCTGCACCGTCGCCAGCTTGAAGAGTTTCAGCAGCGGCGCTACCAATGAGTTCAAGAGCTGGCATGTCAAAGGTCTCTAATACTGACGAGCCTTCTGGTTCATATACAGTGCCATCTGCACCGACATAATTGCCTTCTGAATTGGGTGTGTAGACATAGGCCGAGCCAGAATTCTCTCCCCTGTCGTCATCCAAATAAGCGGTAACGATGATAGTACCGTCGCTCGTGATGGACACCGCTCGTCCAAAAGAGTCTCCTTCTTGTCCGTCAATGGCGGAGAGTACAAAGCGTGTGTAACCGCCCTCATCGTCTGGTACGTGCACAAAAGCTTTACCAGTATTGGAGCTATCATGTGGGACGCCTGAGACAATTACCCCATCTGCATTCATGTCAAGAGAAGCACCTCCACTTAAACTAGATATGGTATAGTTTCCCTCACCATCTGGCTCATAAACATAGATTCTTGAGAGGCCTCCCACAACAATAGTCCCGTCGGCAGCAACCGCAACATTCCGCCCAAACAAGCTGTCAGGTGCAGGTCTGTTAATCACCATCTCGCTGTAATTACCTTGCCCGTCCGGTGTGAAAATGGAAACAGAAGTACCGTTGCGTACAGAGATTATACCTTCTTCATTAATGTGAACGCCTCCATTCCCGCTGCTCGCATATCCAGAAACTGGGATGTTGAGTTCGTCATACCCACCTTGTCCGTCAGGTGTGAAGACATAAATCCGGTCATATGATCCTTCAAATGCGGTAGCAACGATTACCCCATCATCATTGATGACAAGATTTCGTCCGAGCCAATCATTAGTGAAACCACTAGAAGCAATCAGTTTAGTCTCATCATAGCCACCTTCTTCGGTTGGAGTGTAGACATAGACTGATCCGGAGTTTTGGCCCTTATCGTCATCTAAATAAGCACTTACCGCAATAACACCATGATTATTAATCACCGTGGTGATGCCAAAGTTGTCTGACTTGGCTCCGTCTGAGGCAGTGATTTTGGTCTCAGATAGCCCGCCTTCGCCGTCCGGCGTATAAACGTAGACTGAGCCAGATGACGCACCCCTATCATCATCTGAATCTGCTCCAACAACAATTACACCATGATCGTTGATCTGGGCAGAAATACCAAAAGAGTCTCTGCGAGCACCGTCTGATGCCCAAATTTTCTGAGGAGCAATTAATACTTCACTTTCTCCATTAATAGTCACTGTCACGGTTTCAGTAGAGCTCTCTCCAGCTGCATCTGTCACTGTATAGGTAAAGGTATCTGTCGCAGTCTCACCGGCTTCGAGGTGATCAAACTTCCCATTTGGATCATATGAGAAAGTGCCATCCGCATTTACTATCACGCTGCCAATCGTGCCGGACGTATCTACTGTAAAGCTGTGAGTATCGTTGTTGTCTGGGTCGGTAAAATCAGGGAGTATGACTATCGAAGTGCTCTCATCAGTCTCAACTGCCACTGCAGCAGCTATGGGGCCGTCATTATGCCCGGTAATAGTTATCGTGACCGTTGATGTAGAGCTTTCACCTGCAGCATCTGTCACCGTGTATGAGAACGTATCAGTCGCCGTCTCGCCAGCAGCGAGGTAATCAAACGCAGTTCCTGGATCATAGTGGAACGTATCATCACTGACCACAGTGCCAGAACCAGTCATTTCGTCTGTGTTTAGGGCTAGGGTATGAGTATCGCTGAGATCAGAGTCCTGAAAAATGACTCGAATTGAAGTTACCCCGTTCTCATCGGTATTGACTAAGACGGGAGAGGAAACTGGTGTGCTGTTTGGCATTGAAATTACTCCAAAAAATGCATTCGCATTTTAGGAGTGGAACGCTTGCGCAAAACTTGAGGTTGTACCCTTAGACTTGCCTAGTAGACAAAAACAGCAAGTGCCTAGGCGTTTAATACGCAAAATGGCGCTGCGATAGCAAAGTGGTTAAACTACCCACCACCTACCAGCAACACATACTCCTCACGAGTCGTGCATTCACCAGCTCTGAGCGTATTCTCTAAGTTGCGAACTTAAGTAGATAAGGCCCCTTGCGCGACCTCGAGGTGAAAGAGATTTTGCTCAGCAACTCAGGATAAACTTTGGTCGCCAAAAGTTATACGAACGACCCATTTTGATTGTATTATCAAGAATCTCCGGCGGGACTATTACCGGAAATTCTTTAGTTATTTAAACTAAACTTATTGTTCTCACCGCAATCCTTAGCAATACAATATCGTTAATCAATCACTTTATGTAATTAGTTAGAAATATCTATCTATTTCAACTTACACAAAATATTTTCCTTGCGGAATGACAGCGCTTTGCCAATAGTTTTTAAAGTCTGCTCTTTGGAATAATGAAGAAATTTAAAAGGTAAACTCATGCTATCCGCGGCTTTAGATTTTATTGCACAGCGTTGCGAAGTCACCACCGTTGGCGAACTCATCCATCTGCATGTGGCACTAACCCAAAAGGAAATGGACCGTCTCGCATTGTTTGGTGCAGCGCTTGATGATTTGGAGCCTGATGACTGGATCTAAGCAGCATCAAGTCTAGCTTCGATTGGCGCGATTAGGCTGACTTGCATTCAGCGAGAAACTAACTAGGCTTATCTAAGTTGACCTTAGGGTAGAAATCCCTGTCTACGATTGGGATTAGCTGCTCGATTGATTACTTAAAGAGATATTGGACAGCCTTATGAAGTCGCTCATTTCCGGCCTAGCGTTATCAGCTATGCTTGTCACTGCATCAACGACAACTGTGTTTGCTTGGGGTAAAACCGGGCATCGGGTAACCGGGTTGATCGCAGAAGAATTCCTATCTGAAACTGCTCAGATGAAAGTTGAAGAAATACTAGGTACTGAAAACCTTGTCGATGCTTCAACTTGGCCTGACTTTATGCGTTCCGACACAAGTCCGTTTTGGAAGAACTCAGGCCCCTACCATTACGTCAATACCAAACGTGGTGAAGGCTACGACGCTGCAAATGCTCCAGAGCATGGTGATGCGGTCACAGCCCTCACTGACTTTCGCGCGACATTGGAGGATGAAAATGCTCCATTGGAAGATCGGCAACTAGCCCTGAGGTTCATCGTCCACATTGTGGGGGATTTGCATCAACCAATGCACGCAGGCTATGCGGATGACCGTGGTGGGAACGCCGTGAAGCTTGAGTTCTTCTGGGAGAAGACAAATCTCCATCGATTGTGGGATACAGACCTAATTGAACATGGCGGCCTGTCCTATACGGAGCTGTCTGAGCGACTGCTGCGTAGATTAGAAGACCAGCAAGCTGAAGACTGGAAAGAGCCAGATCCGTTGGTGTGGATCTCTGAAAGCGTTTCGTATCGCGATGGGCTGTATCCTAGTGAGACGAACCTTAGCTACGGTTATGTCTTCAAACATCGTGAAACTCTGCATCGGCGCCTTACACAAGGTGGTGTTCGGATCGCTGCTTATCTGAATGATATCTTCAAATAAGTGTTTGATACTCATGAGCCTTGCAAAGGAGTTTCAGTGTAAAACACTTTTGCAAGGCCTCTCAGCTACGAGGAACTTCAATATCAAAGCCTCTATCGAGCCTAGCAAATTATTGAAAGGAACGACTGCCTCGTTTTTCAACGATATTCACACGCTGGTACTAGACGCCTAAGAGACATACCGTGACTAACAGCCAAGCAATACATGATGATAAATCTATGGGTTAGGTAGGGATACTGAACAAAATGCAGCTATCTCCGCCGCTGGATAGCTGAGTGATCAGATTGCCTCTAACACGCTATCAACTCTTCTCAAAGTGACTGTTCGATTAGATGAAATTTGCTTGAAAGCATTCTGCGAAATAGCTGCAACCTGCAAGCGACTGAGAACATAAAACTTCTCTTCGAGCTCTAAGTTCTCCAAAAGGGAGGTAGCCTCTTTGACTACCTGCTCTTCACTCTCTCCCATACCTAGAATTGAGTTTCTATAAGTTACAACAAACATGAAAAACTCCTGATACTTACGTGTAAAAAATTTCACACATGTGCATTAGGAGCCTTTTTTGCGGTGCGGGTTACTCGTGAGATTAAGTGGTCGCTTCGATTGGTGTTTCGTCACTCCTCGTTTTGCTCCAACTCCTCAATCTGAAGCAACTTAATTCGAGTATCCAAATGCTTGTTACGCGCATCCACCCATCTGCCATAAGCGAGTAAGATTGCACCGATCAAAACAGCGATCAGCAAGGCTAGTTGAAGCGCTGGCTCCAGATAACTGCTTGCATAGCCGAGCAGTCCATAAACACTCAATCCGGTCACTGATCCCATTTCTGTTTTGGGTATCATTTGGCAATTCCTTTCAAGTTGTCCTGAATGCTTCCGTAAAAGGACTGCCAGCCCTGTTCCTTTGCATGGCAGGCTATCAATGCAGCTCTATGCCTGATTGCATCCCGGCCTTGATCGCCGGTAATGCCAGGGTCTTTTGTTGTGACTGTCAGATCGGGTGGAGGATCTGGAGGCTTGAACAGCTCCCCAGAGTTCTTAACGAGCCTTCCGGAATTGAAGTGCCCGCATCCGGCTAAGATAAGCGGGATCAGGAGGACAAGCGGATATCTTGCCCCTCTCCAGCTCAAGTTCATAGTCCCTTACCTTTTCTTCAATTGAGTTTAGCTGCTGGATACGGTCCAACAGGCTTTTACTCGCTTGCTCTGAGATGACTTTGTGTGCCGCTGCTACGCGTGTGAGAGCGCTGTTATCGGCTTTCAGCTGGGCTACTTCGGCTTCCCTGTCATGATGTAAGTCAGAGAAGAACCAGACTGAGACGCAAAGCAGCGCGGTTGTTATGATTGAAGAAAGCCAATTGGGTGTGCGAGGCTCAAAGCGTGCGATGAATGCCAGCAAGGCGCCCACAAGTGCCCCGTAGGCCAGCAAGGTTTCAATGCCTGTGCTGATAAACGCGGAGATGAGATCTATCATCCCTTCGCCCCTTGCATGCACAGCTTGTATTCATCTTGCCTTCGGTTGACTAACCCCTGAACTTTGCGGCCACCCGCCCTGTTAAACCAAGTAGCTGCCTTACAGGCTCCTGCCCAGTCACCGGCATTAAGCCTGCTGCGAGCCGTTGACCTACAGAAGTTGCCAACTCCGATATTGTAAGTGAGTGAGACAAAGGCGACATAGGTCCTAATGGGGATCTTGTCGGGATTGTTGAGGCACTTCCTCATACCTGCTTCATGGCGCTTCAGAGACTTGATAAGCATTGTGTCACACTGAGCTTTGGTCGCCGTGTCACCCATCTTGACGCCTTTGGTTTCACCATAGCAAATTGTCGGCTTACCAATGATGTCATGATATGCAGTTGTGCGAAGCCCTTCCCAAGCGCCGACGAGGGCCACGACCAACGCGACCACCCAGCCAGTGAGCCGGGTTTTGGTAGATTTCATTCCAGAAAACTCCATAAAAAAACCCGCCTCAATGGGCGGGTGATGCGGTGGGTTTTGTAAAGGCGGTGGAGATGAACTAGTCTCCACCGCCACGTAGATCAAAGGAAAGCCAAGTTTCGGTTTCTACGAGATTGTTTAGAAACATATTACGCCGGAACAGTTCGAGACGGCCAACAACTACGCACTAACTTCGTCTTATTTTACGTTCTTAGCGTACTCTAGGACGGTCTGCATAAAGTTGTGCCAGCAATAAGCAATCTGTCCTTTGCTTGGTTCATAAGGCTTATCTGTCTTCAGAACACCGTCAGGGTCTATTACAAGAAACTTCCCTTCTTTAGTCATGATCCCTTGAAGATCTAAAATAAGTTGAGCCCCGCCACCACCAGGGAACATAAAATCATTAATTAGCGCTAAGCTATCAATGACATTGTCTCGCTCGGGGGATTTGGAGGCCTTTATAAACTGACCGAAGTTTGTTTGATTGATTAAATCTGTGAAGGCAACTTTAGTGCATTCCGCCTTCGCGGCTTGTTCTGCACCAACCGAACCGATTGTGTTTAGTGCCTTTTTTTGAGGGCTTTTGATGATTTTTAAATACAAGTTTTCAGTGAACTCTGCATCTCCGACAAACTCTTGAACATAGCCGTAGCATTTCTTGTTCCATTCTCTGTAACAGGGGATATCTGATTGTATGGGTTCAAATGTCTTTGGCATAGGAACATTTCCTGCAGCAAGCATCGCAAGATTATTCAGCTGCTCAGATATAAAGTCATAGCACTTGGTTTTTCCGAGCCCACCGACCTTAAACTTGCTTCTTTTGCAAAAAGCCAAAGCTAAACCTGATGCAGCACTCAACTGACACAAAGCTTTGTCTTCCCCTTTTAGTACTTTCGCACAGCGATCAACAAGCTTCCCGCTGATGTTATCATTTATCTCGGTTTGAGCATTCATTGGAACCGGATCCAGAGCGTTTACGGGAGACATCTGAATACAAAGTAGCCCAAATGCAAATGCACCGATTAGTTTTATACGTTTCATGTGATCCTCTTTTTAATTGTTGTTTTTGCAACGCAATTGAGTGACGCATGGAATAAGGACTTGTGATGGTGGCAATCGCTACTGCTGTGTTCCGGTTCTACCGTTTCGATTTAGTCCGTCGCCAGTTAGGGCGGGCTTCTTGGTCGGGGTCTTGGGTTTGGCCCCTTCCCGTTTCCCTGCCCCGTCCTGCGGTTCTTTCACGCTCAAGGTCGTTGTTGCACCTCCACCCCTCGCGGCTTTATGTGTTCTGCTCTCTACCCGATACTTGCCATCAATGCCTTGCTTGATGCCTTCTACCGTGCAAAGGGCTTCCGCTTGTGCCTGAGGTTCAAAATTGATTGTGATCGACCCTGAAGCCTTCTCACGCTTGCTTTGACCTTCACGAGCTTTCAGAAGCTCTTTAGCTTGGTCTTCGTCTTTGACCGTGGAGCGAATGGCATTGAGCACTGGATCTGAGAACGCGGGGTCTTCGATTTCCTCCTCTTTGTAGGGTCGTTTGACTTCGACTACCTTGCCTTTTTCCCTGTCCACATAGCGTACTGAACTACCTGTGAAGGCCCTACGCAGATCACGGGGTTTCAAACGCCAAGTGATGATGTTACCGGGATAGATGCACTTGAGCACAGGAAGCCCATTATCAGCACCCAGCGGCAGTAAAACAGCCGTCTTGTCCCTGATCTTGAATGCCCCATTCAGCTCTTTTGCATAACGCTGGCCGATTGAATGGAAGCTCTCCCCATTAGCTGACCAGTAGTCGCGAAAAATCTCCTTAAATGCCGGGGCTACCTTGATGTTAAATCCGGCTTTCTTGGCAGCGCCCTGCAGAAACTCTTCAAGCGTTGCATCGTCCTTATGGAAGAAAAGCGGTTGCTTGACTGGGGAGCGTTCGTCGAAGCCCTTGGCCTTGATTGAGAGCTTTTGCCCGCCTGATCGATTGCTTGAAGAAACCGGCTGATCAGTAATCCCTTCAAAGACCTTTTTGCCTTCAAGGAGAACTGATAGCCGGTGACCTGCACTCGGCAACTTGATCTGCCCTGCGCGATCATCAAGGCTAAGACTACAACTGTCTGAGCTGATCCCAGCCTTATCCGTCGCTGAAATGTTCATCAGATAGGGGCGAAGATCCTGCGAGATGTCATCGCCATTCAAGATGACTTTCCAATCTACAGTCCATTGGTTCATGCGCTATCCAAACAAGTCTATTGTCGGCTCTGGTGTGATTGTGGATTCGGATGGCAGGTCAGGAATAAGCACCTCCCGGCCTGCTGTGAGCAATGCGCCCTCAGCAGCTATGCCAGGGTTAAGGCTAAGTGCATCGGTGATGAGATCTTGCCCCTTCCAGCCATGCACGCGCACAAGCAGCAGATCCAAGGTGATCCCTTCACCTGTAACGGTAATCTTGGTGGACATGGCCGCCCCTTAAAGCAGGTCGAAAACAGAAATCAGATCTGGAATGAGATCAGCAGAAGTCGGAGTTTCATCCGGCAACTGCTCAAGCCCAATCTGATAGGAGATCACAAAAGGAACGCCGTCCCATTCCAGCTCTTTGTGAGTTTGCTTTGAGGACTTGATAAAGTAGTTCCCCATCGGTTTGCCATCGCCACGCATAACCGGAAAGACCTGTCCAGTCCGCCGCATTTGATCGGCTATCTCAAGCTCAGTAAGGCCACCTATGCGGATGGGAAGCAGCTGGCCTGAAAGGTTGATGGTTTTGCCGCCATCCCCCATGAACTCACCGGGCTTTATCCCGCCCATAACTGGCTTCTTCGCCCAATCTGCCTTTGCGGAGATGGACACCTGATCCACGTTGAATGGAAAGGTGTCCATCTGCAAAGCTCCAAGAATGTAAAGCATTAGCGCACCGCATATTCTCGGTCTGCATGAAGTCCGGACATCCGATCTTCGACCTGTTCAACAAATCCTTCGACCATCTCAGACGCACTGCTTGCCGCGTCTACATAAAACGGCCCGAAATAATAATGAGTTTCACCTGAAGATAAGTCCGAGCCGCCACCGCCGAGCATCTTTGCACTCTCTGAAGCGGTGTGGACGTATCCGGACTGGCTTGGTGTCACCAGTTCTGCGCCATTCTCTCCAACCAGATAGTTGCGACCACCCACAATCTGCCCGCCCAAAGCGCGTGCGCCAGCAATTTGTGGCACCTTCAAACCAGAACCAGCAGAAGGTTTGGGGATTGGAACTGCGAGGATTTGGTTTGCTTTGGTTTGAAGGGCTTCCGCCACCTTAGCGTCAGCAACTCCATTTGCAGTCTGCGCAAGCTCTGCATTGAGCGCCTTCAACTGCTCGACAATTTCCTCACGGTCTGTCTGCAGGCCGCGCTTGGTTTGCCTTTCGCTTCGGCTGTCACCCAACTCAGCAATCTGGCTATCGATTAGTGCCAGGTCTTGCTTAAGAGCCTCAACAAGCACATTCCCTTTTTCGACTGGCCCTTTGCGCACCCCGATGAGGTCTTCAAGCCATTGGTTCATTGCCTCACCGTTGGCGGCTCCAGCATCAAACCTGTTCTGGGCGTATTGAGCTCTATCTTTCCAGCTCATTCCCCATGTATTGATTGAGTGCTCAAACTCATTGAGGATCAAACCCACCAAATTCAGGCTTGCTGCACCTTTCAACAGCTTGCCAGCCTTCAACCCTTTGATATTAGATTTTCCGCCTCCGTTATCGTTGGCGGCGGCTGGCATTTTACGGGATACCTGAGGAACACCGGCTTTCTTAACTGAAGAAGGTTTAGCGCCTGCCGGGCCTGCGACCCGTTTTGTCTTACCAGCACGACGACTTCCAAGACCGGGCAACTTTGATAGCTTGCGAAATGCCTTAAAGATCCCAGCTGCAAGGTCCCAAGTCACAGATTTCAAAAGCAAGAAAGCATATCTTAGGCCAGCTAAGGCAATCAAAATACCAAGCGCAACGCTGCCCCATTTAATAAGCTCAGATAGAATTTTCGGGTTTTCTTCGGCCCATTTTGTGAACGCTTGAATTTGGGGTCCTAAGGCATCAGTCAAATCATTGATTACCGGCAGGAGACTATCGCCAATCGCAATTGAAGCAGCTTCAATCTTGTTTTGGAACACCTGAAGTTGAGCCGCTGAGGTTCTCGAACGTTCCTCGAACTCAGCCTGAGATGAGCCAAGGAACTGAGCCTTTGAAGCGACTGATCCCAATGCGTTATCCAGTAGCTCTGCATTCTCAATCAAAGGTGCGATTGCACGGGCTTCATCTCCAAACAGATCAGAGATGACGGAGGTTTGTAGTTCCTTAGGCAGCTCTCTGATTTGCCCAATGACAGTCTTAAGCGTGCCTACAGCGTCCTTTTGCAGGTTCTTGGATACCTTTACTGCATCCAGTCCCAAGCGCTTGTAGGCCTTGTGTTGGCGCTTTGTTGACCCCTCACCTCGTGCTAATGCCTTGCCAGCATTTCGGAAGCTGGTGGCCGCGACATCAGCTTGTGCGCCTGACGCGATCATTGCAGAGCCAATAGCTGCTGTTTGCTCCGCGGTGAAACCATACTGCTTACCTACTGAGCCAACGCGGCGCATGAAGTCGAGCAGATCAGGAGCAGAACTTGCAGAGGTGTTTGACAGATGGTTGATTGCATCTGCCAGCTCGCCAGTTTCGCTCACGGTCAACCCGAGTGCCGTCTTGATCTTGGCAAGGCTTTCACCTGCGGTGCCGGCACTCACATCAAAAGCAACACCGACCTTCGCTGCCATCTCTGCAAACTGGGTCAGCTCATCCCCGGCCATACCGGCCTGACCGGCTGCGGCGACAATGTCTGCAATCTGAGAAGCAGTCATTGGCATGCGAGTGGACATATCGATGATGTCCTTGCGCATCTTTTTGAAGCCTTCAGGACTATCGAAATCAACGACCTTCTTCACGTCCGACATAGCGGACTCGAACTCTATTGCAGACTTCACCGGGGCAGCAATGGAGCGGGCCAGAATATAGCCCGTTCCGACTGCGCCAAGCATCTGCCCCTGCATCCGGTTCAGCTCGCGCCTATTGCGATCAGCTGAGGCCTGCATCCCCTTCATGGAGTTGGCGATAGCTCGCGCAGGACCGCTTGCCCGGTCAAGAACTGAAATGACCAGCTTGGAGGTTAAAACACCCATGACATTCTACCGATTTGGAGGGGGAGCATTTTCTGCCTTAAGCACGCGCCCAAGGCTGGAAACTGTTTCAAGAAAGAAATCAATCTCCCAGTTCATGACCACATCAACTGGTGTGTGGAGCCTGCGCGAAACAGCGACAATCAAGTCTCGAGAATGGGGGGCGTCTACCCCTCCAGATACTCGTCCCGAGCGTCCAGTTGCTTCAGCGCCAAGATTCCCTGCTTTCCCATCAAGGGAGCAGCACCCCGCGTAGCTTTGTCGAGGTCTTCGATATCGAGACGTTCGATCACATCCAGATCAACGCCTGCCAGCTCTGCCAGAAGTGCAAAACCTGCCTTCTGCTCGTTTGTGTGCTTCTCCCCGATCAGAGTGTCACCGGCGCGCATGCGGCGGAAACTCAGAGAGGTGACTTCGCGCCCGTCATGTTCAAAGGGGTAATCCAGCTGCACCGTTGCTTTGGTTGCTTTCTCAGTCAATTTTCCACGTCCTTAAAGCAAAAGAGCCCCCAGCGATGCTGAAGGCTCTAAGAGTTATGATAATTGGTTGTGCGACTTAGATACCGAGCGCTCGCTTGCGTTCGCCATCTGTTGGATCTGGCCGTATTTCACGTTCCCAGAAATCCCAATAGAACAGCTCTTTGCCATCTAGGATGAGCTCAACGTGAGTGACTTCCTTGAATGCCAGGTTGCAGCCTTGCAGATCGTCGGCGCCCATTTCATCGGGTTCCCACTCCATGAGAGTAGCGTGAATGAAGCCGCGGACGGGAAGCCAAATATTCCCCGGCATCTGGCGATAGTTGCCAGCGAAAACCCACTCTTCGTGTTTTCCGAGTTTTTCAAGCAGCTTCCCATCAAGCCCTTTGTGTTCAGCTTTGGGTTCAAAGGCTTCGGTGCGCGGCTTACCGAAGTCTACTGCTCCGATACCCCCGCCGGGATTGTGGTTGACCGTTGTGTATTTGAAAGCGGGCAGAACAAGCTTGCTCAGAATGTTTGCGCGGGAGTCTTCCGGTTCACTGACCAAGCGCAGGTCAATGTCACCATTAATCAGCATAGGGCGCTGCATGTGGGGTTCTCCAGTTAAGGGGATTAAACAACAGCGCGCAAACGCGCCAGAATGTCTTTGATCAGGCCTTCAGTTGCAGGGCGATAGCGGCGCAGCTCAAAGTCAGCACGCTTGAAGGCACTTGCAGTTTCCTGACCAAGCTCAAGCTTGATGTGACCAAGCTCGATGGACTCAGGCTGGTTCTTATCGGTAGTGAACATCTCGGAGGCAGGCGTATAGCCAAGGATATGCCCATCCTGTTTAAGCCCGCGCAACTCACCGATTATTTCACGGATCCAGCTTTCAACCCGTGGTGCTGTCTGCTTCTTGCCCAAGTGGCGCCGGGTGATCTTCATCATCTGTGTGACGATGTAGTCAGAGCCGCGCAACTGGTGCAGCTGTGGCCACATCGCGTCGGTCTGCGCCATGTCTGTGCCAAGGAAGGTAAAGCCACCATCAGCAACCGCGCCATAAACGCCAATCTCACCTTCTGCAGCAATCGCAATATCAGCAGCAAGCAATCGCTGCCCTTCCTTGGAACCATCAAGGAAGTTAAACGGGATCTTCCGCGATAGACCGGCAAGACCAAAGATTGGTTGATTACAGATCGTCTCGAACGGCATGTTGCCGTTGTTGGTGTCGGTCCGAACAATCAAGCCAGCCACACGTGAGGCCATGGGACGGGTTACAACAGCATCCCCTTCCCAGACACGCGCAGCCACACCAACCGGCATCAAACGGCCTGATGCCATGGTTTCACGGGCGTCAATAGCGTTATCTGCACTCGTAGGGTCTACATCGACTGGTGCCACTGCAAGGATCTTGCCGATGTTAGCTTCAAGCGCAGCAACCACCGGGTTGACAGTGTCCAGATCAGGGCGCCATGCAGTTGAACCTGCGACCACAATGCCGGGTGTTGCGTTGACCGCTGAGGGGATTTCCGTGATGTTGTTGATGATGCTAACGATCGCAGCCGCACTCGCCTCAGGGGTTGCCCCCTTTTCGGTTCGCACGATTGTAACATCAGCAGCTCGATCAAGTTCATTGAGCTGATCCTGAATGCCCCGAATGTGATCCCGCAAAGGACCGGAGCCAAGAGCTGAAACCGCGTCTTTGTCGCTGGAAGAGATGCGCTTTGCTGTATCAAGCGGAAATTCCGTGTCTGAAGCATCATCAGAGCTCTCGATCACCACGACCTTTGATAGGTCGCCTTCTGAAACCGGATACGGATCATCCGATTTGTAAGAGAACTGCATGCCGATTGTGGGCGCGCTCATAGATATTTCTCCATGAAAAAACCCGCTCCGGTTATGCCGTGCGGGTGGGTTAAGTCTTAAAGGGTTTGGGGACTGGCTAGGTCAGTTCAGCCAGAGCCACAGGTAGGGTTTTACTCAGATCCCAAAGGGCGTCCTGTGACGGGTCAGGGATTGGATCAAGCTGCTGGATCTCGGCAGAGCGGGTAACGATGCCAGCGCGGTACTTAATGGCCGCGTGATAAAGCGCCTGCACCTTCTCTTGAGTTTCAAGCACCAGCAAAACGCCTTCGGCTGTACATGCTTTCACTTGGGAGGCTTCCGGCAATCCCGCTCCGAACCCATCAAGCATCTCTCTGAGGCGACTGACTGACGCTTGATCTGTTTTGAACTGGTGGCCGTTGATCTGAGTACCTTGTTCAATGCGGCGCTCAGCTTCATCTGATACAATTTGACGATAAAGCTGGCTGCCATTTGAGGTGTTGTCACCTGTGACCTCCAAGCGCTCTTCATCAATCTCCTGCTGAAGCCAACCGGACCACAACGTATCTTTGGCAGAATACCAAGTGTGTGTAACGTCCTCACCAGAGATCAATAATAGCGTGGCGAGGTAGGCCTCACCACTTCGCACAACAGAGATGACATCTTCAATATCCGTAGGTTTATTGATCATTATGCGATCCTCTGGAAGTTGTAGACATAATTGCCACTGCCCCAGTCACCGGACATTCCTCGGCAAGCCCAGGTGCCAATAAGTGCAGAACCGCCTCCAGTAGTGCTGTAGTACCTCGTGTCGGTGCCAAGCCGAACGGTATATGCCTTGTTTCGCTGCAGGTAAGTGTTAGTAGGTGCAGCAACCGCAATGATTGTCCCTATGGGAAAATTCAAGTTGTTGGCGTTTGACCCTTCATAGACACTACCGATCCCAACAGCTGCTGCTTTCTCAACAAGGTTCCCTTCATGGATAGCTTCATCCTTACTGGGGCCAATGAATATTTTATCGCCGCTGACTTGCAGTGACAGGTCATTCCTGAAAATTGCCGCCACTTGTGGAGCTGTTTGGCCGTTTGGTGTCACCGCCACACGCGCTTCGGTGCCAAACTGGTCCGGACCGTGATCTTGAGTTGCCAGCCACACCAACATGCCTTTAGTCGCACCAAAGCTTCCAATCCAAGGCCGCGCACGCACAGAAGCAATTAAGTCTCCATATTTAAGATACTCAGGGTTTGCTTTTGAGCCTCTTGCGATACCCAGAACAAGCGCAGAGCCATGATCGACACCACCATACCCAAAAGCCTCCCAGCTGCCATGTCCGCCATCGACTGAGCAATACTGTCTTGCGGCAAATGTATTTGAGATATTCCATCCAGCTTTCGTTGCGATTGACGAGATAAGAGCAGCAATTTCACTGTCGTTGTCTAACAAGGCTTCTGACAGTTCTTTGAGAGTATCCAACTGTGCTTTGGTTGCACCGCCCATGACAACAGCTACCGCCGCATCGCGTGTAGCATCTAGATCACTTTGCAGGCCTGCAACACTCACCTTTTCTGCAAGTAGGTTATTTATCTCGGCAACAGAATATCCTCGACCACCAAAACCCCAGGCACCGCCAACCTTTTGCAAAACTGAGCCATCCGGAGCATCCGTCACATTAACATCGGAAAGATCATTAAGTTTATGCAGATGATCAGTCAAAGCCCGCAGCGCCAATGCCTCTGCCAGTCCATTGATCTTAGCGATCTCGTGAGAGTGCCCAGCAACAGCAAGACTTGCCAGAGTGACTGCAATCTCACCTAGGCGAGCATCAAGAGTCTGCAAGAACACATTGATTTTCTGATGATCCTCGGAGACATTTTCCGCACTGTCGAGCAGTGGCAGGTTTAAATTTAGCGTAGTTGCCATTGATCGCTCCTCCTAGATGGTCGCCACAGCGCGCAGGTCTTCCAGAACCGGCCTTGAAGCAGGGTTACCTGTGACAGTGAGCTTTACTGCCGTCTCGCTTCCAAGATCTTGAGGCAGCTCATAAGTGGCATCTACAGTGCCCAATGCATCGAGAACCTCACCTTCCTTGTAGGAGGCTTCTACAAACGTCCCTGAGTTGTCCTGCAGAAACACTTTCAAACTTGAGCCATTGGGAAGAGTGCGTTTTAGGCGAACCGGGAAGCGGTTTGCGTTACCGGTCTTGAACAAACGCCCCACGTAGTCAGCAGTTTCGGCAAGCTTGCCCGCCCGCACCTGAACACCAGGGAAGAGACGCGGGGTTGCCGTTTCCGTTCCCTTCATGATCGCGGCAATACTGACTGTTTCCTTCACCCATTCATCAAACTGCACACCGGCATAAGCCACCGTCTGGATCGTGGACCCATCGGCACGAGTAATTTCAAAAGTAACAGAACAGCCGGTTTCAGGAAGATCGACCGCAGCTGCAATCATAAGGTCAGAGCAGCGATCAAGCTCAACTTCACCCAGCTCCACGCGTTTAGTGGCTTGAGTAAATCTGGCACAATCAATACCAAATGTGAGATCTGAGCCATGTACAGGGATATATGTCGAGTTGTTTGAACTCTCGATTTCAGTTCCTACAGTGTAAGGGTTCACACCGAGGAAACTCTGATTGATCTCATCGAACTCACCCAAAGTAGCTGCGTATATCGAATGCTCATTGTCCGGTGTAATAGCAATCACCGCATACTCTCTCGTTGAGAGTATGTACGGCAACCCCGGAAACGGGCACGGCGTTGGCTTATTCAGTTCTACTAAGGACATATCAATCTCAGCCTGAGCCAAAATCTCATCTGTCGGATAGCCTGCCCCATTGGTTGCTCGAAGTTCTACGATTACAGGTGTTTTAGGATTCCCCTTTCTGCAAAACCAAAGCGTTGCTTGCGCAATATGGCGATTACCCGCAGGAATATTGAAGGTTTGTCCTCTTGGATCGCGATTTTGAGTGCGTTCACTCCTCTCTCGCCGAACTCTTACAATCTGAGGCGGCGGTGGCGGCGGTGGAACGACAACAAGTGTTGTCACCCGTTGCATGGTTTGAATGGTGACCTTGCCATCGCCAACGAATTGCGCAAAGGCCTCTGAGCCACCAACACCGTAGGCCTCAACTTGCTTCTCTCCAACGGCATGTTTGCGCGCCGGGATGTTGAGGATGAGCGTCATAAGTCCATCATCATCGGCAGCCGGTTTGGGAACTGGTGTCATATCCACATTATCAAATAAGATACGATCAAGAATTTCACCTCCACCGAAGCCTTCAATGCTTACCGTGATTTCAATGGTCCGCAAAAACTTTGCATTCTCTTCGGCAATGCCAACCACTTGTTGCTCTGTTGTTGTGGACGCCGTTGGACCAAACACTTCATGGGTTACATCTGAATCCCAAACCTCATCAACATCCGTCCAGAAATCTTGGGCCGGATCCAGTGACATTTTTGCTGGGAATGGGTCATGGTTGGCAAATCGGTTGACCAGCTTGCAGGTATTGCGCAAGGGCTGATCAATCACATTTTCCAGCTCATAAGGGAGCATTTCAACAGCGTTAGAGTTCAGATTATGGATCGTGACATCCAATGGCAGGGTGAGCATGCCATTGCGGGTGGCCGCATTCTGATTAACACCCGGATCTCGCCAACGGTCATCTGTAAAGGGGTCAATAAAAATGCCTCTTTTGGCCGCGGGCTCCTTATCATGGATATCAAGCTGCAAGCGATTTAAGGCAATCAGATCTAGTGCATCATTGAGCCGGTCCAAGGCTACTTGGATCTGATCATAAGTGACATTGTGAGTGCCATCGTTTTTAACACGAGGCAGCCCATCAAAGTCATTGTAAACTGTCGCCAGTTTCAAGAGGTTGCCCGGAACTTCGGGCACAATAGCGCGCGCTGCTGAAAGCCCTTCATGGTACACTGCTGCGCCTGCCTGATCGAGACAGACCAGATCCACGCGAGGCAGTTTCCGAGTGTAGATGATTACCACCTCCCCACCTTTTCGGCCTCCAGACAACTCAAAATCATGTGCGGTTGGGTTTTGAGGGACAACCGAGTCCCGATAACGATACTTGCAGGTGTATGTGGAACCGGGGGACGGCTCATCCCCTGCCAGCGACCAATCGACTTTATCGGCGGTGAGCTGATAGTCGGCGCTCTTCGTAAAGGTTTTAGAGCCCTGCTTGATCTCAACAAGCTCCTTTACACTATCATTTTCAAGCCCATCAGAACCGTTGAGTATCTGTTCTCGTGTGACGACTTCTGTGATTTCTTTTTCAAGCGAAATGTTAACGATTGTATCAATTGGCCCGTAATGCACTCGGAAGCGCTGGGTTTCATTTTGCTGCACCGTGTAGGTGTGCTGCTCACCATCGATCTGGAAAGTGTCCCACTTCTCTTCCACCTCAAGGCGCAGCGCGTATTGACGTGGACGCTTAAAGCCTTTGATATTGCCGGTGCCAGCAGCGATGGAAAAGACCACATTGCCGTCAGATTTCTCAATTGCAGTAACGCGGCAACCCTCGTCAATGTAGTTGCCATTTGCTCCAAAATCCTGCGCAGCAGACACTTGTGCTACTTGGCTCATTTCTGCCGGTGGAGTCTGGTCCAATGGGGTGCCCTTGACCAGATTGTAAACCGGATAGAGCTGACCATCCGCACCATCTCCGGCATAGCCCCAAACAAGACGGGTCACGATCTTTGACGCACCTTGCTCGCCTTCGGCTTCTGTGCCGGGTTTTAGGCCCGCAAGTGTTGGATCATCTTCAGAGTTAATCACAGTGGAGCTGACACGCACGCCAACCACAAGATCACCTGTCAGGTCCACACCTTCCAAAACAGCAGCATCAACCGGACGCACGTCCCCTGCGATGTAAACAGTCCCTGCACCAAGCAGAATTCGGCTGCCTTCACGATCAATCTCAATGGCCGCGCCGGACTTGCGGTCACCATCACGGGAGACAGTGTTGCCGATACGAGTAGACTGGCCACGCGCAATACCAAACGCATCATTGAGATCCGTTCCGGTGATAAAGACGCCTTCAGGCCATACAGAGGCGGAATCGTTCTGGCGCGCAGGCGTGCGATCAAACGCGCCTTGCACGAGTGGATGTTCAAAAGCCATTAGGATGGTCCTTATGCGAAGCTCAGGAGAACCTTCACGCGGGTGCGCTTGGTGAGCCGCAATTCAGTTGTAAGCGCCTGCGAGCAAACAGCTGCAAACGGTGTTTCGATCTGGTCAGGAAGAAGCCAGCGCTTTCCTTGTGGCTGGTCCGGCTTTGGTGTGGCTCCGAACAGCAGAGCAACAGAGGCGCAGTCTTCGCCTGCCCCTTCGCCAAATCCGGTGAGCGCCTCCACATAGACACGCTGCCCTTGATCGTGCGGAGTGATCTGCTCTGCGCCGACCTTGTAAGTGGAGCCGGGCGCAACCTGATGCAGTGCCTTAAAACGCCTTGCCCCGATCATGGAGCCATCGGCACGATAAAAGCCCATATAGCCGCCCAGCAACGCTGTTTGGCGGGCCATGACGCGAAGCTTCGCCCCACCCCCCAAATCCTGCCATGAGGTTTCAATCTCGCTCCATGGCGCTGCCAGCTCGTCCCAAGTCACACCACCTGAAGAGATATCGATGTAAACACCGATTTCCTGCTTTTCAGCATCTGTAAGCGCTCTTTGAAACTCATGCGTGGTGCCAAAGCTCCACTTGGTTGGAACGTCACCGACCTTTGCGCCGGAGTGCGACGATAGAAGCGCATTTCCAAGCTTGGAATAAGACAACTCAGCAGCGCGAATGTCATAGCCGTTGAACGCCCGCATCACCTTGGTGCGCCGGGAAACGGAAAGACCAACGATCCCGGCAATGCGAGGTAAATCCTCTTCACTGTGCGGGAGCCGGTCAAGTGCCAGCTGGTCCCAATGCCATTTGCGCCGCCTGCTTGGCGCCTGCTCCAAGAGCCCGCCATAGTCTATAAAGCCTAGCCCCTTATAGACCGCAGCCTCAAAGCCGCGAATGCGCAGCCATTCAAGGCCCACATCATAGAGCTGATAGATGTTATCTACGTAGGGGCTCAGGATACCAAGCCCAGTTTCCTGAATGAGGTGCGGCATGATACGTGGCTGCGGATTGGCCCACTTCATGCCGAAATTGTCATAGTGCTGGCGGACCTGCTGAAGCGCTTCATGATTGGCCTCGGAGATCGCCTGCATCCATGGAGTGGCGCCAGCTGGCAAAAGTGTTTCTGTCATCGCCCGCGCCCCATGGAACTGATTGAAATCGTGCCAAGCGCAATAGCTTCATTGGGATCAGCCACAACGTCAGTAAATGGCGCGTCAACAATCACGTTGTTGATCCCATCGCCCATGGCCGTGTTGATCAGCCAAGCGCGGGTGAGATCGAGTCCGAGGCGGTCTTCAGCCTCCCAAGCAGCCCGCAGTTTTGTCTCCAATGTCTCTAAGGCTGAGTTGCGTGCATGCTCTTCAAGCTGAACCTTCAAAGCCACATCAATGGTCTTGGTGACAGCAGACACCACACTGAAACGATCTGAAGTGACTTTGTTGGTTGGCAAGTTCAGATGTGCCAGGACGGTTTCAAGTAGTTCATCGCTTGCATGGCCACCGGGAACAGCTGAGAGAATGCCCACATGGAGTGTCGGATCAACTCCGTCATCCCAGATTGCAACGCCCTTCACATCCAAATGCGCGTCCATTGCAAGCGCCTTGTAACGCTCCTCAGGACCACCGCCAGAACGCCCGACAATGTGAAGCTTGATGCGCGTCTTAAAGCGCTCATCGTCTTCCCCTTGCATGCGTGTGACACCATAAAAGGTCGCCAATACATCAAGCGCCACGCCGTAGGAATAATCCACGAAGTAGAGAACGAACTTCTCATTCCCCAGCTGCAGAAGATAGACGACCAGATAAACCAGTTCCTCTTGCAGAATTTTAGCCGGATCTGTTTCAAGTTCGCCAACGGTCCAAGGGATGCCTGCTGCTTCAAACTTGGTTTTCAGGCGGTCAAGCGAGGCTGCAAGGATGGCCTCATAGTCGATATTCTCAATCAACTCTGGTGGCGGAAGCTTGGTCTGGGCCATATGGATCAACTTTCCAGTGTTTGCACCTTCCCATCCCGAAAGAACAGGCCGAAGGAAACAGAACGTTCAACGGTAAAATCTGGTGGTGAAAGGTGCGCTTTCGGGCGAAAGTCTGCCTCAATAGTTAGGCCGACAGCCCCCAAGCGAACTTGCTCTACAGAGCCTTGCGGAGTCAGACGCCGGACCTTGAACCGGGGCTCCCAGCGATCAATTGCAACCGCAATCAGCTGCATGAAGACAGCAAAACGCTTTGGTGAAAGCTTCTTACCCAAAATCTCTACAAAGCCCGCGCCGAATTGCCTGCGCATCACCCGAGAGTAAAGCCGGGTGCCTAGGGTGACTTCCACGCCTTGGAGTGCTGATTGCAGGTTAGAGATCGGCTGCCCTGTGTGCCTGCAAATCCCCGCCATATCAGGCCTCTGGCTTTGCAGGAGCTTTACTGCGCCGCTTGCGCGGTGCTGGTGGGGTGCCGTTTTCGCCGTCATCAAGGCTGGCAACACCTATTTCAACGTAATAGGCAGCCGCCTGCTCTGTCATTTCGACAATGCGATCCTCAGGCACACGCGCACCATCAACGGTGTCCGCACCTTCGCGGATCCGGTATCTCTTCTTTGTCATGTCTGGAGTCCTTAGTTGGGGCCTTTGGTGTTAGCTGGTCCCGGCGAAATGCCGCCGTGTGTGTGGGTAGAGCCGACGTTCTTACTATTGTGCGTAACCTTGCCGCCTTGAGTATCAACACCATCGCCGCTGATTATATGTGTCACGCCGCCCACGGTGATTTCGATACTGTTCTCCGCTGAGATCTGGAGCTTGCCGCCTTTGATCTGGATACGCACGCCCGCATCTTGAAAAACATTGGCTTCCATATCGGTATTGGGCGTTTCGTGGTCGTTGCTATAGCCGCCTGGCAGCAGTATTCCTTGCCGGGGATCGCCGTTTGGATTGAGCGTCCCCACCATCTGCCCGACCTTTAGCGGAATGGAAGTTTTAGAGGTTTCCGGATGCGGTTTCCAAGGTGAGAGATAAGGGGCGCCCTCTTCATCCTCTCCCAGTTTGATCCGGTAGCCCTTATCCGGATCGATATCATGTACCGGCCCGACCTGTATCATCTCAGAAATAACAGACCTCAAGGTTTCCAGTTCAGCCTGCTGCTGAGTGAGCAGCTCGGCGATTACCTCCCACTCGCTATCCATCTTGTGCGACCTCATTGAGCCCGAGCGTTTGGATCTGGTCTGGATGCATGCCGTTTTCCATTCTGAACACATCAAGCGGAGGCGCATCCGGCTCTAAGGCAGCGCGCATTAAGTCAGCTTTAGCGGCTATGCTTGGATCATCACTGGCCTGCATGAGCTCAAATAGTTCCCCGAATGGGTTTGAGAGCACTTCAGCGCCGGTTCTTGGCTCTTCTAAAAGCATGCACTTGAGCTCAAACTGGTGAGCCGCGAGCCGCAATCCATCTTGTTCATTTGCAATACGACCCTTTTTGAAGCTGGTCACACCTATCAAAAGCTCTCGGAACATCTTCACATATGGATCTCTGGTATCTGATAGTGCGTTGAGGATCTCGCGGCCAATAAGATCAAGTTTGAACTCCATATTGGCATCAGTAACCGGAATATCCTGCACGATGACAGCTTCGCCTGTTTCATTATCTTTGACGGACATAGAAGAGGTGATGCCCCACTCGAAATAGATTTTGGTGTCGGCTTGGCCGAGCAACTCCAGACTATTGCCCCTCGCCTGCATGTCTGCCTCATCTGTATAGACAGTCAAAAAAGGTTGGTCTTGGCTCGTTTCTGGCAGACCATCCTCATTGAAGTTGAGCGCACCAAAAGCCGAGTCCTGAACGTTCTCGCCGACACTTGTCTTGCCCTTCAGAGCTTCGCAAAGGCAGTATCGTGCAGCAATCCTAACTAGGCTCATGCTTCCCCCAATTCCAAAACAATGCGCAGCTGATCGCGATAGTTAGCGTGCAGCACGTCAAACCAAGGCATCCCATCACGGGTAATTGCTCTGATGGTATCGCCCTTTTTGATTTCCGGGCCGGTGTAAAGCGACTTTGCGATATGCAATTGAGTCTTTGCTGAGTTGACGCGGCCACGCCACTTCAAAGCGTCACCACCACTCAAGTTGGTGTTGCGTACATTGCCTACTCTCAAAATCGCTTGGATTGTCGTGTTTCCGCGTGATTGGTCCTGTCTGCCATCCTGCAAAAACTTGAGCTCAATAGCTTCCGCCCATCGTTCATCTGCGGCCTTCACTACTTTCTCAAAATGTTTCTTTGTTTCAGGTGTCATAGCTTGGCCTCACAAAAGGAAAAGGCGCGAGTTTCCCCGCGCCTTTGTTTTACTGTGCTTCGGCGGCTTCAATAGCCGCTTGGTACTCTTCGACGGTCCAGTCTTCGTCCGGCGTAATGCCAAGCTCTTTGGCTTTGGTGTCGAGTTCGTCAAACTGAGCCCGAACCAGATCGCGAACGTTGTCACGTAGGGTTTCAAGACCAATGTTTTTAGGCGGACGGTAATCAAGCTTTTCAGCTTCTTCACGCAACGCGTCCATGCTCATGGCGCTGTAAGCATCTTCGCCGCCCTCATCGGCAACTGGCTCGGTGTCTGGTTCGTCTGCTTTATAGGCAAGACCATCATCGATCAGGCTTGTTGCATAAGAAACCGGAACCTCAACGGCTTCACCGGGTTCAATCGTGACGACGCCGCCCTCACCTACGACCTCTCCGGGGATCATGAGCCCAGAGAGGTTTGCAATCCACATAGTTTTAGTCATGGAGCACCCCCCTTACTGGCCCGGTGTATAGTTTTGAAGACGGATTTTACGCAGAACACTGGGGTTGGTGCAGAGGGACATGGCGTTCATCTGCACTTCAATGGAGCGCCCTTTATCGTTTGGATCCTTGAACTGTCGAAGGTAAAGCGGCAGGCCTTCGGAGTTCACCGTATCTTCGTAGTCAGCGGGACCGAAACGAGTGATAAACAAATCAGGCACGCCAAACGGAACAATGCGAGCCTCATTGTGGGCAATATAGGTGCCCCCACCGGCTTCTCTCGCTTTACGGCCCTGTTTGTAGCGTTCAAACTTGAAGCCACCGAAATCGAACTTATCCGGGGCTGCGTTCCGCAACTTCCCTGCAGAAGAGGTGTTGAGGAAAGTCTCGCGAACTTCAGGACGGTTCCAGATCCATTCATGAAAATTTCGACCAGAGAACACATGCATATGCCCGTATGCCCGATCAAGGTCATCTTCAATGCCATACAGCGCATGCATCAAGAAAGAGCCAAGGCTCAGATCTGCGTCTTCATGATCGAGGTCAAGCGGAGCTGGGATTGCATAGCCAAACTTGGCATAGAGGTTCGCCAGCGTTTTGCCATTGCGGGTCAGAACGATGCCGTTCAGTGCACCCATGCGTTGGTGTTCCAGCGTATTATCAAGGTCGCGGGTATGTTTGCGCCCCTTCTTCACAACGCGTTCCTGAAGCCGCTCCAACTGATCATTTGTCCCGGTTCTACGAACGTTCTGGATTTCGTCAGCTGAGATATGATCATTGCGCTCGTAATGAGGGATCTTGAAGGACTCGAGGGTGCGCTCTTCATCCCCGGTTGTTTCCCCAGGTCCACCACGAGCGGTTGGCTCGACTAGCTGCAGGTCGTTGCCTTCCCGTTCAATGTCGATGTAAGTGGTGTCCACCCCATCTTCTTCGAACAGGCCGGACTTGCCGATCTGATCAGGAACCGAAGGTTCTTCATTGATGGCAAGCGTAAGGTTGTGAACGCTAAAGCGGTCGTCATCCCAGATATCAGGCATTTAAGTCTCACATATTTTTGAAAGAAAGGGGTTGGTTGGCCGTTAGCGTGTGATCAGCCCGACCGCTTTTAACTCAGCGAGCTTTGCGGCTACTTTGTCGGCATCATCCACCGTCGAATGGAAGTTCAACATGACTTCCTTTACTTCGGCATCCCGACCCAAAACCACTGCTTCGACATCCTGAGACGTAGCATCAACAGCGTTAGCGAGAACCGCTTTTGCCGTTTCTGAACCATCAGCACCTGTTGCCGGGGACGGAACATACTTTTGGGAATCGGTCTGCTTTCCGACCACAGTGGCAGCCGCTACCACACCTGAGCCAGCCGCAATGGTCACAGTCTCGCGAGAGCGGTTGCCGCTTGCTTCGGAAAGTAGAAAAGACCAGTCACGCTGGCGCATTTTCGTTGACATGCAAAACTCCATAAAAAAAGGCCGCGTATGCGACCTGCTTAAGCTTTGTTGCGGGTGAAGAAGGCTTAAGAGGCCATCAACTCACGACGTTTTTTGTAAATAGAACCAGCACTCATCGTCGGCTGTTGTGGCTTGTCAGTGCTGTCCAGACCTGCACCCGTCTGTCGCAAATTGTTGTATTCGCTCTGCGATGGGTTGTTGTTGGGGGCTGGCTCGTTGTCTTCCATCAAGTCAAACTTCGCTTTGATCTGTTCAAAATCCATGCCATCGGCCATGAAGGATTCTGCAAGCTTTGGCTGCTTCTGCGCCTGCGGGAGTTCCATCACTTGCTTTTGCAACTTCATGTAGGTTTCGACGCCTTCCTTGACGCCATCGGCTTTGCCCTTAGCTTCCGCATCAGCCACCATCTGAGCAATTTCTTCATCAGTCTTTGGCATTTTCGTCTGTTCCTCTTGGGTTGGGGTTGTCTGCTCAGGCTCCTTGCCCCACTTGTTCGTGCGGGTCATAGTCACCAGCTCTTTTGGAGCTTTCGAGTATTGGGTGTAATCAAACGGCGGGCACATAAGCGAGTTCGTGCTGCCATCGTGAGTTGTTGCAAAACCAGCGATGACCGCCTCTTCACCCATCATCCACGTTTCAGCCTCCATGATCTCTCGGGCTTCTTCCGTAGTCTTGCCGGATGCTTTAGCGTAAAGCTTTGCATACTCATCAGCCTGCATGTCGAGCAGAGCCGCACCTTCTTTGAGATCTCGCGCAGTGCCCCAAACGCCAGAGGATGGATCATGGATCATCATCTGAGCACCAGCTTTCATGATACGAACATCTGCGCCCATTGCGATGAGTGAAGCAGCTGAAGCTGACATTGCATCAATCTGAACTGTAACCTGGCCGTCATGGGCTTTGAGAGCGTTGTAGATGGCTATAGCAGTGATCGGATCACCACCACCTGAGTTCATTCGAACAGTTACGTCCTTTTCACGCCCGTGCTCTGCGAGTGCCTCAATGACCTGCAGCGCGGTAAAGAACTCTTCGTACCAGTCGAGCCCAACAGCCCCATACATGAAGATTTGCCCGTCTCGATAAATTCCCATGTGTTCCTCTAAGCTCTCACACGGGCAGCAAAGCGCCTACGCTTAAGCTTGCCCTTTTGGATTTCACACTGTGCTCTGGCGTAATCGCGGTCCTTCTCAATCCGGTTGAGATCAGCGTTACGATATTTGATGAAATCCTCACCAAAGCGGCTTTCTGTGACCTGTTCACCATCGCGAACAGTCTCATAAATTGTCTGAAGCTTCTCGACTTCAGCGCACCAGTCTTTGCCCATACAAAGACCTTTCATGTTTTGATCTGAAGGAATCGTGTTACCTCTTTGCTCGGTTGCAAAGGAGCGTACTCATGTCTGAAGTTACTGGAGTAGAAAGCAAAAGAAGTTTCTTGCTCAACTCATCAACTGCTTTGATGGTTTTCGTAGGTGTTTTTATCGCAATTGTTCTTCTATGGGTTGCAAACGCTTACTTTGCTTTGACCGGCGAGTTACCCTTTGATCTCTTTAATGTTTCAATGACTGAACCAAACTTCGGGGCAACTGAGCAAGTTTCTGTTGCGCAGAGCGAGCGTGGCCCAGTGGGAGATAGTTTTGGTATCATCAACTCCCTCTTCTCCGGTATGGCATTCGTAGGTCTGGTCTACGCAATTTTGTTGCAACGGCAAGAACTGCATCTAGTAAAAGAAGAACGAGATGACACTCGCTCAATATTGCGACATCAACAGGCTAATCTTGACGAGCAAAATAAAGTTACGAAGAAGCAGGCTTTCGAGACTACGTTTTTCAATCTACTAAGTTTAGTTTCAACTAGTCGCGCTGGGATTATGATGCCCGGTAAGTTTGAAGTCAGTGGAGAGCGGGCTCTAAGCAATTATGCTGCGAATGCAGAAAGAACTTATAGTAAGCAAGGTGCTAAAAGTGCTCTGGCTGATTACAGGAACTCTGATCCCTATAAAATTACTACCACTCACATAAACCTTTTTGTAAGCGCTGCACTGCTGTTGGAAGAGTACAATTTGGATGAGCAAGGTATTTACATCAACATACTCTGCGACTCCATCTCTCCGTCTGAGCAGATACTTTTAGCATTTGAAGCTTACTCACCGGGACGGGACATGATGGCCTCGATCATTGCAGACCATGGATTATTGAACGAAGCTAAAAGTGTAACTCTTGAAAGACTTTTGCGTGAATTTGAGGCTGTTAGGTTTCCTTAACGACTTTACTCCTTTGTGAGTCACCACCTTGCACTTTTACAGAAGGATGGAGGCGCCCCTCTTTTTCAAACTCCTTCACTTCTTCGCTGATCTCTCTTTGAACTTCGTCATAGTCAACACCATCAGCAGCACATTCGCGGCGAACAGAGGTCACACCGTTTTCAAGCCGCTTCTTGCGCGCGCTTTCCTTCTTGTCATCATCGGCGGTTGGCTGAGCCGGTCCTAAAACATCAACCTGGCTCACATGCTCCCGGTTGGCCCGAAATGCCGCATATCCGCCTTTGAATGGGATGCGTCCTTCTGCAATTTCTTCATCCAACCAGTTGGCGAACGTCACTTTTGTAAGCGGTGCTACCACGCGATCGCGCCGACGAGTTACAATCGGCCAGATGGTCGCATACTCCATTCTGACTGAGCTGTAAGTTGCGCCGGTGTGATCCATGGTGACGGATGAAGCTGTTGCCCCGATCCGTCGCGCAACTTCTCTTAGAAGGTTCTGGAAGAAGGAAACATAGTGCGGGTTTGGCGTTTTGCTTGAGTGAAGCTCAAACTCTTCTCCCGGTGCTAGATGGTTGACCCTCACTCCATCTGAAAGGTTGATTGTTCCTTCCTGAAGGGCCTCAAGGCGTGACCGCCATAGGTTTGCAAGATCTTCGCCGATATCTTCGTTGTCACTTCCATCAAGCGCCTGAAATGCTTGAAAGATATCTTCAGAGGCATCGGGACTTTTGACTGTAGCCGCCATGATCGCCTGCGCGAGTGCGGTAGCAAGCGTCGCGTTTCCCAGCTGCTCCTGAAAGCTCATATTGTTCAGAACTGCGGTCATCAGAGGGACTCCGCGAGAGGCGTCAGGGTTCTCTGAACGATCCATTAGCTGCACTACTTGACACAAACCGAGACCATCAAAGGCGTCCACATCGTGATCGACTAACCCGCCTATTTTGCCTTTGCGCTGGAACCTGTACTTCAGGTGTCGCCCGTTATCATCCTTGAAGATGCCATCTTCTAAGCCAATTAACTGGCTTGTTTCCCACTTCAGTTTATGGGGTGAAACGAGCGAAACCTTAGTGCCGGTCCTAATGCCATACTTCTTCCGCTCCGCAGGAGACATAAAGCTGAAAACGCCATATGCCTCACCTTTAGTTGCGTAGATCCGGCAAACACCATCATCCATTTCAGCAAGCTTCTTCTGGCCCGCTAGATCCACTTCAAGAGGGTTGTTTGCGTATGCGCGGAACTCCTTTTCAACGAGCTCTGCAAACTCTTTCTCTTCCTTCTTGTCATACCCGAGTTTTGAGAGGTCTGGCTTATAGTTGATCTTGAGCCCTTCCCCGATTGTATCAGTGATGACCTGATCAACTGCACCGGCGATCCATCCGCTGTTGTGCATGAAGTCAGTCGCAAGGGCAGAAGCCCGCGCCGCCGCCGCTCTCACATCCTCGGACCCTGAGCGGATCGGGGCGGAGCGCTTTGCCAACACGCCAGATGGATCGCCCCCAAGATAGCGCATTGTCGAGCGGGGGGTGCTCGTCAAGCGTGCGCTAGTCTTCGCGAGCTGCCGGGTATTGGCAGGCACGCGGACACGAGGTCGCGTCAAACCTTTGCCTGTCATTGAAATCTTCTCCGAAACTTGTTCTTCGAGCGGGGCGCCTTAGGTGCTGGTCGAGTAGTCCCACGACTGGCCTTGATTGGCGCTTCGGGTCTACTCGTCTGTTTGGGTTCCTTAGGCTCGTTCGGCAACGCCGGTTTAGGTAGGCTCTGTTTACCGCCCGGTTTACTGATCAAACGATCAGGTAGTGATAGACGCGCGGCAGCTGCATAAACCTTGCAGTCCCACGCTTCGTTGCGGATACCGTCTTCCTTAGGCTCCCAGCACCTAACAGACTTACCTGCATGCTCTTTGATAATCGCTTGCTCAGCAGTCATTTGAGCGAAGTAGTCGGCAGGTAAATCATCACAAGGGAAATGCGTTGCGTTCGGTGTTGGCCCACCGTCTTCAGGCAACAGAACCCCGAGCTGCAAGGCGATCAAATCCTTTGCGGTATCAACACCCACAATGTAGACATGCTCACCGGAATTCTTGGTTCGTGACGGTGTTTTAGGCCAGATCTGACGGTGCCCCGCATTGTTCCCTTTACCCTTGATTGCGTAGATACGGCGATGTTTCCGTTTCGCACAAAATGATTGCACGATGGCTGCCCTGTGGCCTTGAGAGTCAATGCAAGTCGCCTTGACTGAGAGCCGCTTCCCATCCTCGCGGTGGTAGACTCTACGTAACTCTCTGTCGAACTCATCCCAGACCCGCTTGCCTGCTGTATCGCCATCCAGAACTATATGCCGGATGACCCAGTTTTCATCGTCAAGGCCATAACCAACCACAGTCATTTCAATGCGGTCGTCTTGCGTGTCTGCCCCTACAACAAGCAGGCGCACACCTTCTGGTATCGCTTCATGGGTGTAGTTCTCCACCCGCTCAGCCAGACCTTCAGCGCTCAATGCCAGCTTGATACCTTTCACGACCTCTGCAAGGGCGGTGTTGGTCCATTTGCGCAGCATTAAAGGTTTTTTGTAGGAGTTGAGGAACTCCTTCACGACATCAAAAAGGGAATGCCTCGTTGAATAGAGCTTGGATACATGGAAGCCTGCATGCCCTTCATAGTGCGAAACTTTTTTGCATTCGGGACAGTGTGAGCGGCCTTGCTCATCCCAGTGTCCTGCGCCACTCCAATCGAGTGGCTTATGTGTCTTTCCGCAGCACGTGAAAGGCTTTGTCTGCCTCCACCCAAAATCCGGTTCATCAGCAATGCTCAGCAGCGCTAACTTACGCTCCTTCTCACTCCATCCAGCACCACACTTTGAGCAAAAGTACTCGGCGGTATTTGAAAGATGGTTGCCGTTGTCGTCTTTGTCCCACTGAACTGTTTCGCGGGACCAATAAAGAACTTGCTCTTCATCGCAATGAGGGCAACGAACAAAGCACTTCCGCTGATCGCTGGCCATGTACTCATGATAGATTTTCGATGTTTCTTCGTCTGAAGGTGAGCACACTCGGACATTCAGGCGACGCTTGTTAAAGGTTGATGATCGCTCCTCACCCAATGCCAAAGGGTCACCCATTCCGCCTGCGTCGGCGGGGTAAAGGTCAACCTCATCAGCGAGGGTAATGCGCTTAGGGCGTGATGCCAGATCGTTTGGCGAATTAGCGCCCACAAAATCCAACGCTCCGCCTGGGTACTCTTTGTGATCAAGTGTTGTGCCAGAGTCTCTCGACTTGGCGTCTGGTATCAACTCTCTCAGGACTGGTGTTGTATCGACGGTTTTCTGAAAGCGTTCCTTCGAAAAGGAAACAGCAAGCTTTTGCGTAGGCTGCACAAACAATATGGGCGATGGGTCTTGGTGTATGTGGTAACCCGCAACGTTCTGGAGGAACTCAGTCTTCATCAGCTGAGTGCACGCCATAGCGGTGAGAACCTGCGTATCCTTCTCTGTAACTGCCATCATGGGACCAATCGAAACGGGAACACGCCTTGTCTTCCAGCGCCCCGGATTGGCTGTGTTCTCGCGCGCTACATAGCGGTACTCATCTGCCCACTCTACGAGGTTAAGTCGTGGTGGTGGCTTGAGATCGCGCTGCCTACATTCTGCAAACACATCATCAATTCGCTCACCAGCTATCGTCCGCCAATGCTTCAAGGATTTCACTCACTTTTGAAGAGAGGATCTCCTCAATGTCTGGAGCCTCAAGAAGTTCAAGATCAGCTGAGATTTCACCCGGCATTGCCACAAAGTTTGCTCGGATCTCAGCGTATTCCTTTGTCAATTTCTCCTTGACGATATCTATCGGGATTGCTGTTTTGCGCAGCAGCTCAAGTTCAATTTCGGCTGTCTCCGCTTTGGCGTTGTCCCTGCGGATTGCTGCTCGCTCTCGTTCAGGTATCTTGTCTTCGGAAAGAGAGGAGCGGATGAACGTCTCTCGCCACGCGAACACCTCAGCTGTGTTGAAGAGTTTAGGCTTCCCCTTGCCTTCATCAGAGTGAACCGGGCATCCCTTCACCATCCAATTTCGGAGCGTTTGACGCGTGATCCCATAGAGATCTGCAAGCTCTAACTGGTTTACAATTTTGCCCGACATGCAGCTGTGAACCTCAAAACGTGACGATTTTACATGTTCGCGCACGTTTTAAAGTTGCGGAACATTGATTCTATTGGATTTTTTGGGATCGATCGTAAGGAAAACGTGACAAGTAAAACGGCGGTTTTTGAAATTAAAACGCGCCATAATGCGGGCTTCGCAGCCGCAGCAAACTGAAAAAATCGAAATACGGTCCCTAGACCGGGGGGGGGGGGTATGCATCGCGCATGCCTTTTGCCGCGCCTCGTGCCCCTAGCCTGCCCCTGCGAATCCAACTATTGGAAGTCGTATGAACAGTCGGACATTCTTTCTTCTCAGCCTTTGCCTATTTTGCGCAGTCCTCATCGTCATCCCATTTTGGGCACAGTATTTTAAGGTGACCGGTGTTGATGGACGAGTGATCGAGTGGCTGCAAGTCTTGGCAGGCTTCTCTGCTTTGGCAATAGGTGCTGTCACACTCTACTTTGTGACCATCCAGCTCACTAAGGCTGATGACCAGCTGACAAAAGCAAACGAACAGCTTGTGAAGGCAGATTTGCAGATCTCTCTAGCACACAAGCAGCTCGAACTTGCTGATGCTCAACTTGCACTCGCCCGCAAAGACAGTGCCATACTAACTCTTCAGCTCAGAGCTGCGGCATTTGCCGCTGTGGAAACAGAAATAGCACTCATGGAGAAAGTCTTTCAGTTGCTCAATGATGCACGAATTGAGGGAATTGCGAGTGCCTTCCAAAAAATGAATGAAGAAAACGCACACCCGAGCGTTGTCGACATTTGGGATCAACGCATTCGAAAGAATAGTAGAGGCCTCACCCCAGAGTTTGCTGCTCTACATGAGCAAATCACAAACAATGTCGAGCCCGCCATCGCTCACCTCTCCGATATCTTATATGCCGATAGAGAAGAGTTTGTTCATCAGTTCCATATGCTGTCTATCTATATTCGGTCCATATCTAAAGGCCCGCTTGATAGCCATGATCACGAGCTAGAAGATAGGGTACAAACGACGGCAGCCAATTATTACAACGTTATTGTATGCATTGGAGAGGCCTACAAGAGTCATTTGGAAGACGCGAAGAGAGCAATCGAGCTGCCAATTCCTACATCTGAGCGTCCCCCATCTATAATGCCAAGATACGAGTAATCTCCGCTTCCATTGCCGGGGCAAAGGAGCGGGTTGCGTTGTCGTACTGGGCTTTTGATGGGCCTATTACCATTTCATCCGGAATGCGGACGCTACTCTTGAGGCTATGGAAGCCCCTGTACCAACGCTTACCAACGTTGAGGTTAGCCCGGAAGACTGCCCCGCCCAGGTTCAAAGTTTTACGACCCGGGAAGCGCCCGCCCTTCATGAATGCCTTTTCCAGATAGAGCCGCTGGCCTCTTGGGCGTGCTACAACACCGCCCCGCTTCAACTCTCTTGGCTTGAAGTGCTTCAGGCTGATGAAACCGCCCTTGGCTGTCAGCACATAAGACAGGCTGGCAGCGTTGCCCTTATAGCTCGCGCTCGCCCTCTTGGGCTTCCCCAGAGCCTTCCTGATTGTACGGGATGGCAAGCCGGTCTGCTTTGGAAGCGTCTTCAGTACGCCCCTACGCAGCTTGGTGCCCGTTTTGTTGATGACCTTTCTATAGGCGCGCTCTGCTGTCTTCCTGTTCCCTATACGTTCAACAGCCTTCTCGAACCTTATAAAGTTGTCGTCTAATTTGAGCGTAAATGGTGCCAATTGGATGCTCCGCATCTAAATTATTAGTTCTCAGCCATACACCGAAGGAAAACATGTATATTTATGTAGAATTATTGATTCACTCACGGAGTTCTAAATGACCGCTGAGATCGCAATACTAAATAAATCATGCGTTGCTTTAGCTGCAGACAGCACCGTCTCCTTTGGCCCGTATAAGACATTCAATTCTGCTGAAAAGCTATTTGAGTTTAGTGAAAAACAACCTCTAGCTGTTATGATTTACAATGCAGCTAGTTTTCTTGATTGCCCTATCGAGCTCTTGATCAAAGATTACCGTTCCAAAAACGATCAGTTGTTCAATTCAGTTGAAGAGGCAGCAGAAGACTTTCTTTCTCACCTTACCGAATATGGCCAAACCGTCTCAGATGCAGTTCGAACAAGCAATTTGATTAACCTTTGCCGTGATGTGCTCAACGTTATCGAAGCTAAACTACAAAAAAGAATATCTGCTATATCGATGAAAAGGGAAATGGACAGCTTCACAACCGATGAGTTTCAAGATGTGGTCAGGGAAATCCTCGCAACAATTGGAGCCGGGTTGGGTTTCAACGCTGCTAACTTTAATTACGCGCCGACTGACCAAGACGTTTTTGATAAGGAGAGAGAAGAGGCCGACAAAATAATACACGATTATATAGAGAGTTACACAAAGCACTATAGCAATGTGAGAATTCAGGGCGAATTGATTAAAGAGATAGTTGATCTACTTTTCTTCTACGCCACGACGAAAGTTCCTTCCGCATTTACTGGAATAGTTGTGGCTGGGTACGGAGAGAACGACATGTTTCCTTCGCTTTGTAGTTACGCGGTTTCTGGCATGTTAGGGGGTAATCTAGTTTTCCAAAATCAAGACAATTGCAAAATCGACAGGGACAACTTCCCCTCCGCTATTATCCCCTTTGCACAAAAAGAAATGGTATCTAGGTTCCTAACTGGCGTTGATGATGAATTTATTGATCAAACAAACACTTACCTGAATGAAATATTGGGTGAGTTAAATAGAGAGATTATTGACTTTCTTGAATACGAAACCTCCGATGATAAAGACCGACTTAATAGTTTTCTGTCAGCTGTATCAGAGAGAATATTGGACGATCTAAACAACAAGTGCTTCTTGCAACTTCGCAGCAACTTTCTGCAAGAGGTACAACATATGGTCAGTGCTATGCCAAAAGCAGAAATAGTAGAGATGGCACGATCACTAGTTGAACTGACCTCATTTAAAAGAAAAATATCTTCACAAATTGAGACAGTCGGTGGTCCTATTGATGTTGCCATTATCTCAAAGAACGAAGGTTTTGTCTGGGTAAATAGAAAACACTATTTCCCTGCTGAGCTCAATGCACGATACTTTAATAGGATTCGCAGAGGCGCGACTCAACATCGGGAGAGGGACGATGCTGTCTAAAAATTCACTTTTTTCAGATGATAGTGTATCAAACCATGGCTTTGATGAGTACCTAATCCGAGCAAGAACCACTTCCCGTTTAGATGCCTCAATCGAAGAGGCAAAAGAGAATTTACGGAACACTTTGATCCGTGCAGTCGATCAAAATGCTGGTGGTCAGGGTAAAGTAATCAAGGTTCGTTCAGCTGGGCCAAGTAAGTGACAAGAAGCAGTCAACGAGCCAGTTGACTGCTTTTTACATAAACTAAATATCCCCGTTTTTCTGTGATTTTTTAGCAAATTATGCGGAGCCTTCAAACTCGTAGCCGGTCACCTTCCCTGCTGCCTCAGTTGCCGCTTTGGGGTCGCCTTTCACGAAGATCAGTACGTTCTGATGTGTCTTGCCGAGCTTGCGCCCGCTTTCAAAGCCTCCGCGAGCCCTCAGAGGTAGCGAACCGGCTTGAGTGATCAACACAGCGTCATTGTAGAACCGCAGGCCCGCGTCTTCGCAAGCTTCAATGGTGTCCCGTACAAAGCCCCGATTGATACCTTCCCGGTCCCTGAAATCACCAACCACGATAGCTGCAAAGCGGTCTTCCTTCAGCCGCGCTGCGGCCTGCTTCATTGAGGCACGGAAGGCGCCTATAAACACGTCGTAGTGCATGTTCGAAAGGTCTGCCGGGTCATCTGAATACTTCTCCAGATCTCCGTAGGGCGGACAGGTCAGGATGAAATCGAAATAGCCGCGCACATGCTTATAAAGCTGTACGGCATCGCCAACCTTCCACTTGGGTCTTGGCTTCACACCAAGAGCATCCGCCTGCAGGTCATTGGCTTCTACCTGCTCAGGGCGCAAGTCTACACCTGTGTACTCGCGCCCCATGTAGGCGGCCACTAAGCCCCGTACAGATCCACCGGCGAAAGGATCAAGAACCTTCCCTCCAGGCGGGCAGAACCATGCATAGCAAAGCTCAGTCAGAACCGGGTCAAATATGCTTTTACTTGCCCATGAGCCGGGCGTGGTGCCCTTCCCGTTGGTTTCTGACCACTTGGCCATAGCGCTGGCGTATCCGCCTAAGAGATCTTCTTTTCGGCCTTCCCCGCTATCAATTCCCAGGTCGAGCCAAAGGCGCTTGCGGTCTTGCCATTCCTTGGCCCTTGCGCTCAACACTGAAAACGGCGGTACGATAAAATCTTGGCTTAGTGCCCCTTTACTCATTCCATGCTCTCTAAGCTTGATGCTCAGGGCATTCGCTTGTGGGCTCTAAAGGCCTCAACTGGTTTAAAGTGGCGCATCTGCGGCACTTGATTTCAATGGTCTTTACGATGGCGCCCGGTTCGTTTTTAAACAAGAGCGCATTGCAGTTGCCACATCTGGTTGATTCCAAAATGATTCTCGACGCATAAAGGCCCCCTGCTCATTTATTGCAGTGAGTAGATATGGCGGGGGCGGTAATATGCATAATCTTACCGGGCGGGTGCTGTAGTCATAAACATGCCCGTAGCTCTGGAGGTGGCTGCCTCCAAGCCTCTCGCCTCATTCTGAGGTTTTCATGATCAAGTTCAAAGAAAAAACACTCACGGTACAATTAGCTCTACTGGTACCGAACTTACTGTTCGTCACTATTATATTAATATGTGCGGTTATCTTGTTCGGTCTACTTTGGAGCGGCTTAACTAGCGCATTTCAAACCTTTTCCGAAATAGATTGGGACTTAGCAACACTCTCTGATATCGGTACGGCGGCGATGCCAGTTGTAACTATTGGTGGCTTTATATTAATCAGGCGACAGATCGGGAAAGCAGATGAAGCTAACCAAATTGCTCTTCTTCCTGTAGTCAGAGAAGCCCACTCGCTTGTTTTAGATGAGCAGCGACACATCCATAGTTTGACCCAAGTATCTTCACTCCTTCAAGCTGTTCACATTGCAAATGATCTAAGCAACGGCATAGGGCCCAAGGGTGACCCTCAGACAAACTTCAATGCACAGGGAGCAATTCTGGCGTTCCAGAGCTTAGAAGCGAAAGTACATGATTACCTATCTCCCGAAGTTTCTAAACAACGTGTAGAAATCACTCTTGTAATCAACTACATCCAGAAAGAAGTTAAGCTTCTTGAACCCATCTCAAACGAAACTCAAGAGGCACTAAGAAAACGATACGACCACAAAAATGACGAGTTAAAAAGTATCTATGACGTCAAGTATACGATGATGGATTATCAGCAAAACAGCACTGCAAGCGTATCACAAAACCAACTAAAATTCGGAGATAAACTAAACGCTTATAGTGCGTCACTTGCAAGGGAAAGTGACGTTCTAGCGAAGAGGTTGACGTCTCTACAGAAGCTGATCAAAGCAAATAAAACTCTGCTGTGATCTCAATATCATCAAGCCGCAAGTTGTCTCATCTTATCTGAATAGATACCCGATTTAGGGCGAAACTGCACGGATAAATCTTTATCAGCAAACGCGGGTAAATCTCTTTTATTACAAACATTTACCGAAATTTGATGAAGTGCTCTCTCAAAACGGTCATGAGCCGTTTGTTTTGCAAGCCCCATCTTGTCCAGAACCTTCTTTGGCTGGATCTTGTAGGCGTAGCAAAACACCAGAAGCGAGAGCGCTTTTCTCTCTTCGTTTCGCTTGATGTGACGCATCCAGTCCCATGTCTCTTCCATGCGGGCAATTGCTGCAGCATCTGGCCCAGTCATGTTCCTGGCTCTCTTTTCCGCTTCAGTAAGCTTCTTTGCAACGGCATTCAAAGCCGCTTCCCATTGATCATCATCGCACGGGCTGAAGTCCGGCCAGAAGCTTTGGGGCTGCCCCGGTCTGACCCCTCTCACTCTCATAAGACGCATGACAACCTGTGCCTCGATCAGCCTGTCCAATATCACGGCATAGAGTGCTTGAATGTCGCTCACTTCGTGATCCTTTCCAGATAATCAAGGAGTGCATGACCTGCTGGCAGTAGGAGGTATCCAGTGCCTTTGACTTCGATTAGCCCCAGCTCAACCAACTTGTCTGGTTCCACCAGCGCCTTGTTGTATTTCATTATCTTCTTTCTTCGCAGATCCATTAGGAACGCAATTTGACCAAGATGAATAGGCGCAGAGTTTTCAGGAGGTACTGGCGTTCCATAAGGCTCAAGCCCTGCTTCAATTGCGGTGCAAGCAAGGGCGATATGCTTTGGTATTTCTACCGCTCGTGACGGGTCGTCCCGCCTGTGCCCCAACTCGTATAGCCTAATCGTCTCAGAGGATACCCCAAGAGCTGCAGCAGCGGCATCACGAGATTTGAAGCCACTTGCAGTCCGCCAATACTTGAATTCTTCAGGTGTCATATGGTAATCTCTCTTTCAGAGAAGGAAGGTAAGACACTTTTCTATATCCGGTGGGTCCGGGCTATTGCCCGAACCCGTTAGCACTAGGCTTTAAAGATCAGATAGATTTCGATTTGCAGACCGAGAAATCTGAACTTAAAACCCGCTTTCCGGATTTTCATATGCGTCTCACCTTCCTTTCTTTTTTGTCGGGAGTTAACTCCCTACCGACAACCTTAAGATATGGTACATAGAACCAAATATCAATAAACATTTGCGTATTCAGTACCTTTTTATTTATCTAACCTGCCCATGTCTGAACCCAGCCGTAGCGCAACTGTTGTTTTGTCTCGTCGTTCATGCCGCTTTCTTTTCCTGCTTGTTGGCCCGGCTGCGTAAAGCCTCATAGTTCAATGGGGAAACATGGAGCACCCGATTGAAAAGCGCACAGACCCGATCTATGACCTCTGCTCTGTCGCCTGTCTCATTATCTTCCACCACTGTTCCAACCTCCACTTTCTGCACAAAGCGAATTGGGACGCTCATAAGAGCATCCCGTCTTGGTGTCCTCTGTCTTCCCTGAAGGTCGTAGTGGGCCCATCAAAAACCAGCTCGGCACAACGACCGCCTGAGCCCATGCGAACTTTGTCAGCGTGCACCTGTGCCCGGTTCTTCCAATCAAGCATGTCTGTTTGCCATTTGACATGAAGATCCGTGCCTTCTTTAGGCTCTTTCCGCAGCAGTATTGGCTCAGGGCGGAAGAGAATGAGGATGTTGTCTGCGCTGTCTTCCATGTTGGAACCGCCAAACAACTCTTTGCGCGTCAGGCGTTGCAGTGGCTCTCGCTCAGACCTGACTTCATGGGCAAGGGCAACGACTGGAATATTGAGGGCTTTGGCAAGCTCCTTCAACTCAGAAATTACGTAGCCGCAGCGTGCAGGAAGGTTTGAGTCTAAACGGCTATCTTTAGCCCGCATGGCCTTTACGCTATCGACAAACAGCGCTCTCGTACCAAACCTAGACTTGTTAGCTTTTGCCCGGATAAACAGCTGCTCAACAGTCGTTCTTGAAGTCTCATCAATATAAAGCGGGATGCTTTGGCAATCCTCTTTAGCAAGGTAGATTTTTTCCAGTTCATCAGCCGAAAGCCCGCCCCGGCGCATAGCATGGGTACTAATGCCAGACATAGCCGCAACGCGCCGCATGGTGAGCTGTTCTGCATCCATTTCCTTTGACTGAAAATCAACTGGGCCATACTGGCAGGCAATAAACTCGGCAATCTGCAAAGCAAGAGCTGTCTTACCGCTTGCCCCCTCTGCACCGATTACAGTTAGCTCTCCATCAACCAAGCCGCCGCCCAAAAGGTTATCAACCTGCTTTAGACCTGTCCCCAAGGCATCACCCCCTGTTTCCTGAGGCTGCGCAGCTCTCTCATAAACAGCTTGTGCGCTTTGCCCAAGGGTTACAGAACTCGCTCGCTGCGCTTGGCCTGAAATCTCTTGAAGCTCTTCAATAGCGTTCTCTGCAAGCTCAGCAGCCCTTGTGTCAGTGTAAAGAGCCTTCTGTCCCTTCTGGAAAGTCTCAGCAATCAGCTCCTTGTTCCGCCGATTGAGGAGCGGCTTCACAAGATCCTCGATTTCAGCAGTAAGCTTCTTCCCCTTGGCTGCAAGCGATTTGATGCGCGCCACTAGATCTGCATCGCCTTCATAAGGGGCGTTTGTCTCTACCAAATGCAGATCGAAGCTGCCTTCCTTGTGACAGGTGTCCAACCCGGTCCAGACAGCCTTCCAGATTGCATCATGGAAGTGCTCACGGGTCATCTGGTCAGCGACATCCCAATACAGCTCTGGAGAGGCTAAAAGGCGCGCTAAAACCTGTTGTTCGATTGGTTCAAGGTTTGTCATGCAAATGCACCTCGGCTTATGTTATCAAAAGGATTCGTGTGAAATTTTAGTGAGTGTTTATGCTGTCGTTTATTCCCACCCGGTATCGGGTTCTTGTTGCCTGGGTCGGCATTATTTTGCTTGGGAGCCTCGGCGGTTTTGTTATTGCGGTAATTTACGATCTCAACCTCTCGCAAGGACGATTGTGCGACGGGTTTGCACTTCAAACACCATGGGCGTGCAGTCGGACATGGATCAGTGCTTTGAGTGGATGGGTCGCAGCAATTGCTGCAATTGGCGCTGCTATTTATGCTGGTTCGCTTGTTAAGATTCAGATTGATCGCACTGAGGAGCAAATTGACAAAACGATCGAAGCCAATGCGATTGCTAAGCTTGAGTACACAACAGGTTGCTACGCGCAAATGCTGACAGAAGAGAAATGCACGAATGAGCTTCACAACTTTGCGGCTGAAAAGAACAGAATTGAGCGCAGCGATAAACTCCATGACACCAAACCTGCCGAGACCCTTCTGGCGCTTGGAAAAAGCGTGATGTACAAGTTTGAAACTCAAGAACAGATAAATGACGCTGTACTTCCAATTAGACTTATACAACTCAGGATAATTCTTCTTAATGAAGTCAAGGCTTTGATTGACTTTTGGGCAAATCACGGCGCGCAAACTAAAACGGTGCGTGCCGCTGACGACACGTACTACTCCATAGACCAACACGGCTGGGAAGACGCGAAAGCATGGGAAAAGCACAGGCCTGAGTATATTGATCAGATTGAGAGATGCGTGGATGCTCATTCGGAGTTCATTAATCAGATCATTCAGCTTAAAGCTCTGTTCGAAGGTATCCAGGAAACAGCACTGAAAAAGTGATTGTTTCATACAGTCGCTCCATAAAGATCATTGTATACGTCCAGCCAGTCAGAGCCCGCCTCAGGCAATGCGATGTCCAGCACTTCCAATCCGGTTTCCTGAAGGTTCTGAGCTGCTCTCTTTGCAGCCTTCTCGCCCGGTGCCATCTCCCATGATCCGTCGGGCTTCTGATAAGCCTGATCGCCGTCGCCATAGATCCGCAGCCGGTCTATATCCAAGGGAGGTTCAAAGTTGATGAGGCCCGCCGTAGACAAGCAGGACCAGCAAGGACGCCCCGTCAGGGCGTAAACCGCAAGGGCTGTCTCAACGCCTTCAGCTATGCCGACTTCCCCGTCAGTAGCTTCCTGAAGTCGCACTGCGCCCCCTGCAACCGGACCAAGGCCGAGCTTGGCGTTGGCTACCGGCGCTTTCTTTCCGTCCTTAGTGATGAAAATTCGCCAGATCCCGGTGAGATCGCCCATGGTGTCATCAACACGGCAAACAAGAGCGGGAAGCTTTCCTGCGTCCGGATACTTCAATCCCGGGTGGAAACGCAGGCAGTCTGGCCACTGCATTCTTGGGAGCCTGCGCCCCAGCAAGTAAGCTTCTGCAGGAGTACCCTCAATCGGCTTGGCTTGATCCCAAAGCTTTTGTGCGTATTCGGTGCTATCGGCTTCCTGTTGGGCTTGCTCTTCAGATTCGCGCTCTGCCTTTGCAGCTGAGGCTTTCTTCCGTTCTGCGGCTTTGCGCTTTGCCTCTTCATCCCAAGTGCCTTCACCGGAGGGAGGTTCTTCACCAGTCAGAATCTCGCATGCTGCTTTGAAGTCAACGGACATGCAATGCATCACCACACCGATGGCATCACCTCCACCGCCAGCCCCTCTACAGTTCCACTTCTGCTTGACTGGATTCACGCTAAAGCGATCTGTGCCGCCGCATGCCGGACAAGGGCCTACATGCTCCTTCCCGCTTCGTCTAAGCGTCGCATTAGAGGATTTAGCCGCTTCAAGTAAAGATACATCCAGTGCGCGTTGCTTATAGTCTTTCCATTGTTGGTCGAGAAGGTTCATGCTGACCTCTCGCAAAAATGGGAAGACAGAATCAGTCCATGGTCACTAAAAGAAGTCGGTGTTTTCTCAGTAATTTTGGAATTAGTATTGTAATGCGAAATAGAGATCTGGTCTTGTGTGCAGCAGCTTGCTTTACGGGGGCTTTTATTGGAGCGCTCTGCATTATTGTCGTGACTGGCGACTTTTATGATGGACCACCTAAGGTTGGGGAAACGAGGGAAGCTCTGATACGCGGTTGGATAGCTGTTGCAATAAATGGAATAGCCGCACTCGTTGTAGGAGTTGGTTTGTTGTTTACAGCGCGACAAACACGAAGCGCCAAACTGCAGGCGTTCCAAATGAACCTTCAGGTCATAAACGATGAAATCAATACTCTTATGATGCTGCGCCCTATCCTTCTTAACATCGGCGTTGCCACCGAAGTTATAAGTAACGCAGCCAACACAGCAAACGCTGCGCAATACTATGAAGATATAAAAGAGATCAATTTGGACATCTTTAAAACGACTTACAAAATCGGCGACACCGAGAGCAGAACAACAATTGGGGAGATATTTGACGGCATTGGGGCAATCCAAAGAGGGATAAGGGCAGAGTACCCTCTTGAGACAATACAGTGTTCTGCAAGTAAGGTGTTTCCTCTTGCTAATAAGTATTATGACAATCATATTAGTCGACTGCTTCCAAAACTTGAAGAAAGACAGAGCGACTTGAGAGATCTTATTATTAAGGAGACTAAGCGACTTAGTCGGCACTAGATCTTGCATCATCACGCTACCTCCTCCTTTTGCTCATAAAGGAAGGTCTGGCAGTGCTCACAGTAGGTCTGGCGAAGATCTACTGGAGCACCACAGTAAAAGCGCTCTTTAATGGGTGGCTCACCTACCCACATAGGGCGTTTGCATTGCCTGTCTGTGATCTGGAACAGGTTCACAGGGTTTGCATCAGGAGCTTGCAGGCGGGCTTCAAGGCTATGCTGGAAGCGATTGCCACCCTTACGCCACTGGACAGAGCGCGAAACCCCTCTCTGCCCTGAGAACTCGCCCCCATTGCGCCTGACTACACCAAAGACAGCCCCCAATGTTAAGCCGGGATTAAAGGGCAAAAGCAGCTCCTGAATAGCTCTTGCTGTTCGGGTTCCATCAGCAAGGAACTTCACTGCCTCTGGTTGGGAGAGCTGGGAAATATCAATCTTTTTTCTGGCAATCATAAGAACACACCTTGTTCTTGAGGTTCCATGACCGGCATAAGCAGCACTTGCAGATAGCCGGTTATCAAAATTCGGGTTTTCGGGGGCGCCCCATCAATACCGGGACCGCTCCAAGCAAGGCGCTGCAACTCATCAAGGTCGAGCAAGTCCAGCGCGTTCAGGAAGTCACCCAGCCTTCTTTCCCAAGCCGGGTAATTGGAGAACAGGTCGCTTACCGCGCCTATCAGTGAGCTTTTGAGTTCGATAGGTGGGTTTTCCATCTCGGAAAGCGCGTATAGGACTGCCCACGCATGCTCCCTGCCCCTCAGATTGATCATCTTCTGGATCCGCACTGCGGAATGCGTCTGTTGAGGTGAGCAAGGCCCAGTTCTGATCCGCTTGCTGGCGTGCAGAACCTCTATTCCCAGTTCCGCGCACAGGCTTTCCGCTTCCCTTGTGTCGGTTGTCGTTACCGCAGGCACGTTCCAACCTCCTCTGAAGTTCGCGCTTCTCCCGCTTCAGTGTTTTGTTTGCTGATGAGGCGAGTTCGAATTGAACCTGATAGTAATGAGCGCGTGCTTGCTGCAGTTTCAGATCGGCGTCTATTGAGCTGCCGGGGCGATTTGCAGCGATCTGAGCGCGTGATAGGCGGCGCTCTGCTGCTTCTAGTCTCTCATTGTCCTGAGACTTCCAAAGGTCCATTGCTTTGCCCCGTAAAACTAATGTCTGCTGAAAAGATCGGTGGTCTGAAGCGCGTAGGAAGGCGACTGAGTAGCTCGGAAGTAATCAAGAATTCCAAGAGCTTCCGCTTCGTTGTCGTCCTTTGGTTCCCACCCCAAGAGTCTGCCCCGGCCTATTGCCTGCTGCTTAAACCAAGCTCGGCTGTCTCTGGTGCCTTTTGGCGCCTGCCCTCGCCCGAGGTAGTGCTTGCGCCACGTCTGCATTGCAATCTTCTGATATGGGATCTGGTTTGCAACAGCTGCCATCTCGCAGAGCCGATGTTGCGCGGGCTGCCACTGCTCATTGCCCCGGTTCATCTGCTTCCCGCTGATAGCTGCAAGTTCATCTTCAATTGCAAGGTGCGTGACGCCAAAGCTTTCGATCTTACCTAGCAACCAACCATAGAAAGAAAGACTTCTGCCACCGTATCCGCCTGTTTTGTCTTTAGCCCCGCAGTCAAAAACTCCTGAGACTGGTTTAGAAAGACCGGGCTCCCAACGAGCCCAGCCAGTCTTCACACCAAGGTCGAGTGCCAGGTACATCAGGCGGCCTCTGGCTGATCTTCGTTGTCATTGTCTGCCCAACCAAGCGCCAGCTCCATTTGATCAACCAGTTCGGCTTCGTCATCATCCATGTTGGAAACGACGGCCTTGACCTGATCCATCAGCTTCTTACGCTTCAGCACTGCGTTGAGTTCTTTGGTAGGAACTCCGCTGTCGCGGGCATCCTGCTTAATCTCCTTGATCTTCTCGCGGTTGGTTGCGCACTTGGACATGTACGAGCCCTTGTCGCTTTCAATGACGGTTTCGACTTCGAGGATTTTTTTGACAGCCTCTGACAGGGCTTCTTTATCGACTTGATTGCTCATGTGCTGCATCTCCTGCGGGTTGCTGGTGGTAGCTGGGTTCATTCCGCAGCCATTTGGCGTTGGCTGGCGTTGTAGCTCGCGTCGTAATTGCGCATCAGCTCCTTGATCTGCTCAAAGCTCTTCTTGATGCGTTCGTGTTCTTTGGGGGAAATTTCGCCGTCTTCTGCGGCCTGCACGATCTCTTTCATGCTGTCGCAATGCACGGGCACAACATTCATTGCCGCGGCTGCAGGGTCCAGTTTGGCAACCCCCTCAGCTTTCTTGCGTACTTCATAGCCGCAAGCCTCAAGGTGGGCCTTGGACAGGCTTGGTTCCAAGCCAATGGCAGCCATCTCGCGCTCAAGGTAGAGAGTGTCTTTGAGGGTCAGGCTGCGCGCTTCGTTGACTTGGTAGGTCTTGCGTATAGTGCCTGAGGAATGCCCCAACACTTCTGCGGAACTCTCAACGCCAAACGCTGTCACGAGGTTCTTAATCTGCGTGCAGATCCAATTGTTAAACTGGTCAGATGTTCTCGGTGCGTTCATGGAGCGCTTTCCTGTATTTTGCCCCCATGACACAACCGGAGATAGAGGCTAACTTTATGTTGTTCCAAACGGCAGGAGGCCACCAAGAGAGGCACTACTTCCAAGAGAGGCCTCCTGCCACATCACACCGGCTCAAATTGCAAGGAGCTATCAGCGTGAATACAGAGAATGAAGTTGAGCAGATGCTTTCTGACCTGAAGGACAAAAGCCCTGCTGGAATAAGAGGATCATTAGAGGACAGAATTACTTTCCTTGAGGCTCTAATGATTTCGACTTTGCGGGAAATGGATGCCGATAAAGCAGAGGAGATCATCAGATTGTCACCTCACAAGATCGGAAATCTTCCCTCTCACTATGATATTCAGGCGGACTACTACAAAGCTGTGCTGGGTAAGTAGTCCCGAGGCGGCTGGCTGGGAGAAGACCAGCCGCCCCCGCCAGGCACGCCTAGGCCGCAAGCGGTACTTGGCATTGAGCCTTTAAGAGGTAGAGGAGCCGCTTTGAGGGCTCTGGAATCTCTTGACCTTGCTCGAAACGATTAACTGTAGGCTGTTTGACGCCGAGAAAATCGGCGAGATCAGATTGCGACCAACCCAACTCCGTCCGCAGCTCTTTCACTGACTGATTATCCATGGGTTCCATCCTCTATCGTGATGGAGATAAAATACAAAACGGATTTATCAGTGTCAATACCAAATGTATTTTATTAGAGGGCATATTGTATGCCATGACACAAGCATTCAAAGACCGACTCAAGACAGCCAGAGAAAAGGCAGGCTTTGCCAGTGCAGCTGATGCAGCTGACGCTCTTGGTATCAAAATACCTACATACACCCATCACGAAAATGGCACACGGAAACCTAAGACAGATGCAATCGAAAGGTATGCTCGCTTTTTTGGAGTCGCAGCTACCTGGTTGATGTTTGGGAAGAATGAAACACCTGCAGAAGTTGAACCAGCAAGTAACCCCATAAGGAAGCGACAGGTGGCGAAACTTCTCAGCCCCTTCACGGTTCCGGTCTATGGCTCCATTTCAGGTGGTGATGAAGATTATCTAGAAGCTACCAGCGAGGCGCTGGATCACATAGCTGCCCCAAACTCGCTAATGGATGTGGAAGGTGCATTCGCGCTTTACATGCCGGGTACAGCGATGGAGCCGCGCTACCATGAAGGCGAGACGCTTTTTGTAAACCCGAAAAAGCTACCTCGCCCAGGTGAGTATGCCGCCATCATGCACTCCGATCAAACACCTACAGGCTCTCCAATCTGGCAGGTAGGGCGCTATGAGCGCGTGGATGCGGGCAACCGTGTATTTTCAAGGTATAACGGACAAGAACTTCGCATTCCAACAGACAAGATCCGTGCAATACACAAGATTGTCGCTACAGGAGAATGGTGAGACAGGCCCGGCACAGCTTTTAGTTATCAACTATCCGCAAATCGTAATAGTACTCGTTACTTTGCGTGGTAATTGTGTATCTAGCCTTCCGTATACCATCATTCGAATCTTGGATTACTGCACTGCAGGTTCTACGATTGCCCTCGAAATCAAATGAAACCTCGCGAATACCTGAGGTTTTGTACACCGTTGCGCTGTCAGTATTCTTAGTAATGCCGGGATAGATACTCTTTATCATAGACATGGAAATCTCACTATTGCAGAGGGGTGGCTAATGCACCAACATCTTTGCAATCAGCTCCTCAACAAGGTAACTCCCCGCGATACTGAACAGCAAGTAGATAACAGTCAGAAGCAAGCCCTTACCGTGCGTCTTACTCGCTCTAAATAAGACGTAAAGCGGCACCAGGAAAAACAACCAAACTATCAAGCTTCCAGTAACGTCCTTGCGTCCGCTTTTATCCAGCGCTCGTATATCGAGCAAGACTAGTGTCACGGAAGTGGTAAGGTACAGCAAAATAACACCCATACCACCAGTGAGCCACTCAGGAAAAAGATACCATAAACCAGCCTCTACCAGCGCAAGAGGAACAGGCGAACAGATCAAAATATAGAACCAAAAATTATCTGGCATCTTTTTAGGTGCGGCAGGCACACAAACCTCAGGCACCTTAGCAATAATGACCGCTCCGAGCTCCTTCCAGTCGTCATCAAATTTTGCCGTCCAAACCAATGTTTTCTCATGCAGGGTGCGTGAGCTAAACCTCCTCTCCAGTTCAGCAAATGAAACTGGGCCAACTCTCTTGTCGCCATCAACATAAAACCAATCCGCGTATAGCGGACTACCTTCTGCAATATTACTCATTAAAATCTCCGTAAAGTCCGGCGGATCTTAGAGAGATTCGCGAAATATATCTGCCAGAATTTAGCTAATACACGCCTCTCTCTTTGAGTAAATCTTGGCACATCCTTACCCATTCGCTGTAAAGTTTAAGGCGGACCTTAACACTTGCTTCAGCCTCTTCAAGCTTCTCAAAAAACTCTGCTATGGAAGGCGTAAATTTGCACTCAAGGTGAACCTTAGTAACTGCCGCACGTAGCGCACCAACAGTCAAATCGTTTCGTGCAGCAATGTAGACCATCAGATGCTCCTTCATAGCCTCCATACCTACCTGCCGGTCAGAGGAGTAGCCTGCAAACAAATCAACGGTCAGCCTTATTATGTCTTCTCTTCTAGGCTTACAGCTGCCCTGTTCAAGCACGACCTTACTGTGTCCAAGCCTACCCAGCATCCCGACAACAGCCTCACTTTCCATCAACTCAATCGAGCGCATGCTTTTCGAGAAAAGCGTACAATCGTTAAATGCTTCGTTGAATTGAAGACTGCTGTAACTTGAAGTAGTTACAGATTGAGAATTATCAAAACCTAACTGATTTTCACTCATCTAAAAATCCTTTACTTAGCATGTTGGAAACCGCAGTTCGCGTTGTGTCTGGCTGGGTTTCATTCGATTGAATAATCCGCTCTACAGCCCGCATCGCCCATGTGCGCCATGCTGCATCCCAGTCCCGCTTCACAGCTGTCTTGCTGCTAGACTGGATCCAATAATTAAGAAACAGCTGAGCTTGCCATTCGATTTGATCTGGAGACAGACCTTTTCCGAGTGCGAACTCCCACCCCTTCTCCGAAAGAGCCCAGTCCTCAGCAATCCGGCTCGCACTTTGTGACTTCCTCTTCTTTGAGGTTACATCAGCTGGGAAAAGTTCAGCGCTTTGAATGTTTTCCAAAAAAGTGTCTACGCCAGTAGACGCTGGTTTTTTGTTCCCTTGTTTATTTGTTATATTGTTCTTCTTTGTTGCGGATTCCGTTGGGTTGCTGTCGCGTTCTTGTCGCACTTCGTGTCGCGACGCTGTCGCACTCTCCGACTCCACAAGCTGATATTTTGAATAATTACAAATGGTTATGACACTTCCACCTGTAGCGGACTCGATGGTGATAAGGTTCCATTTCTGCCACTTATCAAGTAGGCGCTTTGTCTTATCCTTAGTGACCCCCCATTTTTCCGCCAGAAATCTCAATGAAAAACACAACTGCCCCTCTTCCAGATCTATTTTACACCCCGCACGATCAACTGCCTTCCTCCGCCATGCAGCATTCGCGATTAACCATCCCCAACACCCCCATTCCAACGGCCCCTTTAACGCCTCATGTTCGTACAAAGCACGCTCCATCCTGATCCAGCCTGACATTTAGCTCTCCGCAACAGCCTTCCAGCTCCAATAACAAAACCCTCAACATCAATACATTTTGTATTTGACATTGTAAATCCGTTTTGTATTATTCACAGCATCAAACGGGTTGAACCACTCACAAAACGAGTTTCCTGATGAACTTCGAGACAGACATTCAAACGACCTTGGATCTGATCTCCAACGGCTTCCTTTACGCAGAGCAAGTGATCGAAGCGAAGATCAATTGCGCGCTTGATGATGATTGCGATGGCTTCGTCATTCAGGAGATCAGAGTTGAGGAAGCTGGCTCTGACCGTGAGAAGCGCCTTGATGCCAAGAGCGAAGGCGAAGAGCGCATTTTGTGGCTCATGCTTTCCGCAGTTGTTTACAGCTGTGAGCACATCTCCGAACAGTTTTGGGACGCCTACAACAGTGAAATGAGGATGGCAGCATGAAACACTATGTGTTCCCCTTTGAGCTTGTAGCCATGTCGGCCTGCTCTACCAACCGCGCTAAGTTCGGCGAGCTTCTAATCCTCGCCGAGTTCGACAAGATCTATGAAGACCAAGAGCTTGAAGCTCGTATCTTTCTACCTTGCTATGAGATCTCGGACCTCGATTACTCTTTGTTCCCCGCCAGCCATCGCCGGATTGACCGCAAGGGGCGCCGTTACATCGAATTAGATCTGAAGGACTCCGGCCTTCCTGAGATGGGTTCCGCAATTCTGGAATCGCTACAGGAGCACATTGAAGAGCTGCGCGATTGGGCAACGCGAGACGGCTCCTTGCTAGTGCATGACCCTGAGTTAGACGATTACCGGCCTCTTAGGGAGCTGGACAAGGCAATATCGGTCGTTGATCTGCGCGCCTATCTGGAAAGTAATCTAGCGGCAGCGGCATAACACGCACCCCTGATTTGAGCCCTTAAAGGGCGAACTCACAGACAACCAAACACCACCCAACTGCGGAGCCTATCGTTCCGCAGAACGCCACCACTTTGTTTTGCGCGAGGAGGAAATGCTTTGGAAGAGATGACCCATGGGGACTGCCTGCGGTGGGCTCAAAAATACCGCGACATGTGCCTCACCCATCAGGAAATTCATGAGCGAACCGGGAGTGCCGGCTCTTTGAGTTTCGCTCGGCAGTATGAGCGCCTCGCCAAGCATTGGCAGGCAAAAGCTGACAGCTTTGAACCGAAGGAAGCAGCCTAACATGAATGCAGTGACCGACAACGAGGAACGCAAGAAACTTGATCTTGCTGACCTTCGCGCCAACCCGGAGAAATACTTCGGTGAGGAAGGCATCAGCTTTGAAGATCTAGAGGCTGTCATCGCAGCTGAGAACGCAGCATTCAAGGCTGATCTGAGCACTGAGAAAGGCCGCAAAGCGATTATCTCCTTCTCTCGCCAGTGCTCAACTTTGAAAACTGCCATTGATGGCGCGGGCAAGGAGAAGGTGGCTTCCATTAAAGCGCAGGCCACCGCCATTGATGCACGACGTAAAACCATGCGCGATTTTCTTGATGCAATGCGTGATGAGCGACGGTTGCCACTTGATAATTGGGAGGCACAGGAAAAGAGCCGCATTGAATCCCATCGGACAATCATTGAGGGAATGATCCAGAACGGTTGTGTCGCTTTCAATGAGAGTTCTGCTGACATTCAAAAGCGGATCGATGCAGTGCGTTCTGTTGATGTGACAGAAGGTGCAATGCAGGAGTTCGCCGACCAAGCTAGCTCAAAGAAAATCACCACTCTCGAAAGCCTCGATAGGCATCTGAAGCAGGCCCTTCACACCGAAGAGCAACAGCGCAAGCTGGCTGTGCTTGAAGCCGAGAAAAAAGCTGAAGCAGCCAAGGCCGAAGCCGACCGCAAGGAACGCGAAGCGGAAGAAGAGGCAAAGCTTGAAGCTGAGCGGGAGAAGACCCGTGAGGCCGAAGAACGGGCTGAGAAAGAACGGATCGAAGCCGACAAGGCCAGAGCAGCTGCGAAGGCTGTCGCCGAAGCTGAAGCAAAGCGCAAGGCCGAAGACGACGCAAAGCGGAAGGCTGATGCAGATCGCGCAGCAAACATCGAACACCGCAAGAAGTTCAACAATGCAGCGCTGAAAGCAATCATGGAGGCCGCTGGCATTGGCGAGGATCGCGCTAAGAAGATTGTGCAGGCCATCGCCTCCGGCGCCATCCCCCACGTTTCAATCAAATACTGAGTTTCACATGCAGGGTTTTGGGTTTTGGGCAGCTCTTCCTGCTGCCTTCAAGTGGGGAGCAATAGCCTTTGTTGCTTCTCAGTTTTTCACTCACGCTGACCGCTGGGTCGCTACAATCGCGGGATAACATCATGGCTGAGAAAATTTGGGATACCTACACAATCACAGAGCCGGGCATTTATGCCGAGCTTCCGATTGAGAAGTACCATTCCCACGTTTGCGTTGGTCCGTCCATTTCCTCCAGTGGACTGCGCGCAATCGCTAACGGCTCTCCGGCAGAGTACTGGGCAACTTCCTATCTGAACCCTGAAGCGGAGCCTCGTGAAGACAAGGACCACTTCCGGCTCGGGCAAGCTGCGCACACGCTTTTTCTGGGTGAAGGCAAGTTCGACGAACAGTTCTCTGTAAAGCCTGCCACCTACGTTGATCCAAAGACAGGTGCGGAGAAGAAATGGAACGGCAACGCCAACGTTTGCAAGGAATGGATTGCAGAGCAAGAGCAATCAGGTAAGCGACTTCTTTCAACTGAGCAGATGCATGATCTCAAGGGAATGGCAGGCATGCTCCCCTGGCAAGCTAATTGCCCGAACTCTGGCTTACGAAATTCAGGGATGGTGCAGTCTGGAATCCTTGACGGTGCGATTGAGCGCTCTTTGATCTGGAAAGACCCTGAAACCCACATTTGGTTGAAAGCGCGCCCTGACCTTGTGGACCTCAATGACGCTTATCCGGTTGACCTGAAAACAACGCGGGAAGCCCGGAAAGTAGAGAACTCAATTGCAGACCTTGGCTACAACATGCAAGCCGCCTTGGTTGCTGAGGGGCTTCGCGAGGTTTGCGATCTTGATTGTCGTGGGTTTGCGTTCGTTTTTGTACAGACCAGCGCCCCTTACACGGTCGAAGTCGTCGAGTTGAGCGAAGAAGATCTTGAACTGGCTCGCCGTGAACTACGTCGCTCTATTCGACTGTTTGCTGACTGCCTGAATAAGAACGAGTGGCCAGCCGGAACAGGCGAGCCTCGTACTTGGATTACTCCTCAATGGTATTCCTCCAAGCTTGAGAACCTTGAAGCTGCCAATGACCTGCCAATTCTGGAGAATGTAGCATGAGCAACAAGGCTCTCACACCTAACGGTAATGGTCGCAGTATAACTGCGGCCATGGCTGAGCGCTATGGCATGGACGCATCTGCATTTGAGCAGACTTTGCGTAGCACAATCATGAAGCCAGACAAAAACAAGGAGCCGCCCTCCAAAGAAGAGTTTGCTGCATTTCTGGTTGTTGCCCATGAGTACAATCTGAACCCTCTCACCAAGGAGATTTACGCGTTCCCTGCAAAAGGCGGCGGCGTAGCCCCGATTGTCTCCGTTGACGGATGGGCAAACCTCATCAACTCCAACCCTCAGTTCGATGGCATGGAGTTTGAAGACGAGCTGGACGAGAAAGGCGCGGTTGTTTCGATTACGTGCCGGATGTTCCGCAAGGATCGAACACGCGCCATCTCTGCTACCGAGTACATGGAGGAGTGCAAGCGCGCCACTGACCCATGGAGGCAGTGGCCTCGGCGTATGTTGCGCCACAAAGCAATGATCCAAGCAGCACGCTATGCATTCGGCTTCTCTGGAATCTATGAAGCAGATGAGGTTGAACGGGCTTTTGACGCGCCTGAACGCCCTTCGAGCGGACTTGCGCAACGATTAGAGGCACGACGCGCTCGCCCTCTAGCAGGCCCTCAGGAAGGCTATAATGCTGCAGCTGAAACAATCGAAGGTGAGATCCTCGCCGCAACTGATGAAACTCAAGCGGAGTACACGGCTGATGCACATTTCGAACAGGTTGAACGGGGAGAAGCTGGCTATCAGGCAGAGGAAGAAGCTCAAAAAGCTGCTCAGCAAGACGGACAATGTAATCCTGAAACTATCAAAGGCGGTGGACAAAGAGCGCAAGGGATTAGCGACAATCCACTCTCTCAAGGCGCAACTGCGATCTGGTCACGACTAGATCCTGAAGCTCGTAAGTCTCTGGATGAAGATTCCAAAGCCATACTCAAGCTTTTGATGGAAGACCTTGCCAAGGTTGGTAACCCCAAAGCAGCGAAGAACGCCCTCACAGGCCACCAGAAGAGCATTCGTGCAATTGGTGAGCAATCCTTCAGTGAGCTGTGTCAGGCAGCTGTGACCGTGCGCTGCGCCCAGCTTGATGGAGGTAAGTGATGGGCTTTCGCTTACGCCGACCCGATACAGCATTCTCCTACGACCCTTCAGGGAAGGAACATGCGCGCAGAAAAGATGAAGGTCACCTGGCCTTTGTCCGCAAGCTCCCTTGCCTCATCACTGGCCGGTATGGCGTTGACCCCTGTCACGTCCGCTATGGCGATCCGCTCTACAAGAAGTCGCGAACCGGCAAAGGCACCAAGCCTGATGATTGCTGGGTCGTTCCTATGATCAGGAAAAAGCACGACGAGCAGCACGACCAGAATGAGCGTGAGTTCTGGCGGGCTCAAGGCATCGACCCGCTCGCTGTCGCTAGAGATCTCTACGCGGTCTCTGGTGATGAAGAAGCAGCAAAACGCATCCTAACAGCAGCAAGAGTGAGAAAAGCAGCATGAAACACACTGAAGATAAACTGAAAGCCCTTTGGGATGATGCCTGCAAAGCTAACCAAGAGCTAACAGCCTTCTGCATACTCCATAAGATTGACGGAGATGCCTTCGGAAAGCCTGAGGGCATGGCCCGTGCGGTCGCAGCAACCAACTTCGACAGAGCGATGTTTGACGAGCTTGCAGGCCTCTACAACGCTGCGGCTTGGTCTGCTCGTAAGTACTGCTATGCGGTGGGCGAAAACAAAAAGCAGGATCGCGCTTGGGCTAAGAAGCAGCTCAACAAGAACCCTGCTGATTTGGTGGAGGCAGCATAGCGGAGGAGTGATGCTTTGAGGACTAAATCACCATTCAAGCAGACTGATATCGCGAGAGCTATAAAAGGGGCTGAAAAAGGTGGCCTTTCCGTCCGCAGCGTCGAAATCAAAGCAGATGGAACAATACGCCTAAGTTCCGAAGTGGCCACGAGCGACAACGACAATAAGGAACCACCCAAGGTTAGCTCAATATGAGACAGAGGAGAAAACGCCTCCCGTATATCCTGCGGGAGGTTGGGCGTGGGAAGGTCTTTTGGTACTTCAGGCGCGGGAAAGGCCCCAGAAGTCGCCTACCCGGCGAATATGGCTCTGAGGAGTTCATGGAAGCCTATACCGCGGCCCTCAATGGCGCTGATGCACCTCCAAAGAAGAAACGCGAAGAGAACACCCTTGGCTGGCTGATCGACCAGTATCTCTCCAGCCCTGAGTTCTCCTCATTGAAGGAGAGCACTCAAGCGGTAAAGACAAGCTTCCTAACCAACATCGCAAAAGAAAGCGGCCACCATCCACTGGAGGCGATTGATGCATCAACGATCCAAGGTGGGAGAGATAAACGCGCAAGCACCCCAGGTGCCGCCAACAACTTTCTGAAGCACATGTCGGCGATGTACAAATGGGCTATCAGCAACAACAGCATTCACATCACCAAGAACCCTACCCGTGACGTACCGCGCCTCAAGAACAAGTCAGACGGCCATCACACATGGACGCCTGAGGAAATTGAGCAGTACAGGAACCGTTGGCCACTTGGAACACGCGAACGTCTTGCGCTTGAGGTGCTGGCCTTTACCGGGCTTCGACGCGGGGATGTTTGCAGAGTTGGCCCTGCCCACGTCAAGGACGGGGTAATAAGCTTCTCAACGGAAAAAGGAGAAGTGGAAATACATCTACCGATCTTACCACCCCTTCAGGAAGCAATCGATGCAACACCACATGGCGTCAGCTACATCGGCAAAGAAGACAAAACGCCATACACGAAGGAATCGTTCGGGAATTGGTTCAGGGAGTGCTGTGTCGCAGCTGGTGTGCCCGGTCGTGCTCATGGAATGAGGAAAGCTGCGGCGACACTGGCCGCAGAGAACGGTGCGACCGATTCTCAGCTAAAAGCGATCTTTGGCTGGACGACAGATGATATGCCGTCTCTGTATACGCGCAAAGCGAACCGCAAGAAAATGGCAGAAGAAGCCATGAAGACGTTGCAACGAAACCCCTAA